ATTTCGATCTTCTTCAATCATATCCGATAATACGTTCACAAACTGGTCGCTACTTAAACTTACATCTTGTTTACTGTCTTCAATACTCTCTTTAGCTGATTTAAGCTTTTTGTTAATACTGTTCAAAGAACCTTCAAACTTATTAATAAAGTTATCGAAATCTTCATAATTCTCAGTTTCCAAGTCAGCAAGCATTTCTTGCAATACTGCACTGTCTTCACCAAGAACACTAAACTTCAATTGTTGTGTGATAAGTTTGTCGAGCATTTCTAATTCTTTAGGGTCAATATCAAGTTCAAACAGTGTATTTACAATCTCAACTGCTTCATTTTCATATTTACCACTAAAATCTATAAATGATAAAATAGCCTCTCTATTAGTAATATCTCTGTTAACAATCGTGTTAGCTATCTTCTTTATAATATATACTCTGACTTCTTTTTCATAATCATTTTTATATGACTGCTCAATAAACATATCAAATAGTCGTTTCACATTTCCTGCGAAAACTTTATTGTGACCATTGTTGAGCAATGCGACAATGGTTCTTTCTAATTGTGATATGTTAAATTTCATCGTGATTTTCTCTTTAAAATTCTGCGCCATAGTGTTTATGCCTCCTCAAGTATTTCTGGACAGTATATTACTAATCGTGGATCTCTGACTAATTGTCCATCAGACCACTCTAATTTTTCAAATAATACGACTACAAATTCTTCTGGATTTGCTTCTGTCATTGCATTTCTATTATCAATATGGGTGATGTCCTCTATGATACCACCTTTTTCGTCTAATAGATTTACAAATTCGCTGACAGAGTATTCAATATCGCCGTAGTATGTGAATACGTTAAAGACTGAACCTGATGAGGGTTGGCCTAAATATACGTCAACTTCGTTGATAACTCTTAACTCTTCCCCTAATAATTCATAATCATCTTTAAAATATATATCTACATTTTCGATTGAATCGTTTTCTGCAAATACATCTTCAAGTGCATTTTGAACTGCAATGGGTAGGTCAATGTCGCTTTCTTCGAAGAATTGTAATATTTGTTGGTGTTTATTTTCCATCGAGTATCGACCCTCCTTGTTGTTATTTTATTAATTCGTTGATGCGGTCAAGAGTCATAGTTTCTGAATATTCCTCTTTAATAAACTTCTGTATAGTTTTGTCCAGTGGAAGCTCACGTTTGAGAATGTAACCATATGTATCATAGATAGCTGGTTCATTGTCTTCTTTGAGTGTAACTTTCTTTTTCTTCACTTCAACTTTTACATTGTCATTCTTTTTGAATAAATCTTTGAAAATCTTAATCTTATCTTCACTTAGACCTGCTAAATCAATTTTAAGATTGTCTGTCTTCTCAATTTGTTCAGTAAGTTTTTCTTGAAGTTGTTCGATAGTTAAAGATTCTAAATCTTCACCTTTGAATAGCTTCTTAATACTTAGCGTTGTATATGCTGGCGCTTTTTCATTGTTAACATATTCAACTTTCCATTCTTTAGTTTCAGTATCAATTTCATATACAACAAAACCTTTGTCAGAAGCATCGCCATATCCCCAAGCAGTATAACTACCTGAATAATATATGTTCTTATGACTTTGTCTCTCGTGAATATGACCGAAGATAGCGAAACCATTTTTAAGAGCGCTTTCCCATTCTTCATACATAAATACTGGCGCTGAATGAGTGCTTGTCCCGACTTTTTCATATTCCATATTAGCGATAAATGATACAAAGTTCCAAGTACCATGTCCGTGCATACTACTATACGACTTAGTCTTGAATTCTTTATAATATTCATCTGAGTTTTCTGGATATTCCTCAGGAACGTACAAAAAGTCTACGCCTTCAATTGTTTCTTCTTGTACAGTTGACATATATTTAATATCTAGGTCTGACCTCTCAAAATAGTGCTGAAACAGCGTTGTATATTGATTTAAATCATGTGACCTAGTACCAAGAATTATTCTTACTTTGATTTTCTTTTCAACACAGATACTCATTAATTCATCAAAGAATGCAATTGCATAAGCAATAGCTGGTTCTGTAGCTGAAAGTTTTCTATCAAAGTAGTCTCCATTTAAATTTAGAATATGAACTTCATGAGTCCTTAAATATTCCAAAGCAAATGGTAATTCTTCATTATACATGCGTTCTGTATGTTTATGACCGAAGTGTAAGTCTTGTAACGTCATGCCTTTTAATTTCATAAACATCTCTCCTTATAATATATAGTTCTAATTGTTTCGTTCATTTGAATTTTAATTTTTATTTTAAAAGAAAATGAAAAGAACCTAAGTTCTTTTCTTATTCTTCACTGTTTTCTTCCCTTTTTTTAGCTTTTTCTAATAGGTCCATTCCATCATAATAAAAAGTGAGTAATAGTAACCGAATATTCTCATTAGGAAAACTTTCGATTCCCTTGATTTCATCGTATAGAGTTTGTAGTCTCTTACTATTAGAAAATCTCCCTAGTACTTCTTGCATATGATGAAGACTATGTTTGAAAGCTTTTTCATGGATATCTCCATTACGTAAGTTCTCAGCAGTTATAACGTCTGCCCATTCTAAGATTTTGTTTAGAGCCATTGTAGTTCTTCTATTTGCTGTATCAACGAAAGAATCGACTCTCTTTTCTTGACTATTTTTATTTCTACGCATAATTCTACCTCCTCAGATTATAAACACTCATATAATGATTTGTTCAACAATTTCTAAGGAAATATATTATTTTAATTTTAAAAATAATCTAAATTCATCCGACAGGTTTTCTGTCACATAGTAGATATATAGTTCTCTAAATATAGATTTTGCATTGTCTGGAAACTTGGAACCTCCAAATTTTTCAATTGCTTTTATAAAGTCATCATAAAATTCTATTGCTATAGCTTCAACAATATCAGTTTTATCATTTAAGACCATTAATCTTAGATTACTCATTATACCTTCTAATCCAACATAGACACTGTCACGAATTAAAGGTTTTGCAAAAATCACATTAGGTGTCATTTCTTTAATTTTTTTAATTAGATCTACTGATAAATCTATTCCCCATAGAAATACATTTTCTATATATTCTATAAACATAACTTTAAATTGTGTAGATTCTAAAAGTTCTAATATTTGTTCACTTGTTAGATCACTTATTGGGTGATTTTTTCTCATATCTTCGTCATAGGCAACAAACATAAATGACATATTTATAAATGGTGAATCCTTATTTTCTATTAAGAATTCTATATCTTTCTTATTCATTTTAGAGATCTCCAATTAATGAAGTAATCTCTGAATCTAATTTTGATATCTCTTCTAATTCTGAATTGACTTGTTTCAGGATCTTTTCTATTTCGTCATCTGGTAGAGTACTTAAATAATGATTGAGTATTGCTGCTTGTAATACTTCTTGTTTTTCAACAACTTCACTCTCATTAAATTTATCTAATTCTTTTCCCATATTATCTCTCCTAATCATAATAAAATAAAGGAACCCGAAGGTTCCTTCTATTATCTTAACTCATATGTTTCTTTTGGAATTATTTGGTTTAAAACAATTCCTACAACTGCTGCAAGAGCCATTCCAGTCATACTGAAAGAACCAATGCTTAAAGCAGCTCCACCTAATCCAATAACTAACATTGTTGCTACAATAATAATGTTTCTAATTGAATATAAATCTACTTTATTTTTGATCATAACTTTTACACCGTTACCAGCAATTAAACCGTATAGTACGATTGTCATACCACCGATAACTGGTTCTGGAATACTAGCAATAAATGCTTGTAGATATCCAAGGAATCCTAAGCCGATTGCAAATATTGCCGCTAATCCAATTACCCATACTGATCCAACTTTTGTTAAAGCTACAACTCCAGTGTTTTCTCCATCGTTTATCTTCAGTTAAGGTCGTTAATCTTAACCCGGAACTTATCCAGCTGCATATTACTATGCAGACGAGACTATATCACAACCCTCATATGTAGGGTTCCTCCTATTTCCACTCACTTGAGTGTACTCTCTTTCGAGATAGTCGTTGAACGTTTTCTATTTCTAGAACTTCGCTGCTGATTTTCCATTTAACCTAGTAAATGGAGGTCCCAGCAATTAAAGAGGTTATTCGATGTATATTTCTATACAAAGACGCGTATCCACGTTGTGTTAGCAGGTCCACCGATTGCTGCTGAAACAAATGTTGCTACACCATCACCAAGAATAGTTCTGTCTAAACCTGGGTCTGTAATGAAATCTTCTTCACAAATTTCTCCGATAACTGTTGTATCTCCTATATGCTCAGCTAATGTAACAAAGGCAATAGGTGCAAATGTTAATAATGCTGTGTAATTTAGAGTATAACTTCCCAGGAATGTAAACTTGGGAATTTCAAATAATGCCGATTCTCCAAAAACATCTGGATATGGAATAAATCCAAGTGCAAATTCAACTGGCACTAGACCAAAAATCATTGCGCTTATGTAACCAATAAATATAGCTAAGATAAATGGTACAATTTTGAAGAAGCCTTTTGTGAATGTTGCAATTCCAACTACTGCTGCAAATGTAATAACAGCAACTAACGGAACTTTCCATCCTTCTCCCCCACTGAATCCTGAACTCGAGATAGCAACTGGCGCCAAACTCAAACCAATAATAATAATCATAGGTCCAATTACAACCGGTGGGAGTAATTTTTTGATCCATCCACTACCTGTAAATCTAATAATCAACGCAATAATTGCATAAATTAGACCTACAACCATTAATCCTACATAGACAGATGAATAAGCATCCATATAACTTATTACACCACTATCAATTGCTAGTTTCACTTGTGCCATCTGTTCTGGAATAGTACCAGTAGTATCAATAAGATGTGATCCTGCGGCTAACACACTTGCAATTGCACCTGCCTGTATTGCACCAATATAGGCAAAGCTTGAACCTAAATAAACTGGTACTTTCCCTCGTGTACTAATAATATAGATAAGTGTACCTATACCTGATGCTACCAATGCAACTCCAATATCTAATCCTGTTAATAACGGGACAAGGATTGTTGCACCAAACATTGCAAAAACATGTTGCAAGCTTAATAAAAGCCATTGACCAACTGGTGGTCTTTCTTTGATTCCAATTCTTAAATTGCTCATATTTTCTCCTTTCAAATTTAAGTTTTTTAAAGCAATTAAATTTTTGTTTTTAAGGTTATGGCGCTTTAAACAATAAATTAAGGTAAGAATCAATTGTCTTATCCCAATTTTTCATTTTGTTCTCCTTATTTTCCCATATCCTCAAACTTATAATATATATTTTATTAAAGATTTGAGAAATTAAAAACTAATACCAATGGTATTAGTTTTTTATACGTTTGTTTCAGAATCACTAGATAGATTTCTTGTATCTTTATTTATAATATGTAAATTGTTTAGTGTATTGTCAAAACCTGTATTGGCCATTTGGAAGTCATAATTTTCTCCATACCAGAAAGTTGCACCAGTACCATTATTCACTTCTATATATTGGATTGATTGAATTATATCTACATTGTTCATTAGATATTGTGGGTATGTGAAGATATAATTGTATTTGCCATTATTTATAGATGTGAGTGTTCTTCTCATAGAGACAGGAATTCCTCTTAAAATCATATTTAAGGTTATATCCTGATTTGCATTTTCAACTTTTATATAACCAGATATTCTAGTTCCAGAAATACCATCATAAGGAGAATAAATTCTTCCATTTACAGGGATTATCTGAGTATGTCTTCCTAACATGTGCATATTAGTTGCATATACTGTGTCATAAAGATTATCAACTAAATAATTCAACATATTTAATTTAGATGAGTACTCAGTCTCCATCCTCTCAATATTCTCTATTTGTTCTAGAATATGAGGGTGTTCTGGAATATACTCCATTGTTGCGTCTTCAATAGATAATATATTTGTATATGATATAGATTCATTACGAAGACTATTTATTGTATCATACTCAGTTTGGTTATTTAATTCAGATACAGATTTTGTTTCACCTTCATAGTGGATACCAATAACTTTATTTATATCTAATCTAATTTGGAGAGTCTTATCTGGAGATATATCATTCAATGAACTCTGTTGGTCTAATGACGGCCATAATGGGTTCTCTATAAGAGTCGGGTGGACTTTATAATTTTGAGGGGTAAATAATTCATTGTCCTCTGCTCGAAGAATAAGTTTAATGTTCTCAGCCATTAGTTACCACCATCCTCATCAGGCATAGTAGGAATGTTTGCTAGAGCTGTTATATTTGCAGTTAAAGCAGTATAAGCATCATTTAATCTAGCATTCTCATCTTGAAGGAAATTATAGGAAAAATCATCATGAGATACAGAAAATATCTGGCCTTGACTGTCAACTGTCTTATATACAAATAGACCTTTTTCTGTCCCAGTTGTTTCACCTATAAATAACTCATTTTCTTCAGGTATATTAATATCATTTAATTCATATCTATAAGGAGCGCCTGTAACTTCTAACACTTCAAATCTTCTTACTTTATTTAAAAATCTTTTCATTACAGTCCCTCCTATCTAAATATATAGTAATTTATAGTGCTTGTGTTTCTTTTTATTTCGAATTTTATATTATCTTCTATGTTACCAAATGTATCAAAGAAGAATGGAATAGAAATATAAATGCCATTTGTTACAGTACAATTATACTCTTTTTTGATTATACGATTTGTACTATCACGGTATATTATATCGAACTCATCAGATTCAGTTCCCTGGAGTACTATAAATAAGAATTGGCCAGCATCTATCAATGAAGCTGTATTATATTGTATATATTGTGGATTACTATTCAGGAATATACTCCTATAATTCTTTTTAAGTTGAGATATCTGTGCTTCTATCGATTGGACATCAGCGTCCTGCAAAAAAGTAGACACCTTCCCAGTTTGAAAATCAGTATAGTTTGATATGATAGAATTAAGATGTGCTGAGTAGAACTCCGCAATTCCTTGAACTGATATATCTACGTCTCCGCCAGCAGAAGAATCTGTTATATATGGTTCATCATCATGCAAAACAAAATTCAATGCCGTATCGTAAAGGTAGACTTCTTGTACTGATATATCAGAAGAGGTCTCTCCATATGTATTAAAATATGGATCCGTTGAAATTTGATACTTATTAAAGTTGTCAAATGCAAGGGTTGATTCTATAATAGATGATGTATTAACAATACCAGATATATTTGTCGTCTCATTATCATTCCATTTAATATCTTCAATTATATATTCAGATATCTCTGTGGGAGAGAATGATGCAGTATGATTATTATTTTTATATTTTCCGCCTTCAAATATAGTGACTATACTATTGGCAACATCAGGGTCTCACTTTGCAATATATCTGTCATGTAACGCTCTTGTTATATTAAAGGTACCTGCAGATATTTTAAAATTCATAGTTTCTGTATTTAGCGGTCTTACATATATTTCATATACATCAGTATTTTGAGCACTAGGTATAATTAATTTTTTGTTAGAGTCCAAATAAAAGTCGTGTCCATTTACTAATTTTGTTCCTTTTTGAGTAATTGGGTCTATTTTGAATACGTTTAAATTAGTTAGTCTTCTAAAGGTTGCAACTGAACTTGATAATGTTTCGTATGTAGTATAGTAATAATTGCTATAATTTTTTCTATCTTGCATATAAATAGTATCAAAGTTCTTTAAATTGTCATTTATTATAATTTCAATATCATGGAATTTTTTATTCCAAGCACCATAGTTATTTTGTATAAAATCAAAATATGTTCCCTGCTCACTTACAAATTCTGAACCATCTTTCGAAACAAAGTTTACTCCTTCAATATTAAACATATAATCTGAGTTAGCAAGAACATAATAAGTAGTATCTTCCTTAACTAAGAAGTCAATAGTGTCTAAAGTATCAATCTGCAATTCAGACATTTTAAAATGAAACTTATTATTCATATTTGTATCTCTTATTAGAGTTATAGGATTTCTTGATATTTTAGCAGTAGGTGTTCTCTTGAAATCTACAATTATATGAATATTTTGATGACTTAATGAATCTTTTTTTATAAGCATAAATGCTTCTTTGCTAGTATAGTTTCTAATTGTCGCTATCTTTTGCTCGGGTATTTTATAACCATCATTATCGAATATTTGAAATGTAAAATCTGCTAAACCAGGAGACAAACTTTGGTGTCCATAATCTGGAATACGATAGATGTAATATGTATCTAATAGAGATTTTTTTGTTATACGAGCATATGTTTCTTTTTTAGCTTTTTGGTATATATCTGCAAAATCCGCTGGCACAACACCACCAAGTTCTCTTACTGTAATCAAAAAAGGGATAGACCCGTCTTTATAAGCGAGTTTATCCCTGTTTATTGTATTTACGTAGAACATTATTGAATGTGGTAGTTTACTAGCAGAATTTTCAGGGGTTTGATTATCTAAGATAATTCTTTTCTGCTTCATAGTTTACCCTCCTCTTCTTATCTTATTTCAGAGATTACTGCATTGTATAGTTTTGGCAGTCCATCTTTTTGAAGATCAGGTAGTCTATTGAATAATCTAGTAGATCCCCCTAGAGTAGCTCCATGAAGTGTTGCAAATAGATAATGCAATAAATAAGGAGCATATTCGATAGCAAAGACTAGGCCTTCACCATACATACTTAACCATGCAACTTCGAATTTTGAAACATCGATTGGTTCATTGAAGAACGCTTCACCGAATGATTTCAAGAATCCTGAAAGGCTATCGAAGTCGATATTTGATACTTCTTCATAATTCTTAAGTGCAGCTAAACTAGTTCTGTGTTTAAGAGCCTTGTAAGCAAAGTCATCAATTGTTGATGAATCTGGTTTATTAAGAACATATCTTAAGAAGAACTTAGCAATAAGGAATCGTGCAGCTGAATTGCTGAACTCGTCACCATAAGGGAATGCTCCTGGTGTCTTAATTGCTGCATTTGAGAATAAAGTTGTATAGATATTTGTAAGGTATTCTAATACTTTTCTATTAGAAAATACACTATCTGCTTTGTTGTCGTAAATCAGTCTATAAGAAATTATACCTGATTCTAATATAGCGTATAAATCTGTTGTAGCACTTACTTTTAGATATTCACTCTCGTCTTTTGACCAGTGTCCAATTCTGTGCATGTTCATTAAAGCTGCAGGAGAAGTTGGTGTCACTTGACTTTCTCCTTCCAGTTGTTTATTACGAACCTGACCAAATAGGAAAGGAATGAATGGTGGGATAGGAGAACGACCAGTAGATGTTGCGCCGAGATTGAATAATCTAATACGTCCATTAAATTGCTCAAATAAAGCGATAGCTTCTTTTAATAATGGATAGTATGAGCTCTTAGATTTAATTTTTAGCTGTGCTAATTCAGCCGCTAAATGGTCTGGAGTAATAATACCCACTCCTTGATTTAATTTCATATTAAGAGCATTCTTAATTTCATTCTTCTGGCTTGAACTTAAATGCAAAGCATACATTTCAGTTTCATTTAGTTTTCTCATAATAACATCTCCTATCTGTGCAATTATTATTTATCTCATATAATTAATTGTTCAAAGTTTTGGGACTTTGAAGATATAAAAAAAGAAGATCGATTGATCTTCTTTAAGATAAGGCTAATAATAGTATTACTGAATCCAGTTCTTCACTATAATCAATATCGTCAATCATATTTACGAATTCAGCATAACTTCTTCTAAAGAATGAATCCTTTTCCATATTATTTCTGATTTCATAATAGTTTGATTCTAATTGCTGTGGCATATTAAATATTTTTGCAAAGAATGTTGCTCTTAATTTACTATTAGAAAAAGTTTCAATAAGATATCTTATATCTTTTTCTCTAGGAATGTCATATTTTTTATTTCTATCAGTATTTTTTTCATGAATAAAACTTGCCATAGTTCTTGCCATGCGATTTCTTAATGAATAAGTATCGCTAGAACCGATAAAAGCTTCAACTCCCTTGGTTATGATATCTTGGACAATTTCATCTGAAACATACTTTCTAGATACTTTATCCATTCTAAATATAGTGTTTATCATAAGTGCAAAATTCCACTCTCTGCTTCCAACTTTCCCATTTCTCATCATATTTATATCATTGTAAAATAATATTTCATCGTAGCTAGGATTAGTGTTTTCGAAATAATTATTTAATACTATGATTTCAAATGGTAAATTATACTCTTTATATACTTCTTTTATTTCTGCTTCATATTTTATATAGTATTCCCCAAGTAGTTCTCGGGATATACCAAATAGATTTCTTGTAGCTAATTCAATCTTATACTTAGGATCGTTATCCCAGCTACGGTTACCTGAATCTTTAAACGCAATCTCTAAAAGTTCGTCTTTATAATCGAGAGGGTTTATAGATTTATTGTCACTAAAATATGAATATATTCCTCTAAGACTATGCCTAGAACCTGTTTTTTCTTCTAACTCATCATATGTAAATATTTTTCTTCTTAGCACTTCCAAAATAACAAGCGAGTTGATCTCTGCTTTATATTTCTTATGTAGAATAGCAAACTCTCTTAAATCACTATCTTCTAATGATAGAATATAATTAGCTGGAGCTTCGTATATCTTATATTCGCTCACTCTTCTTGTAAATGCTTTTATCAGAATATCTTGACTGTTTTTATAATCATTGAAAATAACATAACTGATTAGACTTTGGAAATCTACTGGTTTATTCCAGTAGCCATACCCTAGACTATTTTTATAATCCATTAAGAATGATGCTAAGATACTCAAATCTTCCATTTTATAATTTATGTCATTCTTTCGAATTTTTTTATCACCAGTATCTACTTGATTAGTAAAATCATTCTCTTTTATTTTCCTTGATATGATGCTCGCTATATATTTTATTATATCTGAATATTTCTCAGCAACTTCTGTTCCATTACTGTTTTTATATGACTCTCTTATATTCTTAATCGCCTCATTATAAGATATATCAAAGTAGTCATTATGATGAGTTAATATCAAAGTAATAATTAATAATAAACTATCCTGAAAGTCGCTTCTTTTTTGAGAAAGCAAACTCTCGTACAGTTCAAAGAAATTTGTGTTCTTATCAATTCTCATATATTTTGCGCTATTCTCATGAATAGGAAATTCAAAATATTCTTCTGTTTTTATTAGTTGTAAAAATCTTGAAACTCTTGACGCATCATCATCTTTGCTAAGTGGATCCAATAATATAATTTCCTTATCTTTTGTTAATACATGTAGTAAGTTCTTGTAGCTTTTCATGCTGTCTCTCCTTGTTGTTTTTTATATCCTAGCTTTCTTATTTTTATTTCTTATTAAATCTAAAAAATCATACTTTAATAAAATACACGATGCTCTGATCCGGACGTAGGCGTGGGTTTGTGTCGTCAGTACAACAACCACTGCCTTTTCCGGATCCATTGCAGAGTGGATTAACGTTTTTAGAGCTGAACTGCGCTCAACCCAAGATCGGGGCCCTTTATCTTTGATTTAGGGCCCTGATCGCCCAGCTAGTGGACCGAGTTTCGCCTACCGAGGTCTGTATAGCCTGCACCGCGTTTAGCTTTACTTACGCGGTGAAGAGGACCTAGAAGCGAGGACGCTGTTCAGTGTATTTTCATTTTTGAATGAAATAATTTTTAGCTCAGCGTTTCACTGAGAGTTCTATGATTTTTTAGTTACAAATTTTATACATGATAAACAGGTTCAAGTGGAGAAGAACCTTGTAGATCTCGGTTATTTGCGCAACGCAGCAAGCGATGCTCCCTCCCTTGCATCAAGCGGAGAGAAGCAATCAACCGGATCTTGTGGGTTCTTTCTAGCAACCTTGAAATTATATATTCTAAGAATTTAGAATAATAGTCTAGCGTAACACTAGAATTGTCTATAAAATTTGTTTTTTTTTGTTGTTATAGATACATTAAAAATAAAGTCTCTCGACGCCCATCGAGCTGATCTTTCGAGCTTAGAAGACTTGATAAGCTGATAAAGTCAGCTCCTCGGCGTCTTGTGAGCTGTTTACTCAACATATTTTTTTTGACTAAGTATAATTTAGCGCAACACTAAAATTGTCTATCTATAAACTATTTATATCTGTAAGTAATTCTTCCCTTTGTTAAGTCATAAGGAGAAATTTCAACTTTCACCTTATCACCAGCTAAAATCTTTATATAGTTCATTCGTATCTTACCAGATAAATGCGCTACAATATGTATACCATTTTCTAGTTCAACATTAAACTTCCCTCCAGGAAGTACATCAAGAACTATACCTTCTAATTCGATATTATCTTTTTTAGGCATGTTTTTCCTCCTTATACCTTATTTTTATATTACACTTTAATAAAATTACTGGGACCTGCTTACCTTGGTGGTAACCTGAACAGTTAGTTCGGTCTGAACCAGGTTTTGCAGGTATACCCCACGGCTCTGATAATTTGCATAAATTTGTTTATAAAACAAATTGATATTAGCGGAACACTAATATTTCTGTAATATTAATTTTGAATTATACATTAAATAAGAACTTCGACCACAGGCTAGGGTACCACCGACTGTTGAAGTTCGCCACGATACACTTAAAGACCCCAGCGTTCAGATCGATGGCTATTGCATCAGTCTGAGTCGCTGGGTTCTTTTAAAACTTCATTTATCGCTTTGTTAATACTTATTTTAGCGAAACACTAAACAATTCTATAATTCTTTCTCTTACATTACATAACAATTAAGAATCCTCCATCGTCTAGGCATAAAAGCGACGATGGAGGATTATTCAAATTTGTTTAATTTAAATTATCATCTAATTCATAAAATAGCGAAACACTAATAAATCTAAGAGAAATTAAATAAGAAGACTATTTAACCCTAGAACTTGGTCTCTTTCCAAATTAAGAGCTTCATTAAATGAGCCATTATTTGCATCGATTATTAAGTTTATAGGTGAAAATACTTCTTTGTATACCTCTTTCATTTCACGGTCTTTAACCGAAATTATATTTAGAACATCCCCGTCATAATCCCCGGCCAAGAGGCTTAAGATACCATTGTGGATGCTCATAGTTAAATCGTCATAATCATGTTTGATTCCTGCTACTCGTAAATAAAGTATAGAACCAAAACTAATAGTTGGATTTCGATTCAGTAGTATAGCTATATCTTCTTCGATTATCATCTTTTTCATTAACATATATACTTCTTCATCTAATTTAAGTGTTGCTTTATACCATATTTTTTCAGCTTTGATTAGTTGTAAATTTTTAATTCTTGCAATCTCACTAATGATTTCATACTTATACAAAATCAAGAATGTAAGATAAGGTAATACAACCTCATTGATCTTATAGCCAGCAACTGCCGGACTAATAATATTTCTTGCTGAGAAATTAACGCGTGTCATTTATCTTCCATTAAGTTCGTTAAACTTAGTGCGTTCTCTTATGAACTGCTGCATATTTCTATACAGATGAGACTATATCTTCACTATTTTTTTTTAGTGCTCTCTATTTCGATCTACTTAGATCTACTCCCTTTGGGATAGTCGTTGAACGTTCCTATTTCTAGGCTTCGCTGCGGATTGTCTAATCTTAAACGTTGTTACTATATATGGCTGGCAATTAACCAGTTAAGTTAGTAGTTTAAGCTCTAAAGAGTTCCCCGCAATTAAAAGAGTTTTACATGAGCTACATTCAACCCATAATTTGATTTCTGATTAATCCACCTTTGCCCTTTATATTTTCAATAATCTCTTCTGATAGTTGAAAGTATTGAGCTTGCAATGCTGCATGAGTATATATTTTAGATAGTACACTCTTATTTGTATCATCATGAAGAATTTTAACACTCTTTAAAATATTTATATAAATATTATTAAGTGCATCCATTTTCAATCCTTCAGATGTTCTCATTGCTGGTCTTAATACAGTAGATAATACAGGAATTTTATTTGTAAAAACATTATCTATATCTTCTAATGAATCATATAGCTTGCGTTCTTTTCTATTAAGAATGCGTTCAATATCCTTACGAATCTCTTGTACAGCTTCTTCTTCCTTTTTAATATTCTTCCCTGAACCAGCTTTTTCATTAATCTTAGACTTTAGGTCAGCGATTTTTGCTTCTAAATCTGCAATATGATTATCTGTAAGTTCGGGATATCTCATATTAAAGTAGTATCCCAGTATTTCATGGAACTTTTCCTTAAATCCTTGAATACCAATTTGGAAGTATTTATTCTCAGGTTTTCTAGAACGGAGCTCTTCAACTTCTTCCATATCTATATTACCCTCAATATTGATTGTGCTTGGAGATTTTGTAATCTCTCTTAATTCGTCACGACCAATAACTTTTTCTAAACTCATATAAGCTAAATATTTAATAACATAATCGTCTTTCAAGTCGATCCATGCTGTTTTGTCAATATTAGCTTCAATCTTTTCTACAACAGTTCCACAGACATCACATTCCAAACCTTCGTATATTTTTCCTGTATACTTACCGCATGAACATGAATATTCATTTTCGGTATCTAACTTTCCAAATATTTCTGGCGAGAATAGACCATCATGTGCAAACTCTTTTACTTCTTCTTTATAACCATCTTCATAGATAATCTCTCTCTTACGAGAATATATCTCAGGATTAGTTATTACTCTTTCAGGATTAAACCTGTGTAGTGAGGACACTTTTTGTAATTTCATCTAGTTTTTCTCCTCCTCATATTTCTTTATTGTTACTCCACTTTGTGCTAATATATGTGCACTTGCTATACCTTCAGGTTTATGCAGAAATTTGTCGTCCTTATAAACAAGTTCTTTTACTCCACTCTGCACTATAAGTTTTGCACATTCATTACACGGGAACATAGTAACATACATACTTGAACCTCCAATGTTTGTATTGGCGTTCAATATAGCGTTTGCCTCAGCATGCACCACATAAGTATGTTTGCTTTTCAAAAAGTCGGATTCGTCCTCCCAACTTATATCATCATCGTTCATGCCTCGTGGAAGTCCATTATAGCCGATTGATAATATATGTTTGTTGTCAGGATTGATAATACACGCTCCAACTTGCGTTTTTGGGTCCTTACTTCTTCTAGCTGAGAGTTCTGCAACTCCCATGAAGTATTCTTCCCAACTAATGTAATCTTCTCTCTTCATTAAAAATGTGTCACCGCCTCATATCGAACGAATTCAATCTTACTCTTGATTCTATCATAGAGCTCATAATCTAAAACCATTGCTGGTGTGATTAAATACTCTTGCTTTAGTAGGCTTCTAACAAAGTTTCCCTTTATATCAAAATAGTATTCAAATACGCTTTCGTCTATGAATAAACTATTTGGATAAGGATCGTCGTCTTTGACTACTAATCTGATATCTTCAGGATGCTTGAATTCAATACTTTGAACTGAAAGCTCTACATCATCTGTTGCATAGTCACTAAAGAATGTAAATACAATCTCTAAACTGTGAATATCGTCAACTGTGAGAACTCTATCATCAATATGAGTATACTTTTCATTAATAAATATCGCTGTGAAAAGATCTTCAGTCAATTTCTCTGGAAATCCGATATTGTCATTTCCTAGCATATTTAATAATTTAGTATCATCACTTGGATTAATTGCCCATTCTTGTGTTGCTATACAATCTTGCAGGTCTATAACAGACGAATTTTCAAGATAATATTGCTCACTTATTTCTCCCAAGAAAGGTCCCATTCGCATTTGATTTACCTCAGGCAAATCTTTTAGCATTACGATTTCGGTGATGTCATCCCAACCCGCTTCTTCTCTATCTGTTCTCAATTCTACATCTTTGTCTGAAAAACCAAATCGCACATATGCATTTGGAACCTCATATCGATAGAATCTGAAAGGGTTCTTAATTGCTAATTCATTTTTTCTCTTCATCGTGCTCACCCTTGTTGTAAAAGTGTATTTAGATTTCTCTAAATACCATAATTATAATATATTAATAAATACAAATTATTGTTTCCCGCAATTTTTTCCTTTATGCGAAAATAATATCATCTTTAAGTTCTACTGCTTTTTGAACCATATCAAATAAACTTAGCACAACGCCAAGCCCATAATATGAATCCTCTTCGTCCCCTGAAATCTGATATACTCCATTTATCATGACAGCGGTTTCTACTATAACTTTTTCAAGCAATGGAATCATTGGTATACACAGCTTATAAGGTAGTCTTCCATCACAATCTGAATGAAGTAATAAAGGTGCTAAAACTAATATACCCTTTTCTTCTAAATGTAATAATGTGTCCTTATATTGTTTAAGTTGTTTATTGTCATCCCCACCAGGATACAGTTTATCTAATTCCTTGAAAGATAGCTCAGGATATTCCTTTGTTTTGTTTGCAAAGTAAAAATCAATGTCTATCCTAGCATGATAATAATCAAGTATATAAGCCTTGGCTGAATGATATGCTCCATAACTTCTACTATAAGAACTATAATCACTCTTTTCTAAAAATAAATCTAAACCCATAATTAAATCCTTTCATATTTGTATTCTCATTAAGTCAATTTTATAATATATAATTAAAAAAAAGTATGAGAATATTCTCATACTTATCTTTTTTTAATATAGTCTGTTACGTCTATTTTATTGAATCTAATTGTTTGGTCATGTGTTTTTTTAAGTGCTAAGTTCATAAGAGACCCTGACATCGTTGATGCTAATAGTCCTGCATTTTTAATACCAATCTTATGATATAATTCCCCAGCACATTTATTACAAATCTCATCACTCTTACAATAAAGTGGAGACCTCATTTCAACTTCCTTGCCAACAAATCTATCAATATTTGCTTCATCAAGCATAGTTTCTTTACCGCCAACTAAAATATATCTATATAAGAACATAGATTTCATTTCTTTGGTAATAGTTGTTTTAAGATATTGATTAGTACCACAGTCAGTTCCTTTTTCATCTAAGGTAACAACTTGAACAGCGTTATTAATCTTCTTAGTTTCATAACCAGCTTTTTGAGTTTCGACACCACGAGCATATCCACCTGCAATTGTTGAGTTAGCAAATAGTGGGAATTCTTTCTGAGAGATACCTTCCATATAGTTAGATTTAAGAACGTCAAGTTTTCCTGTATATGGATTTTCCATAACTCCACCCATAATGGATGTTTTCTTATAGTTATTTTCAAAGCTGAATGCACCGCTTTCAAAGAAGTCATAACCTTCGTTACCCTTTTCTTTGATAAGCTTACGGCTAAGTTCTAATAATTCAGACTCAATCTTACTTACAGCGTTTGGGTCACCATCTTTGATTTCTTTTGCATACTGTTCAAATAATTCTTCCTTACGTTTAATAACTTCAGGAATAGGTACGTTCATATCATAGTCCATTGTTGGTGATATAAAGTAAGTAATTCCAAGGGTCATCCATTCGGCACGGTCAAGATATCCAGCATAGTCATCCGCAGATATTTCATCATTAAGAAGCATATTAGCAAGTTGTTTCTCAAATGAGCCTGTAGCCTTCTTATTGAATACTACATCTTGATAACCAAACTTTTTAAGATACTCATCTGGAATAACAAAGAAGTTCCATAAATATCTTCCTATAGTTGTTTCTATTGTTTCTTTATTATAGAGGCGATCTTTAGGTAACCTAAAAGTGTCAAATGTGTTAAATCTTGGTTCATCTTGGCCCATGCGGACTGCAAAGAAGTTTCTCAATAGATTCATATCTATATCTTCCTTTGTAAGTTTCAATAGGGCTTCAATTTCTTGTAGTGTTAGTTTACGTTTCATAAACCCGCCTCCTTTAAATTTTTTCTTTTATATTTTTTTATTTAATTCTTTTTATTAATATTTAAACGTTCCTAGAATTGTTTCGTTTCTTATTAAATAGCATTCTAAATCTTCAAGTTTTTCTAATTCTTTCTTTTTAAGAACAGTTCCTGAAAGGAATTTATAATGGTCTTTAATATTGAAAGGTGTTGCATATTCAGTTGTAACATAAGCAAGGTCTAGTTTCTTCACTGTATTTCCAGTTTCATCTAAATAATCAGCAAGAATAAAACCTGGACGCACATATTTAATCGCACCAGTTTTCTTAGCTTCTAATAGAATGATACCTTCATCGGTCTCATCAATCTCTTCACCTTGTAGTACAGGAAAGAACAGTGTTGCCTTAATCATGTTCATATTTGTAAGTTCTGATTTAAGTATCAGATTGTGGTATTCTTTAATAGTTTTTTCTTCAATAGTTTTCATTTTCTCTCTCCTTAGAAGTAAATATAATATGTAAGTTTGTATTTAAAATTTTCAGTTAGCGGAATTGGATCGAATACTACTCTTGAAAATAGTGAGTCGTCTGATAAAAATAGTCCCAGCTCACTAGATGAATCATCAACAGCTGTTGTTCCTACAACATCAATAGTTATCTTTAAACCAATTGCATTAGTACTTGGTAAAACTTCAAGTATATAAGATGCATAATACAATTTATTGTTTCTAGTACTAAAGATGTAGTCACCATGAACTTCTGTTGTAATATCTGGCAATAGTATAGTTGAATCTAAAGCCACACCAGCGTCCCAAGTATCAACTGCAGTTGCAGTATATAATGTATATGTAGTATCCTCATTATCCATTACAAACAATTCGCCTGTAAGTGCTGAAGTTGGAAGAACTAGTCCATAGCTATATGTGGTCGTAACTTCAGACCAAATTAAGTCTGTACTAGATGTTATAGATACTGCATTTAATCCGCTTAGGTCAGGAATAGATATTTCTAAACCAGTATCAGTTGGGACAGTAGGTGTTATTCCAGAGCCAAAGCTAATATAACTAAACTTACGAGCATCCATTATATCCGTTGCTACCTGATTATAAACCAAATCTTTGATAAAGTTTCTTCCATTTTCTACTATCATATTCGGTTTTGCAAATACAGTTGTTCCATCTTCACGTTCCATAACAACAAAACCTTTAATTTTAGAGTCAGAGACCCTAAGTGTATCTTGTAAAGTAAATTCTTTCATTTTCGGGCCTCCTTCTAAAAGTATATGTAATAATCTATATCGTATGTTTCGCCCTCTTCGACAGGAATCGGGTCGAATACAACTCTTGAAAATAGTTTATCATTTATATCACTTGCTGCATCATTACCTAAAAATAGTCCAAGTTCTCTGATTACTGAGCCACTTGATGGGGTTAAAGAACCTTTTAGAACTATATACATTTGTCCACTAGATGCCTCTAGTATTTCCTTAGCCACAACAATTTTAGTTCCTATTAGAGAACCTAGATCTATAGAATCTAACTGTGTAGCTATTCCAGAAGAGCCAAATCCGAATCTTCTTAATTTGTAAGAAGTAGAATCGCTTTCTGTTATATATTCATTACTATAAGAAAAATCAGAAGGAAATGCATTTAGAATAAATAACTCTCGAAGATATTTTCTACCTTCAGTAACAATCATATTTTCTTTTTCAAATAACACCGTACCATCAGATTTTTTCATAATAACATAACCTTTTGGTCCAATATTATCTGTAAATTTTACTTTATCTTCTATTTTCATTGTTATTCATCTCCTTCTGTAAGTTCGATATTTAATTTTTCATCATAAAATACCATATCCATTTTAGTTGATTCGAGTCTGTGTTCCACTCTTTCAGCTAATGGGGTAATTTCTGATATACTATCATATTTCTTTTTATATGTTGTGTAATACAATTCAGTAGTATAAGATAGGAATATTTCTACTGAGGTTTGTACGAATTGCAGTGTAGCTTCTTCTTGGTCTTTAAGTGATAATGACCATTGCATATATGCTTCTGATGAGAACAAGCTTTGAAGACCATCTATTAAAACAAGAAGTTTTTCTGTATATTCCAATATTAATTCTCTCATGGCATCAGAGCCAGACTCTGGAATACCATCTGCATAAGTCCCATCTATAATACTCAACGCTTCATCCAAGTAGTTGCCAGTGCTTAACGCAAGGTCAGCAGGTGGTATATACGCTGATGTATCTATATATATTGGATTGTTGTCCGTAATATAAATATTTTGGAAGATATTATTTGCAAAATCTATAAATGCCTCATTATGATATAACTCAGGATTTCTATATGGAGACAATAGCCCATCAAAATAATCCACTGGGAATTTCATGATTTTTTCAATTGCAAAATAATATAAGTCTCTATAGTTTATATTGCTTCCAGTAGGGTCATATGTTGATGAAGTTGGTAAGTCATAATTATCATTCCAATATTGTCCTAATATATGCAACCATAAATCATTATTGGTATTATCTATTCTGAGTAAATTAAGATTATCAAAAGTTTCTAGTATATAACTTCCAGAGTTTTGATACTCATTTGCTACATCCTGCTTACCATAACTTGTTTTATGTGTAGAAAATAGTGAATTTTCTAATTGTTTTGCAACTTCTGTTTTTTGGGCATAATTATATTTTTTATAGAATATATTTAGATTACCTTCGATACGATTATCATAATTTATCCAATCACTAGCTTCTTTGTAGACATTATACTTGTTAAATGAAGCTGGTACTGCTGCAGCACCATTGATATCTGTTGCTCTCCATGAAATATTAAACTCGTCATCGATATTACTGTAATCAGATATATAACTATTCAATAATGAATCTATACTGCTTGCCCAATTTGATGATTCATTTATTCCGTAAAATAAACCAGTATTAATTTCACCTATACTAGCTATATTGCTATCTATTCCATATAATTTAAGTATAGCTTTATATATAACTTTGATAGCTTCGAAATATGAACCAATACTAATCTCTGTTGCAACTGTTCCGAATAATTCCCCAGCATCTAGTTTTGTATCACAGAGAACAGGGTCAGTTCCTTTTAATAGGTTGCTTTGAAGATAGTCTATAGTGCTCATTACATATCTTGAAAGTGTATATTTTTTGTAAATATTTTCCGATAAAGTTAAGCTTAGATATTTAGTTTCAGAAACATCTAAACCAATATCAAGAAGCGCTTCTTCTGTGACCTCATCAGCATCCCAATATATATCATCTCTTAAGAAATCTCTATAGTTTACAGCACTAGGTCTAGCTGCAAAAATTTCACGAGAACCATTATCTGAGAAATAAGGGACTTCAATAAATTTAATAGTTCCTTCTGAATCTTTTATTCCATTATTATAATCAGTTTCTTCATATATTAAGAATTTCCTAATTTCAGCTTCAAAATCTCCGACTTCAAATACTCTAAGTAATACAGAGATAACATCACGGCTACCTTTTAACTTAACTAACTCGTTAAATAATTTAACAATATTCAGTTTATAGTCTCTTTCTCCCAATATGAAATTATATTTTTCATCATTAAGAACTCCAAGACCATATGATTCTAAGAAATTATATATATCTGTTGAGTTGAAATAATCAGGGTCATGAATATTTTCGATTTTAGAATTAAGGAATCTTTCAATCGCAAAGAAACTAATAAATAGTTTTTCATATAATTTATAATCCCCTTCTTGTATGAAGGATTTATTTAAAAGTACTCGGTAATAATAATCACGTGTTTGTTGATAGATTGTTAAGAATAGTTCGATTTCTCTTTTCTCATAATCTCTGTCCCCATAATTATTAGTAAATTCGCTAAGAGTTGAGCCATCGCCAACATAGTATCCGATGATATCACTCTCATTAGATAAGCGTGAGATATATGCATTGCTATAAAAGTATCTATATCTATAAAAATCATTATTTATCTGAAATAACTCATCCTGCTCAGTGTAGCCTCTATAATAAGTGTCTGCACTCGTTGAGAATGATACTCCTCCTTTATTACTTGCAAATAGTAAAGAAAAGGAAGGATAATTATTCTCAATCATTCTTGAAATTACGTACTCTTGGCTATCAGAAAGTAATTGCTCTCGAAGAGTAGGGTTCAACTCTTTATATAAAACTGTATATGTGAATCTATTTGGAACTGTTATAGTAGTTCCAAATGCATTATTAAGATTTTGTAACTCGGTAGTTGAAGCATTAGAAATATCTAAATCTTTAATATCAATAAATATTAACTGTTGTCCATCTTTAGCTGTATTAGTTTCATACTCGCTAGCATAATTTTTCTCAGCACTAACTGAACTACTAATTTGATAGTTGTCAAGAATTAAATCCTTATTATAAAATAATTCTGAGATATCGTTAAATGCTGCTAAGAATCTTCCAGCTAGTTGTTTGTTAGTATCAACGCCAAAATAGATTTTTTCATCAGTATCTGTCGTAGGATATATTAACGAGAAGAAATTGTATAGATTTCCTTCAAGTATTGTTTTTAATTCTTCAATAGTTCCATTAAATTCTCCAATATTTATAGTATTATAAATATCAATTATATAACTAACTATTGAATAAAAGTCGTTTATATTGTCAGTATTAACATCAAATAGTTCAGAAAAGCCTATAGAACTTGAAAGCTCTCTTAAATCTAATGGTAATGACATCATAATTTCTCCATTATCAGATACTAAATCTAAGTATCTCGTATATCTTCTGAAATACTCTATATCTCCTGAAGTATTTCGTCTGGTAGAATCCTTTTGTTCTATTGTAGTAGTTAGATTAAATGTAACAGTGTCAGTAAATGTAAAATCTACAGTAGATTCTCCTGAATAGTTAGATGCTAATAGGTTTGTAAAACTATTTGGGCCATCTTGTATGTATTGAATAAGATTTAGCAATACTAGTGCACTAATGATATTGCTTTTTTGAAAGTATGAACTGTAAAAATTAGATTCAGTCATAGATGGTAAAATAGCAAGATTAAATGGGTCTATTCTTCCATACCACATATCGCCAATAGCAGGGTCAATAGATGAAAATAAACTAATACTCTCTTCTGTTGCTCCTACCCAAGTTCCTGCTGTAACACATGTATACAATGTACTTGTAGCCTCATCTAACCACATATCATTTATTTTAGGGTTTAATGATTGAGAGATAGAAACTAGTATTTCTGTTGCTCCATCTCAAGTCCCTGCAACTGTTGCTTTATAAAGAATCTTTCTTTCAAACCATTCAGTTGAAGTTCTAAATGTATTAGGAAGAGGATTATCAGCTAATAACTGCTCTATTTTCTTATTAATTATGCTCACAATTCTAGAAAATATAGAATCTGCTTCAATCCCTTGTTTTAATTCATCTACTCCAAAGACGTATCTATATACATTTTCATATATAAGGTCTACTCTATCCTGATTGAAGTCATTTACAAAGTTTTTTAGATTAATTAAGTCATTAATAGTGATAAATTCTTCAAAATATTTTCTGAGCATTTTTGAGAAGAAAAGACTATCACTAGTTTCATTTAACTCAATAATGCTTCCGTCTTTGATGACCGCATTATTTATGAATGTAGTAATATTGGCAAACTCTTCTTTGGACACATCAGCAATTTGATACTGTGATAATGCTTGTTCTTGTAAGAAACTCGCAATACTCGTTCCATAGCTATCCGCCATTTTTTCTAAATCTGCTAGTGATTTTAGCGAGAAATTATTTTTTGCCATAGTATCTACCTCCATTTTGTTTCATATAAAATATTGTTCAAGTATGCTTAAATCTATAAAAAACAAAAAAAAAAGACAATTTGGCCAATTGTCTTTAATCTTTTAACATCTTCCTCCGCCAGAGGAACCTCCACATCTTCCTCCACCACATCGTTGACCTCCTCGTCCACATTTGTTTCCTGGGATGTCTGGGTGTCTTTCTATGTCAGTGTTTTGTTTAAGGTACTCAATGACACTATCTTTAATCTTTTCATCAATGATGTCATTTTCTACCATACCTTGAACGATAAATTCTGTTGTTGTTCTTTCACGTGCTGTATATGTAAATTGTTTAATCATATCAGCCATGTCAGTATTTCCCTTATTCCAGTCATAATATAATGAACCATCTTGTTTAATAATGATATCATTAACCATAACCGTTTCTCCAACCTTTAATGCTGAGTTTTCAATTCCTCTGTGGTATGAAACTTCAAAGCCATCTTTTGTTAAAAATGAATCTGTATTGCATACGCTACAACTACTAGAACCGACATAAGTAAGACCTAATGACACTAGTTGTTGAAAAAACGGGTCATCAAGAGTGCTCAAATTAGACTTATTAATAGTTCTATAATCAGCTCTAAAACTGATAGTTCTATTATAGCCTTGATACATCCCGATGAAATCAAGTATTGCTTCATCTGAGTAGTCTCTGAAAACTACACAATTGATTTTGATGCTCTTGTTAATGCTGTCGAACAGAAAATCTGAACGTCTAGATATTATCCTGTCAATATGTCTTGAAATATTGACTGAATTGATTCTACTGTTATTGATATACTCCACAGCTTCTATTGCAGTATCATAAGGTAGTGTTGTGTTAACAAATATATACTTGTCATCTGAAATCTTTTGAATCATTTCATCTAACAGTTTAATATCTGCAAATGGTTCACCACCTGTAAATACAACATCCCTAACGTCTGGCATTTTGTTGATAATATCTAGTTGTTTCAGTATCTTCTTAACACTAAAATTGCTAGTATCAGCATACTCATGCTTTGTAGTACAAAAACTGCAATTGTTCTTACAGTCATACGGTACGAATATCGTAGCCGCTAAATTACTTCTACCAACGATAAATTTCATATTAAATCTCCTCTCATATTATTTACCATATTTATAATATATCTTTAAAGGTGCATAAAATTCAAAACAACTTATTATATGACAAAGAGGTGAGAATATGGAAGAGAAAAATAAAATAGGAAATATAAACTTCATAGATTCAGAAGGAAAACCAATCATACAATCAGATGATAGTCCATTTCCTGAGAGCTTTTATTTTGATAAATTTTATGAAGAGAGAGAATATAAAAAATTTATAAAGAATATCGAGAAGTTGATAAGGACATCTAACGAATATAAGAACTATGTGGAACAACTGCATAATACAATTGCAGCACTAAATATCGATAATATCTTATCATATATAACAGATGCTGATGCAGATATTGAATTTCACCACTACCCTTTCGCCTTATACGATATAGTTGACGCAGTAGTATTACAAAAATTCTTTAATCAAGAAAATTTCACATCGTTTAGTGTTGCTAAGGAAGTTATGGAATTGCATTATAAGAATTTTATTGGCCTAGTTCCACTTACAAAGACTACTCATGAACTAGCACATGCTGGTGAGTTATTCTTATCATCAAAACAGATATTTGGTGACTATAAGGAATTTATGGAAAGATACCCAGAGGGTGTCAATAAAGAGACCAGAGAAAAAATTGAAGAGATGGAAAAGCTCACAGAGCAAGATTACCCATCAGATTCGGGAGGGTTGTTCTAATGTATGTTAATAAACTAGAAAAGTTTTTTGTAGAAGCAACTCTACTAGACCGTACAAATGATGTCACAATTGATATATCGCCTTTCATAAGGGCAGTCAGCGTTAAGAAAAACTTCATAAATAACAGTTTCCCATTATTTGTGATAGATATTATGACCACTGAACAAATAAGAGATATTATGAGAGACAATGAAATATCCGTTAATATCAAAGTTGACAAATACTCAGATAGTGACAGTGAATTAAGTGAAGACAGTAGTGAGATACCTGTAATTGAAGAAAGAATTATTGACACAACCATTAGAATATATGACAAGCCTTATGTTAGTAGCTCTACATATAAAGAAGAAGATAATGAGAATTCTGACAGTATGTCTGAGGTAATGCGCGTATTTCCTTATCAATTATCAGGGATACCAGATGAGTTAATTGCTAAAAATGATAAAATAATAAATGAAATTTATGACAATGCGAAGATAAATGATGTCTTAGTTCATATACTATCACAAGTTGAAAATAACGAACTGTATATAGACAGTAGTGATAATCCTGAAAGATTTAGGTCGCTACTAATTCCATCTTTAAATGTCATACCAGCTATCAGATACATTCAGAGTATTTATGGTGTTTATAATAGTTCTCTTGGAATATTTTTTGATACTAATCGAACTTACCTCTATAAACCGTTTAACAAAAACCGTACCAACAATAATACGGTTGAAGTAATAACTATTAAGGCTAATGACATTTCAGATGATAATAAACTACTAACGCCTCTTGTTGATGAAAATAACAATGTTAGAATACACTTAAAAAATACCCCTGCGTTCAGTTCATTCACTAAGATAAATGATGATGAAATAGGTAAGACTACTGTATTTAATTCATATGATAGCAACTTTGATGTTGTTAGAAGAATTGTTGAAAATGCGACTGTTGAAGGGAATAAAATCAGATATTATTGGAATTATCAACAAGATAAACTATTTGAAGATACATTTATAAACGAGAATAAAGAAATTGGTGAAGGTATCAATATATCTTTAAGTAACATCGACCCTAACTATTTTAATATTGACACGCTGTATGTTCTAAATACTCAAACAGAGTATGCAAACGGTAATTACAACCTAATTGAGCAAGCATTCAGTATATACACCACAGACTATGAGCATTATAACTCAATGATAAACTTAAAACTAATAAAAATAAGATAACCATAAGGTTATCTTATTATTTTTTATTTTAGAATCCTAAGTCAAAACTATCATCACTGGTCATACTTGGTTGTGAAGGTTCTTCATCTTGAAGTGCACGTGCAGGGATTGATTTGATTTCTTTTGCAATTGTTCTATTTTCACTTTCAATATCACGTTGAGCAAGTTTACTACTTTCTTCTGCATCAACAACGAATTTACCAGCAAATTTGTTCAATTTAGCAAGAGCACCCATTCCACTACTACTAGCATTAGCAAATGTATCTACTGTATCTAGAACATCTTTAAGTTTAGTTTTAGAACGATAGTACATATAGAAGATTTCTCTCAATGACATTAATAGCGTCACGATACCAGCCGCTTTATAAGCAAAGTCAACCAACTTTCTATTATTACCAACTAATTCTTGGATACCATTAATAACAACGCTAAGAATATCGCTTGCTTCTAATAACACGTCATCATCAAGTTCTACTTCATTGAAATGTTCTCTCATAGTGGTAACTTGTTTAATAGTGCTACGGAATTCTCCTCTTTCAACACTTCTGTTAAATTCTTTAAGTGTTCTAATTGGAGCGATTTCTTCATACTTAGGGTTTTTCTTTAACTCAATATCACCAGCTGAGAAATCAATCATAACTGAAATTAGATATGATGTCGCTGAGAATATTGACATTACTAGTGATTGATATTTCAATACTAATAACGTTTTGTTGTCTCTGTATGCTTCTTTAAATTGCATACTATATTGGTTTAGATACATAATTGACTTAACGATTTCTTTTAAGAATTCTCTCAACTCAGGAGTAACACCCTCAGAAGATCTTTCCATGATAACTTCTAATTGTGTCACTGCATCTTGTAATGAGCCAAGCTCACGGAGACGTTTAATATCTCCGCGAGAACGGTCAATAGGAGTTGTATCCATACTTTCTACTTTTTCTTTAACTGCATTTAATACTGATACGACTATTTCTTTGATAGATTCTGTTTTAGCTGTTTCTAATAAAGCCTGAATTTCTTGTTCGTTGAATAGTTGAGATTCCTGAAGGAAATCATATAATAGTTTATCTGTCATGATATTTCCTCCTCCTTACAATCTGCCAATTTTCATCAGAGCTGATGTTAATTGGTCTCCAGTATCTTTATTACGTAATGCACTATAAGGCACTACATCCCAGCTAATATTTTCAGGGCTATCATAAATATATAGTCTTTCACTTGCATCATTAGCAATCATAATACTCATTGCTGAGTAACGTTTCATTAATGATGCTGATAGTTTTTTGTCTCTTAAATAGTCAATTCCAGTGTCTGCCTTAACATCATCTACTTCTTTTTGTGAGAATACTAGATGAGCATTAGCAATATTATCACTACGCTTACCAGCTAATTTATTAGCGACTGCTAGACGAGACACCTTTTCAAGGTCTTGCCAGATTTCAGCACTTTGTGGTAAGTTTTGTACATCTTTTTTAAGTTTAGTCATTCCAAGAAGGTCTGCAATCATATCCTTATCTTTACTTGAAGATTTAAGAATACCTTTAAGTGTTTGACCTTCAGAGTTTGATTTAAGTATATAAGCCATTTCTTCTGATGGAATTCTTGTAATAACACCAAGGATACCAATAACAGCTACTAATTCGTTATCTGCAAATGTACCATCTGCATAGCGTTCTTTGAATCTGATAGTAAGCATTAATGGCGTATTGTATTTACGGTCTTTAAGTTCACGTTTATCATACTCTACTTCACCATAAGCATATGTTGATGCAGCACTAAATTTAGGAGCTACACGAATTGTTGGTTTAGCTTTCTTATCATATTCGTAAGTTGTTGATAATTCCACAGGAATTCTAGTTTGAACTATTGCTTCTGTTATTAAATCATTATAATATTCTTCACCATTAAGAATGTCTTCTTCAATAATTTCACCAATTCCTTGAAGTGTTTCAGCTGTATCTTCATCTAAGAAAAAGTAAACTTTTTCTCTAACTTCAGTACTAGCATTAAGATTATTTTGTCTCATCATTTTTTCAAGAACAGAACGATGTTTATTTAATAATGCTTTTAATTCTGATTCTGATAACATTTCATCTTCAGGATTGACTTTTTCACCATATGATTTAAATTCTCCAGCTGGTGATGGGTCTTTTTCTTCAGTTGGTTGTGCTATTTCTTTTTCTCTAAGTTCTAATGCTTTTCTTAGACTTTGTTGTTGAACTTCTATACTTTCGATTAAAGCTTCAACACGTTCCCAACCCATGATTCCTTCTTTTCTATGTCTTTTAAGTCTAGCTTTTTCTCTTATAGCTGCAGCAGCTTTTGGGAAAATTTTGGCTAGTAAGTCGCCAGTTCTCTTGAATAGTCCTTCTCCACCTAGTGATTTTCTAAAGATGAAGAATCCTGCAACACCACCGAGTAGTCCTAAGCCAATAGGACCTAATGCGGCAGCCGCACCTGTTAGCCCAGCAACAGAAGCACCTAGAGTACCACCTGCAAATCCTGCAGCAGCTCCAGCGCCTGTTGATGCAACTGTTCCAGCTGCTTCTAATATTTCTTGTAATACAATACCAAATATTTTTGGCATAGTATTACCAATTATTCTCTCACTATTTTTAATTCTATCTGCATCAGCAGCATTTATAACTGTGCTAGAAATTTCTGGGTCTATTACCTTATTATCAGGGAATCTTGCCACTAATTCACCTCTAGTACTTCTAGATAGCGGTAATCCTAATCTAACAACTAGATATTGAATGTATTCATTACCAGATATTCTTTCTGATTGAAGTAAGAATGTTGCTTTTTCAAATCTGTCTTTCAATGCAGCATTTTTAGGATGTAATAACATTTCAGCAACAGTTGTATCTAATGATTGTGCTAATTCTTTAGAATTAACAACGATGTCTGTTGATGTAAGTCTTGTCATTGTAGGTTTATTTTTCTTTAAGTAGTCTAACTGAATTTCTAAAGCATCCACTTCAGCTTGTGCTGTTACTTTAGCGGCACCAGTTGCATTCTTAACTACAGCTTCTTTTTTAGCTATTTCTGCTTTTGTCTCAGCTATTTTATCATTATAATCACTCATTTGTTCAGTGAAATCTTTATTCGCTCTTTCTTTAGCACCACGAGCAAGTTCAAATACCTTATCTCTGTTTAATGCTTTTCCAGGGTCGGCTGCATCTTTCTTCAAGAAGTCTTGCAGCGTTAGATACTCGTAGTCTCTTAGTGAACTGCTATTATCAGTTGTACTAGCTTCTTGCAAATTAATCAATTCTTCAGGATATGTTGTTACATATTCTGCAAGTAATTTAGCCTCAGCTTCAGGGAGTACAACAGCATCTTCTAATAAAGCATCTATCATTGGTACACCAGTTTTATATTCTTTGCTTTCTTGTCTAATTAAACTGTATGCAGAAATATTTTGGAAGAAATCTGCAGCATCTAATTTACCTTTTGAAGCTTGTCTAGCTAATTTTCTATTACCAAATTCAGTACCAGCTAGAGTATCTAGTGCTTGAATTGCAATATTTCCATCTTCTCCACTTTGATAAGCAGAAATATCAATTACTTGATTAGAAATTAATAGATTTATATATTCAGCATATTGTTCTTCAAATAGTCTTTTTAGCATTACAGAAGTTTCTGGTTCAATATTATCAGATATAACAATCGGAAAGGATTTAACTGACCTAGAAGCTATGTTTTTGACACTATTTGCTCCAATAATTGCTCCGAAAGCACCTGTTAAGCGCTTTTTGGCTTCCTTAGCATCTGTGACTGTTCTAGTATCTGGGTCAATAATCGCCCCAAATCCTGGTTGGTCCACTGAAAGTTTATCTTGTGGTTCATATTGAGGAAACTTTCTTTTTAATTTATCTGAATAGCTAGATTTTTTAAAGAACGCTTCTTGTAATAATTTATCATTACGTTTCATTTTCATCATCCTTTCACGAAAAAATTTAATTTGTTTTCATATAATTTATTGTTTCAACTATTATTATTTTAAAATAATAGTTTATAAGTGAGAAGAACAATAGATTATATGAGAAAATTAAGGAGTGTGATATCATGGCTGATTTCAAAGACAAATATGTAGATACCAATAGTAATGTGGCTGGATTTGAAGACCTTACCAAATTTGATGTCTATATGCAGAATCATAGATATGCTGATGACTTTACAACAGGATACGCTTTTGTATTCATTACAAAACCAATGTTATTTTTATACCCAAACAAACCACAGGGTGATAAGATAACTACTACTGAAAGATTAGCATATGAAAATATGACAAGAGACCATGTATTCTCACAATTTATAGATGGGGAAGCAATGAATGACAATGATTTGATGCTTGTAAAACAATTATCATATTATAATGATTTCGACACTTTAAATTTTCTACCATTAGTGACAAATAGAGTTAAGTCATTCCAAGCTATGGACGTGACACTTGCTCAGACTGAAACATATGATACACGTCATGGTTTTAGAATGCCACTACCTACTCATAAGATTGATTCTATTAATAGTAATAGTCTTTCACTAGTATGTACAGAAACGCTTAACCTAGATTTCATTAAAATGATGACACTTTGGGTTAACTATATAAGTAATGTTACTGATGGAACTTTCCACGCTAATCCTGATATGATTAGAAATAACGTATTAGATTATATGAGTTCTATATACTACTTTGTACTAGAACCAGATGGAAGAACTTTAAAATTCTGGTCTAAATATACAGGTGTATGACCTACCACTATCCCTCAATCACCATTGAGCTTTAGCAGAGGCGAAAGTAGTACTGTTGATTTAGACTTACAATTTACTTACACAAGTAAAGAGGATATGAATCCTTCTATACTTGAAGACTTCAATAGAGTTTCATTAAACTATTTTGAAGAACTATATCCAAATCAAATCGCTTTAGATGTATTAGATGATGACTACCCTTCTGTTAAGAATAGTCCATTATTAAATCCTAATGCTCTAAGAGCTAATATAAGTTTTAACAGCACTAATAGAGGACCATTAGTATTCTATAAGAATGGTTCTATTGAAAATTCATATCTTAGCACACCATTATCTAATAAATTTGAAATTAGTTTTGGTGAGAATACATTTGAAGGTGTATATGTAGAGAATAAATTTGAATCCGAGTACTTCTTTGAAAGTGCTAAGGAATTCTTCAAGTCACAATTAAGTGACGAACAATAAGGAGGTAGAGATATATGGCTACAGAAGACAAAACATTAGTATCATCATCTCAGTATGATATATACGCTAAGCTGTTAGCAATAGCTAGTAAATATACAGATATAAACAATGAGGACTTTCTAAAAACTGGTCTTTTTGGATATATCACAGAAAGTATGGCTTTAATTGCTCGTGACAGCTCATTTCACAAAACTATGCTTTATAACGAGAGCTTCCTTAATACAGCTAATATGCCAAAATCTGTATATAACTGGGCTAAGATGTTCAATATCAATATTTCTAATGCTACACCTGCATATGCAGATATCATGGTTACTATTGCTGTTGAAAATCTAGAACTTGGGTCTCCTTTTGTTTACAAACATACAGAGGCTAAATATGGTGCCGAAGTTTTAACATCAGATAAAAATATGCTAATATTAGACCGTGCTAATCCGTTTATTGCTGGTGAACTCCAATTTATGATGGAACGTTCAGTTGCAGTATACAGGTCATCTAGTGCAGATTCAGCATTTATTGTTAAATATATTAGTACCGAGGAACCAACATCTAATTTCCAAAATTTAAGCAATTTATTCATTCGTAGTAATATTAGTAGAACCGATGGAAAAGAGTATCTCTCTTTTATTATCAGAGCATATCAATATACTCGAAATGAAATTAGAAAACAAATTAGTAGTGCATCATTCTTAGATACTAAAATTCATACTTTTGAATTTAGTGACCAGTTTGTTGCCGCTAGACTATACTATAAACGAGGAACATCTTCAAGAGAAGAAATTGAACTTAGATATTCAAATATCCCAAGTACAAGTAGTGTAGATGCATTATCTAAATTTGCATATTACAATCTGTCATCTGAGAATTCAATACAGATAAAATTTTCTAGTGCTAGTGGAGACTTTATGCCTGCCGCTAATAGTACATTATATCTAGACCTTTATACAACAAGAGGTTCTGCAGGAAATATTGAATACACTGGTGATGTTATTTTTAGATTACAAGAAGAGGAAATGAGAAACCTTCCAGTATACGCTATGTTCTTTAATAGCCGTTCTATCGGGGGAATTGACAGACCTTCTCTAAATAGAATTAAAAACGCAGTAATTAATGAGATTTCAACTCGTGATGTTATCGTTACCGAAAATGACCTTAATAACTACTTCTTAATCTTAACAGCATTATTAGAAACAGTTAACGATGGTAAAATTACCTTCATTAAGAAACGTGATGATATTCTAAGACGTGTATTCAGTTCTTATATATTAATGCGTGACGGTCTACAAAATGGTTCGGCAGCACCTTCTGGGTATCTATCTAAGGTTCTTCCTACTAACACATTAGATGCTACATTTGAAGTTTCGACTAACGTTAGTAAACCATTTGGTACAGTTATTGAGAGAAATCCTGATGACGCACAATATCAATATGTACAAGACCCATCAAGCGACGACTATTACATAATTCCTTTCTATACTAGAATCACACTGTCACCTTTCAAAAAGGTTAAGTATATCTATAACTTAACAGATATGAGCAAGAGTTTATCTTATAGAACTGTAACTAATAACTCTGGTAGTAAGTACTTTATACCATCAACTGTATCTGTTTACAGAGGAATGGAAGGAATTACAACTAGTAATTTTTACAGTTTCAAATTTACTTATATAACTAACTTTAATCTTAAGAATGAAATAACTGAAGGACAAGATACATTTAATCTGTCATTTTACCGTAGGGGAACAGAGACTGTTGCCATAAAAACTATGGTGTTTGATATGAATGACAATATTACAATATCAAGTATTGAAGATGAAGACAATGCTGGTGTATTCGAAACAGTTATTGAATTAAAAGTATTTGTTGACGAAGTAAATGATGAATTCATTTTCGATGTAAATCAAGAAACCGATTACGGTACAAATATTGTAGTACTTGATCCAGACAATGCAACTGTCGCTTTACCTAGTGAAGTAAGTGTTGTATTAAGATTTAATAATATCACTAATGATAGTATTGATATAGAATTTATATCTGGTGGTTACTTAACACTATTTAAGAATCTAGACGAATTAATGTATTCAGATATCACAGTTAATGAGACAGCTCCTCAATGGAACCAAATAAGTTCATTTACTAGCGCTGCTGTAACTACTCCAACAGTAGATGCGACTATATATTCACATTATATAAACACAGCTGATGGAAGTCTTTGAACTTCAAATGGAACAACTTGGACTGATACTGGTGAGGACCTTATTGGAAACGAAGTTGACCCAACATCAGCAGGAGATGATGATGCTTACTACTGGAACTCTACAGATGGCACATTATTCCAATATGATGCTAATACGTACATTACATCGTTAAAAATTAAAAACATTCCATTAGTACATTCATCATTCTTCAATGGTGAAGAAAGTAGCACTAAATTTATTAATCAATTATTTGTATATATAGATATGCTTAAAGAAAACTTAGGTAAGCTAGAAACAAATACATTCTTTGACCTGAAGTTCTACAATACATATGGAAATGCACAATACTATAATACTATTTCAACTAATCTTAAACTAGAATTAGATATTCATCTTAAAGAAAATGCTTATGCGACTGGTTTAGAGCTAACAATTAAAGATTTTGTTAGGTTACTAGTAGATGATGCTAATACATCTAAATCATTAAGAGTTTCTGATTTGATTAGAAATCTAACAAATCAATTCTATAACCAAATAGATTATGTTGACTTCAAAGGTCTTAATGACACATTTACACAGTATATTTCACAAACATCGTCAATCAGACCTAATCTTTATGCACCAGAATATCTAAATATTCCAGAAGAAAACCTTCAATATATCAAGATAATTGACTTTGATGGTACAGAAATACAATAATATAAAAATCAAATATTAAACAATATATTATATGAAATAAAATTTATATAATATGAGAGGATGGTATAAATGGACAAAAAATTTAATCTTACTGAGTCTTTGACTGAAATCGGAAGCAAGACTTTAGAAAAGAGCAAAAGATTACAAAATCAAGCCAATGACTTTTTACAAGAATACTACAAAAAATTAAGAGAAGATGAAAGCCTTCAAGAGCAAAAAAATAAAGATGCTCTTGTTAATGGTGCATCATTTACACAATCTTCTGCTTATATGCGCAATAAAAACAGAACTCAATTAGCAGAGCAAGCTATTAGATACAACAACCGTGCAAGCACAATTGTTATGACAGACGTCCTTTCTAATATTGTTGAAGAAGCTTTACTAATGGAAACAGAAGAATTTGCAGAATTAAACCCTGCTTATAAAGCTGAAATTAGAGAAACTGTTTTAGCATTCTTAGAAAATGCAGACCTTAATGAATCAATTAAAGATAAGAGAACTCTTTCAATTATGGAACATATCTCTAGAAATCTTCCTGATGTTAAGACTGGCGTTTATCTAAAAGAAGAAGAAATCGTAGATATCGTTAAGAAATCTACTCCTAAAGAAGTTAACTCTTCTATTGAAAGTCTAGTTGGTGACGTTAAAGAACGTGTAGCTAACCTTGTATCCGATGAACAAGAAGCTGAAGAAGAATTACAAGACCAAATCGATGAAATTGTTGCTGTTAGCGAAGCTGCTAAAGCTAAAAAGAAAGCTAAAATAGAAAAACAAGAACAAGATAAGGCAGAATTAGAACAATCTGAGAGAGATAAAGCTGGAGTAGTTCCTGAAGAGGAAGAAGTTATTGAAGAACCAGTTGATGAACCTTCTGAACCAAAAGAGGGCGACAAAAAAGATACTAGTATCGAAATCTCTAAAGATGGAAAAGTAAAAGTAAATATGAAAGAATCATTCATTCGTGAATATCCAAGAAAAGGAATTCTTGAAACATTTGCATTTAATGAAGCTATGGAAATGTTAGAAGAAGGAAAAGAATATAATGGCGACTTAGCACTTGCTAATGCAATTATGTATATTACAATTCTTGAAACATTTAATGCTACTGGTTTAATGAATATTAGTCCTGTAGAATATAAAAAATTAGCCGAAAGATAAAAAAAAAAGATAACCGAAAGGTTATCTTTTTAATTTGTTATAATTCTTACATAAGGACTCTTAGTTTCGATTAGATATATTTTGTCCCTAATAGGTATTCTATTTGCTTTAATATCTGAGACAACCCTATTGATTGTTACTCCCTTTATGGCAAAATAGATATCTTTTCCAGGTATATCTGGGTATAATTCAGCATCATATATTTCCATGCTACTTTCCTCAATACCATTATTATCTCTATAATATTGTATAATAGGAACCATAACTTCATAATGAACTTTTGAGAGTCTTCTATAATTGCTCATTTTAATGCTTGCAACCTTATACATATATTGCGAGAAGGAACTAATTGAAAAAGGAACTGTTTCAGTTTTATTCTGATATAGTTTATTTATTTCTTCTATTTCCCTATATGTAAATTCAAGGAAACTATTCTTCCTATAACTCTCAATTTTTCTAATCATAATATTGTACGAAATTGCTTTTTGTTTATAAAATGTGAAGTTATTTTTAAATACATTAATATAAGACTGAACTAATGTCTTTACATTATTCTGAGCATTAGTGTCTGTAGATGACATATTTAGGATAAATGAATAGAGAATACATGATAAAATTAATTTGTCTTCGTTAGCATCAAAAGGAATTTGCATTAATCCTTCATGAATACCTGTTTTTAATATACTAGGCTTCATTTAGAACCCTCGCTATCTTTTCCTTAATTTTTTCTTTCAATAATTCAGCATCTCGCTCATTATTAAAAAAGTATTTATCATGTTCGTCTATATAGTCATTAACAGATTCTGAAAGGTCTAGTATTTTTTGTTTGCATAGTTTTATTTGCTCTACGATTTCTTCATACATACTATAACACCTTCCAATCTTCTATTAATATTTTTTCTAATAAATCTTCCTCTACTAGAGAGTCTTTCAAATACATAAGTTTTTCAGGTTGTTCAGTGGTCGCAAGAACATAATCTGATTCATCTAGTATCTTATCTTTTAAATACACATCATAGTTCTTTAAATACTTGTCATCACCTGTATATGTATTATAAGCATAGAAATTTTCAATTAAATTGTATATCACAAAATTTTTGTAGTCAAGTAAAGAAGGAATATTTATTTTATATACTCTTTCTAGAACTCTGTTATCATCAAGAACTCTTGTTGATTTTACAAAGTCACTATATGCTTGTAGTCTTGATGACTGTTCTCTTAGATATTTTTTTCTTAATGTATCTGTAGGGAACTTGTCGTATTCGATTAACCTTGTGAATACATTTTCCTGATTTAATTTATTAGAGATATATGTAGGATTAGGCTCGAATTCTTTTCTAAGATAAATAGTACCTTCATTTTCACCTATTTTTTTAAGGTAGTTAGAAGCTTTTTCATCTTTTGAGATTAGTATACTTTTAGAAAGGTCAGTAGACAATATTCTAGGTTTCTTTGCAAGGTCTAAATTAATAAGATTTCTGTCGCTATTTACCAATTTTTTGTATCCCTCTGCAAAGACTCTCATCTTCATAAGCATATCATCTTCAAAGATATTATAAGCATTGTCAAAAAGGAAGTTGTCATATCTTTTTTCCATGAAGGTTGACATCATAGTTCTTATTGCGTCCAACTTTCTTTGCTTGAAGATACCTTCAGGAACTAGGTCCCCTCTAAAAGCAGTTATATTATTAGGAGAGAATCCTTCTGTAATATAGTGTTCAAATCTATCAAAATTACCGATAAATGAATCTAGTGTCATAAATGAAGTAATATTTGCAGCTCTACTCATAGTTTTGCCAGAATTTAGAGTTATTTGAGTTCCAGCAGTGTTATGGAAATAATCTAAAAATTCAGTGATAGTATGTACACTTGTACTTGTTACTTTTTCATAGACTTCTGTTTTTTGTATAAATAAAGATGTATCATACATATCTTGAATTAACATGGTTTGTGTACTTGCTGTATTTAATGGTTCCCTGCTTGCTAAAAATGAAGTATCATATTTTCCTAAAGTTATCTGAGTTTCTGTTTCTGCTGTTATGCTTCCAAAGAAACTACCAGCTAAAATATCAGTTCTGTCATAAGGATACAAGAATGAACCATAAGGGAAGTTTGGTTCCACAGTACTATCAACTGGATATCTTACAGAACCAATATACATATATTTATTCGTAGTTCCTCTTATAGTGGCATAAGAAATGCTATTTTTATCATTATAATATCGAAACATCTTATTGGAAGTAAGAGCAATTTTTATTTTGTCTGTGCCACTTAATTCCGCATAAACAGATTGGTTAGGAAGCCAAATAATTGAGTTATTTTTAAATTCTCTATCCTTATTTGCAAAATTCACGAAATTTTTATAGACTTTTATAATAACTGGTTTGCCTATACCATATAATGGGTAACTCTCTAATTTTTTATAAACACCTGCTGTACTAGTTTCTTCTGTTCTTATTTCAGGAACAGTTGTAAAATCTAATACAGTTGTCATAGGATATGTATATTCTTCTAGTACTATATCTGCAGCAGTATCATTTAATTCAAATACAGTTTCTCTATTTATGTACTCTTTTAAATCTGGCGTGCCTGGCGCACCGATAGAATATGTTGTGGTTCTCTTATATTTTTCATAATAAACCAATTTCTTATTGTAACCTTGATTTACTAGTCCAATACATTCTGGGAGAAAGCGTTGTGGTATGATTTCAGTAATATCTTGAACATTATTCAAAACACTTCTGATAGTTGAATTATATCTTCCAAAGTTATAGTCTATACCATTTTCAGTTGTTTCCCTTTGGTATTCATCTATATAGATATATTTACCAAGAGTGCTGTCAAAATATGGTATTTTAAATTCCTTATTTTCATATATGTATGCTACTAAACTAGGAGTATATACATCCCATCTCTTATAGATGTCATTGTATTCTATTGTTGCTGTAGGATATATAAGAGTGTTATCTTTTAAATCTGTAACGGTAGTCTCATCAAATTCTATAAAATGTTCCCAAGTAGAGCCTACTAAGTCTTTCATTCTGTATTTGTATGGAATTATAGTTTGTAGAACAGGATTGTAATATAATTTATCAATAGCACTTGTTGAATTTATTTCTGGTGTTGTAATAGAAGTAACACCATAATAATTTTGAATGTCTCCTAAAATATTATTAAATGCAAATGGAGATTTATAGAAATATGTACTAGCATCTGCCGTGAATTCGTATGTATATATTATTGGATCGTCAGCATACTTTGTTTTAAAATCTCTTCTTGCTAAGTTGGTCTTATTAAAATATTCCATGAATAAACTTATTGGAATGTCGTTAAGATATAGTCCTTTCATATTTCCACCTCCAAATTTCTCATATAATTAATTGTTGTTGATAGTTAATATAATTAAAAAACAAAAAAAAGACAAGTTCCCCCTACCGCTTGGTAGGTTTCACCGCATCCTTCCCGTCATCACCCCAGTGACGAATATCCTCCATAGCTGTTGCAAACTTCGCGACAAACTACTTCAAACATTTTCTTGTACCCTCATTCCGTCATCACGACGTTCAAAAGATACTGGGTGGTTAACCCGGGGTGACACAGCTCATCGATTTTACCAGCTTCTTTCTAACGGGCCCAACCTGAGCTTCCACCTTCAATCCACTGATCGACTTACTGTACTACATGATTTGTTATTACGGGACTCCATGCAGAGAGTATCCCAACCAATCGCCACCACAGCAATTGGATTCAAAGTTTTCAATGCAAACTTTGCAGCATCTTGGTTTAGTAAAACTGGCAACCAAGTACCATAAAACAGTTTGCTAATTTTTAAAAGGTAATCAACGAACCTCCTGATTTTAAAGGCAATCAAGCGCCACATGTTTGAACTATTGATTCCAAATTATAATGGGGAAATCAACAAACCCTCTACTGTGGTAAATAAATTTACCACCAAAAATACTCAGTATCAAATTACTGAACTGACCAAGCTACAGTTCATACCAATTTAGCCAGCCTGTACTGATTACTAATATTGGGGAATAGTATAGTTGTCTATTCTATTCAGATTTATAATATATATTTAAAATTTGATGGTTTCTAAAAAGAAATAAATAACCAAAAGGTTATTTATTATTCTTTAGTTGCTCTTTTGAAAATCCCTAGGAATTTTTTACTTTCTTCTTTTGCTTCTACAACTTTCTTTAATTCAGGTTTACCTTGTTTAGCTTGTTCTTGTAAAAGTCTAGCTTTTTGTGCTACTGTTAAAGCTTGTTGTTGAATTTGTTCAGCTTCTTGTGCGTCTACTTTTTTAAGTTTTCCAGCAACTTCTTTAGCTGATTTTTTGAATTTTTCGAACATAATTTTTTCCTCCTTTATTTTCTAGGTTAAGTACCTATAAATAATTGTTCGGAATTATGAATTTAAAACTATGATTTGAATTTTTACTTCAGTTCTCGGGTTTATTGAGTAGTATTTGTTTGTATTTAAGGATACAACTCGTTTATCATCATCAAAAACTATATTGTGAAGCACATCCACAAGAAATTTTATATAGTTGTCAAGGTCAGGTCTGATAGCCGGGAGTATAACTTTTTCCTCTTTCAGAACAGCCTTCTTGATTGAGTCACCGTCAGGTGTCTTCAGATAAAAATCAGCATTTATTTTTACATAATACTCAGCATCTTTATTAGCTATTAATTTATTTAGCTTATCTCTTGTTAATACATCTAATTGACTAGCATAAAATTTATTAGCTTTGTCCATTTGTTTTGCTTTTTTATTGTAGAATCTTTTACCTCTACTTGTATATCTTTCTCTCACATAATTTTCAGGATGTCCTGGATATATAAATTTTACATTTATTTCTTCTTTATTTATAGTATGTTCATCAGTAATCTTTTTGCTATATTCTTTATCTAAAAGTTTTTCTTCTATTTTTTCTCTTTTGGCCATTTGATTCTCTTCTTTCCGTATAAAAATTTCAGAAGATCTTCTATTATATCTTTTTTTAGATTGCTCCTTAATAATCTATGCTTAACTCCTGAATATAATACTAGTTTTTTATCATTGTTAGTTACCCTATCAAAAGCATACATTGGTCCGTCAAGAGGTACTAAATCATCATTTTCAGATATATACATTCTAGCTGGAATATCCAACTTTGAATCTTTTGTAGTTCTTCTAATTGATGAAACTAGTCTTATGAAGTTTAAAAACACTGAGAGTTTTAAATTACCAAATCTTTCATCAAACTCTTTTTTATAATCAGTTCCACCATCACCAGAGCTAGTACTAACAAATTCTTCAATAATTTCTTTTGCTTCTTTATCATTCTTGAGTGATTTCTTTAATACATCTTTAGCAATTTCATCTTCTTTTGAAGATTTTAAGAATCCTCCGATTTTACTTAATAGTCTATTGTCCCCACCATATTTCAATGCTGGTGCTAATAATACTATTTTTTCAGCTCCAAATTTCTCAGCAAGATAGAATGCTAATGCTCCACCCATTGAGAATCCCATTATATAAACTTTATCATGTCTAGCTCTGAAAACGATATATTCTTTTTCTATATCATCCAAAGCTTGTTTATAATTAAATGTATTTGGGTCTACATCTTCTCCATGTCCTTGTACTAATGGAAAATAATAATTTTTAATCTTATTTTTCTTTAGTATACCTTCAAGTCCAGGATATGATATATTTGGATTACTTAAATATCCATGAATTATAAATAATCCAATATTCTCTTTTTCTCTTCTTTTAAATATATTCATTTTCCTCATCTCCCTTATATATAAAAAGTTGTTAATTTCGATTTAAAAAAATAAAGAGGCTGTAATAACCTCTTTATTATCCTGTTTTACTCATCCATGGTACTGATTTCATATTAAGAGTTCTACCAACTTTTTTCTTTCTTAAGGTGATATACTCATTATTTTTATCTCTACGATTTTGACTGAAATCATTCCATAATTGTCCCGTCAAGGTAGCATTACCTTCACCAGAGACTCTATTTATCATTTGTTTCCAATATTTATTCATAGGTTCAGAGTCACCGTTATAAAGTGCTCCTAATCCTGCCATATTATCTAAGAATACTGTAAATGATGGATTAGCTGATAAAAAGCTAAAACGTTTAACCATAGCCAAATATGGATATAAGTCTGTAATTGTAAATGAGCCGGAAATTGCTCTTGGAAGTTTGTCTTTAGTCCATAAGTTTGCATCTCCACCTTTAATCCAAGTTAAGTCAGATATAAGTGCAAGGTCTGATGTAAATAGACCAGGGATATCAGCTCTAACAAAGAATGGTGATACAAATCCGTTATCAGCAGCTTGTCTTGGTAAGGCAAACGCTAATAAACTAAAGAATGGTACATATACATATTGGAATATACTCAATGGGTCTCCATATGGAGAAACAAAGTTAAAGTTGAAGTTAAGATTTTTACTGTAATTCGAGTTTGCCCATAAATTTGGATACATAACTTTCATACCATTAGTTACAGAGAATGCTTGAACTAATGAGCTTAAATCTTGTTCAGTTGCAAGATTTTTAACACTCTGTAATATACCTGATAAACCACTAGCATCACCTTTTACACCCTGCAATGTACTTTTAAATGTATCTATTTGAATATCTAAAACACCAGCCATTCTTCTCATAGCGCCAATTTTGTCAGTTCCCATACCCGTTATAAGATTCAATCTCTGGAATTGGTCTGACGCAGCATTGGCTCTGTCCTCTAAACCTGATGAGAATTCTTGGTTACTAATTGCCTCAGATACAGCACTCATAGTTACATAGAATCCTAATGACGATTTGTACTTCGCTTGTAATGTTTCTCCATAATTAGATGAATTAGAAAGCGGATCGAAAAACGAGAATAGATTGAAACTATTATTATTTTTGGTTCCCAATCCAAGTTTAATCCACATAGTATTTAACATCGTTTCTAAATATGAGTAGTATTGATTGTATTTTGCTTGGAAGGTGTAGTATCTTTTATCCTTTTCTGCAAAATCAGGATCTAACCCATTTTTTAGTAAGTAACTCATAACTTCTTCTACACCTTCGGTTTGGTTTGTATAGTTTGATGTAGAAATAGTTTTGTTATTAAAATCAGACGCACTTGATGAAGATGTAGCATTCTTATAAATACTACTAGCACCAGTTCTTAAACTTTGAGTAAAAGAACCACCGTTAAATTTTGGCAGACCAGGCGTCAAGCTTAAGAATACAGAATCTTTAACAAATGTATTTATTGTTGTTCTATTATTTGGGTCTGAAATATGATTAAATAGTGGTGGACCACCTAATAAAAGGTTTCCATATAAATTCGCACTATTATTATCTGTTGAAGGGTCTAATGGAGTATTTTGTAAGAAGGTAATATTATATTGCCCAACTTGTCCATTTGTAGCATTTCTGAGTTGTGACAAGAAACTATTGCTTCCTGTGCTCCATGATTTTTCCATTGCAAGACCATATCTTGTCTCAGTTACACCATCTTGGTATACAAGTGCTGATGTGATGATTTCGCCAACAGTTTTGATTGTTTGTCCAATTGCAGTCTTTTCGCCGCCAACTAAATTAGCAAGCGCATTTATACCTTTACCTAGCGTGGCAGAAGGGTCATTAAAGAAGTCGCCGACAATATTCGCGCCAGTTGTTGGCACCCAATCCCAAGCACTATTTACTGCTCCTTTAATAGAAGACCATGCAGATGATAAACCAGGTTTAACTTTACCTTTTACTGTATCATAGTCAATTGTTGAGAGTGGGTTATATGCACTACTTGCGAAATTAGAAGCTACATTCCCTACATTATTTAGGAAGTCGCCAGCAGCTCCTATTGCATTTGCTAAATCAGGATTTTCACTAACTTTTTTTATAGTTGTTAATATATCTTCTCCAGCGTCTTCGGCAAAATCTATTAAATTATCTGTAACGTCACCAATTTTATCAAAAGCATCGGAGGCGAAGTTTGAAACGTCTGATGCAGTATCTTTTATACCATTCCAGGCATCTTTCATAAATTTAAACATGTATTATTCGCCTCCTATTGTCCTTGTAATATACTATCTAAACTCTTTGGAAAGCCACCCTCTAAAAAAGGATTGCTACTTCCACTAGAACTAGATGTCTTTTGGTCTATTGAACCAGTATTTGCAACTACAGCATTTCGTTGTTGATTACCAGTTTGTAGAAGATTTTGTATTACTGCTAGTTGAGAATTCATTTGAGCTACAAGACCAATTAATGATACTTGTTGGCCATCAAATTCTACTAAATCATCTATACCAGGAGTTACTGGCATTACTTTGATTGCTTCTTTTGTACCTTGATCTTTAGCATATTTAAGATCTCTTGTATATGTCGCTAATTGAGTTGTAATACCAACAGCCATTGGGGATTTCTTTTCAAGTTGTCCCATTTTAGCTGCTTGTGATATACCACTATTAGCTAAACTTTGTCTATCAATTGATGGAACAGGTTTAACTTGGAATTCTTTTTTACTCCAGTCAATACTTACTTGTTCTTCATTTGGTTTACCATTTAAAGAGTCTCCTGCAATAAATTGCGACATTGAAGCTGCAGTTGACATTGAAGAACTTCCTTTAGAAGTAGTTCCAGTTGCAAATCTAGGTGTTGCTGATGATCTAGATGCACGTCCTTTCCCACCAGTTGCCAATCCTAAAACAGAGGTAACAATAGGTCCAATACCAGGTAATGCTGCATTAATAGCAAGTTTAGCAGCTTTCATGGCAAGTTCTTCTAATTTGCCCATTTTAAGGTCTGTTCTTGTCGTTACATCTTGCATTTTATTTACAACATAAACAGGTGATGCAGGTTCTTTCTTAACCATTCTAATTCCAAATGAAGTTGCTTCATCTGATAGATAGTCTTTTGAAGAACTATTTTTCAATCTAGAATTTTTTCGTTTTTCTACTTTTTCAGCCATTTGTTGTGCAATAATAGCACCTTGGTCAAATACTCTAATTGCCATAGCACCTTTAATAGCAGTAGCTTGTAGAGTATTATCCACTTTTGCGACAAATGGGTCTTTCTCACTTAATCCAGTGAAAGGACCTGATGCTTCATCATATTCGTATCTATCTGTATCTGTATTTCTAGAAAGATCTAATCCGAATTTAGAAATATCTGCTCTTTCTTCTGAAGAAAGCATTGGAGCTGGGTCATTCAAACTCTTGATTAATTCGCCCATTCTTTGTAAGTCTGGGTTATTTCTGATTTGGTCTTCAGGAGTTTTGTCTAATCTGCTTAGAATACCTTCTCCACCACTTCCAGCTCCAGATATTTGATTTACAACAAAAACAGGCATAACTAAATCGTCTGTTGATATATTAGGAGCTTCAGTTAATTTTACCATTTCTAATAATTTATTAGCCACATATACTGGCATAACAGCTTCATCGCTGCCTGCCGAAATAGTTTCAGCATCCTTCATACTTATCATACCAATTGATGTTATTTGATTGGCCACATATACTGGCACAGTTTTTCCTGTCTCATGATAATAATATGGTACATTTGGTCCTTCAGATGGGGAAGCTAAATCCTTAGTCTCTGCAAATGATAAAGATTCTTGAAGGGCTTTTTTCCTGCCTTGATCTGCAAGTGATAACTGCTTACCAAAGAAATTTTTTCGTTTTTCCTTGTTCTCAACTCTTTTTAATGCTAGCTCGGTTTCTAATACTTTTGCCATTATTTCATCAACTAGAAGAGCTTTATTCATTCTTGGTTGAAGACCATATAAATTAGCTTTTTGGAATAATAACTGAGGGTCTTTTTGTGCTAATTCTGTTAATTGGTCTTTTGTTTCTTGTTGTTCTTTTGTTAAATCACCTGTTTTAGACAGATGATAAAATTCTTTACCTCTATTTACAAGTCTCTTTTCCTCAGTAAGACCAAATTGTCTAGCCTTAGACGCACCTTTTTTTGCTCCTTCAACTATACCATCTTTAGAGAAAACACCTGTAACTCCGCCGAGTATTCCACCAACAACAGATTTAGCCGCTCTAGTTGGCGCAGACGCAACTTTATTAACAGCACGCCCAATAATACCTCTTTGTTTTAATCCTTTTTCTTTTCGTCTGAAACCTTCTTTTATCTGAGCTTTAGCTCTAGCAGCATCTTCTCTAAGCTTTTTAATTTGCTCAGGTGACATACCTGCCTCACCAGTTACAAAGGCATAACTAGTATATTTTAATATTCTATGGAAAGGTTCTGAACGAACTATAGCTCCACCATACATTGTTTTTGATTTTCCTGTGATTAAGGATATGTATAGTAAAGTCTTATTTATAATCATATTGGTTAAATCTTTATATTTTACTTTATCTGGAACTTCTATTTCCATTTCATAAGCGAGTCCAGATAATTCAACAACATTAAATAAATCTTTCAGAACTTGTTGCAATTCTTTCTTTAATTTACCATATTGTTTGGTAATTTTTTTAGGAACTCTAAATGATTTATCATATGCTTTTAGGAATTTTCTAATTTCTCTAGGGCTTCTAGCATCTTCAGTTCTTTTAGCAACCATTTGGAAAGCATTAACACCAAAAGACCTTGCTTTTTTACCATTTCTCTTTCTTTCAGTTCTTATATTTTGAACTTCTTTAGCAACTTCTCGTTCATCAGTTTTAATATCTTTAAGAAGAATTTCTAAATCTTCTTGTTTCATATTTATAATTAATGTCTCAGTAACTTGCTTATTTATATCAGTTTCATTAGCATTAGGACCTAGAAGATTAATGTCCCCGTATTGTACCAAAATGCTATTCTTATGATTCATAGACCAGGTGCTTACCATTTTGTATACATATCTTCTTAGTTCGCTAACCTTAGAATCTGACATACTTAGTGTTTGATAATTCTCCCTGGCAATAGCTGATGATACCGCCTCTGCAGTATATCCTGATAACTGTTTAGCAGTTATCATAGATGCAACATTTGAATTACTAGAGCGCCCGCTAGGTACACCATTACCTAAACCAACCGTATTATTTACAGAAGATGCCATAGGTATCACCTTACTTTCTAATTTGAATTTTTATCATATAAAATATTGTTGAGCTTGAAACAATTAATTATTATTTAAAAAAGAAAATAAAGGAGTTGAATGCTATGAAGATTACAAGAGAGAATCTAGATCCAGCAATTCTAGAAAAATTAGATCGTCTGGATCAGCTATATAATGACTTCAACGATAATAGAAAAAATGAATTTCTATCATTTGATGGGAAATCATTCCATGGACAGAAAATAAATGACTTGTCTTTAAGAAAGATGACTTCTATAAATGAATTAGAAGTACTTAAAGGGCATTTATACAAAGAAGAAACTACTATAAAAAATAGCTTTATGAGCAACTTTAATGTTAACAATCGTGCAATAGAAAATCTAAAAACACAAATAGTCAAATTAAAAGGAATTACTTTCTTTGAGACTAAATCTCAGATAAGAACATTCAAGAAATATAAAGATTCACTTCTTATTTTAGATAGAGATGGAAATTTTACTAACTTTGATATCAAAGCAGATGAAGTTAACTATGAGCTTAATCTTGCTGAAAAGGTAAAAAATCTGTTTGCAATTAAGAACTTCTTACCATACGATATTCTAGACTTCCAAATTTTTAGAACAGGTTTTCTATTTTCTACATCACATTATGGTATTTTCTATGCAGATGTGGCAGAAAATACGATTGAAGTGATATTCCCAGAACAATGGGTTTTAAAAATCAAAGTAATAGATGACAACGATATTTTATTTATTTCCAAAGATGGTAGCTTTTCTATATATGACTTTGACAGAGGACTAAAAATAGAGTCTTTCAACAAAATTAAGCAATTAAATCAAACTATCAAAAGAATAGAAATAGGAAGAAATCCTAAATATAACAGAATTTATGTATTAGCTCAAAATGAAGCAACAAATCATACAAAACATATCCTGCATGTCTTTGAAAAAGATAATGCTGGTATAGGATACAACGATATTACAGCAAAAGTTTTCCCAGGATATAATGTATTAAATTCTATAATAAATACATTATGTTTATGTGATACAAATGTACTAGTATGTGGACTAAGGGATAAACACCTTTTTACTTGGAAATATGATAAAGAAAAAATGAATATTAAATTTGAAGAGATGATATTTGATAAAGTATCGTTTGAAAAATTGAACTTCATTAAATTCGAAAATCAAATTCTATATACATCGTTAGATAACAAACTAATTGGAATGAATCTTTCAGGAGATGTTATCTATAATATAGAACTAGACAATAGTGAAATATTAGATATTATCTTTGATGAAAATAACAGCTTTTATGCTATTTCAGATAATAAAGTATCATTCTATTCAATACCATCATACAACAAAACCGAGTTAGAATTTACAGCAAAAGTTTATGAAGGTCCATCAACTAATAACATTGAAATATTTGTTAAAAGCAATACAGGTGACCAATTAATATCATTTGTTGACCCAGATACATTAGAAGAAATACAACCGAATTATCATATCATATATAACAATGATTCATTTATAAAAATAAGTGGCAGAAACGTTAAAGAACTTGTTATGAAGATAAGAATAACGCCAAGTACTGAAATTGAAGGTATAGTTGTTAATGCCAATAGAATATTCTTGAAGTAGGTGAGAGAGATGACAGAAAAGATTAAAAAAATAAAAGATAGAATTTATGAGTTTGATTTTTCTAATACTGAGTTAGTCGATGGTAGTGAACTTGCCGAAGTTAATGGTGTTAGCGATTTTGTCATGGCTTTCAGAAGACGTGACTTAGATAAAGGTGTAATTGTTACGCCATCAGGCTATAGGAACGGTCTGGTATATAAATCCTCAAATGATGGTGAAATATACAACAATCCTAACTGGATTCCCGATGTTATAAACTTCGCTTTCAATATATTCGGTCTTAAAAAAGGACGTTTCTATAAACTAACCGTTATTGGTCGTGATACAGGTTCTAATAATATTATAACAGATGACAGAAGTCTAAGAGTTACAAATGAAGACAAAGAACTATTAATGGACTTCGATCTTCATAATGTGGACGAAAATACTGAATACCATGCTATATTTAGAACACTTGATAATGAATCTAACCTTTTCTTCTCAATAGGAAAAATCGTTGTTAGCAATATTATTATTGAAGAAGTTGAAATCATTGGTGACGATGTACAAGAAACTGAGATTATACCAGAGAATGTATTTGAAAAAGGCAAACTGCAACTTGCAGCTTATGGAATCTTTACAACTCAACCAAACACAGATACAGACTATAAAGGAAGATATATCCCAATGCTTCGTTATAGTGGAAAAGGAATAAATCTATATTTTGATAAAAATACTAACCAGTATATTCTTGAAAGAGATAACATCGAAGATATACTTGGCGAGGCTTTTACGAATTTAAATTATATTATCGATTTTAACTTTAATAAAGTCGTTAACAAAGATTTATTCACAGATTATAATATTGTAGATGTCAATACAGACCTCTCGCCTAATACGCTTAAACAAGGTTATCTTGTATTTGAATTTACAGATGCCGATAACAATTCAGTCCTTTATACTAATAAAGATGGTAGAATGGTTATCCTGATTCATAAATTATACTAAGGAGTGAGATAAATGGCTAAAAAAAGTTTAAACTTAACTGGTACAGCTGGACAAACATACGATTTAGACCAAATTGAACAAGAGACTCGTCTTAATGCCGAGAGACCACTTGTTATTCAGGTTCATAAATACAACCCTGCAAGTCAGCTTTCCGAAGAAAATAAAAAACCAAATCCTTCAAATCTAAAACTAGGTCAAATGTGGTTGTCTAAAAAAGATAGTACATTATAATGCCTAGAGAAATAATCACAGCTACCGTACTTTCTGAGGACACAACTGCAACACCTACAACTACTGAAGAAAGTACACTTAGCGAAGACCAGAATTTAGATGGCGACCTAAATGACCTAATTAGTAGTTTAGATGAAGGAGAAACAGAAGAAAGTCCTACTGGTGGCTTTGGTTTGAGCTTTACTCCAGATAAGGAATACGATTTAGATGCAATTATTGAAAGTATTTCTCGTGATAATGACGAATATGCTCTTATTATGCGAGTTAATACTGAATCTGAAATTGTTCAAGCAATTATAGACAGATGTATTGAAGAATTAAAGATAGAATACAGTGCAGAAAATCTAGAAGATATACTTGATTATCAAAATATATTTAATGCTTATTTTGAGGAGCATTTTGTTGAATATAGTGAGGAAGCTCGTGAGGCTGGAATTCCTGGTGAAATCATAATTGATGAAAAACAATCTAAAGTTGAGGTTCTTCGTTCAGATATGAAAAAATATCTGTTTGAGGAAATTAAACCAGGAGACAAAGTTAAGCCTGTTCTTAATTACGCAAAAACTATGACAGAGTGGGCAGAACTTGGTGATGGTGATATGACTATCCCTGAAGATTTTGACACCATAGAATTGTATCAAGCTAGAATAGATGCATTAAATGAAAGAATTTTAGAATTACAAGAGGAAGAATAAAATATTATAGAAATATATAGTGATACGCTATAATATCTCTGCTATCCGAAATGTCACTCGAGAAAGAGAGGGAGGAATTCCTCTCGAGTGTGTCATTCCGAGGCGAGGAACCCAAAGCTAGGTTCCAGGAATGTTTTAATGTATAATATTTTGACATTATAGAAAAATTAGTGATACGCTAAGATATGTATTGTGGAAAGAATCCGAAGCTGCACTTAACCTACCGCAACCGGCCTCCGAGTGCGCTTCCGGCATTCTCGCCCGGATTTGCGCATTAATGCCATTGTAATTGTATAATGTAAAAAAAAAAGAATAACCGAAAGGTTATTCTTTAACTTCAAAGAAGAATAATCTTGATGAATAACCCTGACCAACAAATAGTCTGGGCCATTCTTTTTCATTAAAGACATATTCTTTAGTGGCAAGTCTAATACTACTACGACCTGGTTTGTGATACCATCTTCCACTTTTCTTGTGTCTCTTGACAAAATGAAAGTCACCGTCACCATATCTAAAAGCGATAATGGTTTTGCCTTTCTTTTGTTTAAGAACTTTCTTCTTTGAAATTAAACGAAGATGAGGATATCTATTTAGAATAAATCTTATGATTTTAATATCATTTATAAGACTTGGCTTTCTAAAATCAATAGCATCTCTACCTTCCGAACCTGGCTCTTCACCCTCAATGCCCAGTTGGGTAAACTGGTTTCTGCCTAGTGCATAACCTAGGCAATTTGCTTTAGAATATTTTCCCATTAAATACTCCTCCTTATGTATACTAAATTTATAATATATAAATAAAATTCAGAGGAATACAAAAAAGAATAACCAAAAGGTTATTCTTCTTTTTTAATGGCGTCATCACGATGATTTAATTCTGTTTCGATTTCAACTTTCTTGTCTAGCAAATAATTTTTATCTTCTCTGCTAGTGACCAGATAGTAATAGTTATCAATAACTTTTAAATATCTTCTAAGACTTGAACTTTTAGCGTCCGAGATTTTTACTGTATTTTTTGAAATATTATCTACAAAATAACCTTTTTCAGGTCTATCTTTTAAATAATCCCCAGCTGCTTGCAAGTTTTTAATTTTTCTTTGTTGTGATTTAATACTTTTTTCCATATTTTTCCAATTAACTTTTCTTGACATACTATCACTCCTTATAATTTTGCAAATAGTTGTATTGCTTCATCATCCATATCCTCAACTATCTCTAATTTCTTTAATAAATTATCTAGATTGTCTTCGATATTCTTATCATATCTTTGGAAGTTAGTCATATTAAATGGATCTTTATCATTAAAAATATAAATATAAAAACACCTGTTAGTTCCAGTATATATAATATCCCTATCATAAAGACTATCTGATATTTGGTTTCCTACATCATCTAATCGAATAAGTAAGTCTAGGTATTCTATTCCAATTTTATCAAATATATTCATAAAACCATATATTTGGTCTTTTTCTCCATTTATTGGCCTTATTTTAATTGTACTAATAATTCGGCTTTCTCCACTTATATTCATAACATTTTTTTCATAATCGTAAAGTATATATGAGTTATCATTAATATCAACTGCATTGATTATCTTTGTCAGGAGATTAATTATTTTATTTAAAGAGTCCAATTATATCACTTCCTTAAATATCTGTTTTGTGTGTTATAAAAGTTTAAGAATCAAAAAAAGAGGAAATTAATCCTCTTTAAATAATTTATCTTTATTCCCTTTAAAATCTTTTATAAATGCATTATATGCTTCTATAGCATCTTCTTCATTATCATATTCCCCTAGTACATGCACCCCATAATGCCACACTCCATTACTATCTTCAAATGTATACATGTCACTAAAACTGAATATTTTTTTGTTGATTTCTTCCTTTGTATCAGGAAGCCAATACTCTGCCGCATCATCTGTACAATCCACTACATCTATATTTAGAGCTGAACAAGATGTATCACTATAAATAATTTCCTCAGCTGAAAATAATGCAAATTCATATTCTGTTGATTTATATCCTTTTGGGTCTGATATTACAATATAGTTCATAATTTCCTCCTTATAAAATGAGACGAAGATTAAACTTCGTCGTATTCATTTAGTTTTATCCACAATTTAACATCATCATAAATAGAACTTTCTGTTAAGAACTTTGAAACTCTTTTTAATTTATTTTGTGGTATTTTAGATAATACATCGATAGTCTCTTCTATAGAAAAGATTCTAGGCTCTTTCATTATAAGATATAATTTGATAGGTTCGCCAAAAGAAACACCATGATGAGAGTCAACTAGTAAACAACAACGCCCTTCTTCATATAAAACTATCCCAACTTTTTGGATACTCTTCTCGGTAAAGTTAGAAATTAAAGAAGCTATTTTATAATCAATTGTAATTTTTCCAGTCATATATCTATCTATAAAATCTTTTACTATTTTATGCACATTTTTTCTCCTTAAAATAAAGGCAAAGTCCTTAGACTTCGCCTTTTAATAGCATATCGATTGAAATCGGATATGTTGTGAATATTTTTGCGTTTAATTCTAAGAAATGATTCACACTGTATGTTTGTTTTGGTTTATTAAATCTCACCATAATATTCGTTTGATTAGAATACAAAACATCATCAGCGCGAATTATTTCAAAGTTCTGCTTTATTTCGTCATAATGTTCTAAAATCAGTTTTTCATATGTGTTTCGTTTATTTAAAGCATCCTTTTTAATCGGGAAGTTGATATATTCAGTATCGAGTATTTTTCCACTCTCAACTAAATGCTCAACAGCTTTGATAGCACGATATGGACCAACATTTTCAATAGTATTTAAACTATATCGCTGAGTTCCAAGTATCGCCGAAATAAGTGAAACAAGTTCTGATGAAAGGTGTGTTGACCTTTTAAACAGTTTTGAAACAGCGTTTGCTTCATCTAATAAATCTGAGTCCATGCTTTTTATATTAAGCATAAACACATGATTATTGATTAGCTGGGCCATTATCTCGTCATTTGATAGTATAATTGCAATTTCATTTGATGGAACTTGTTGGACTAAATACTTAATCATTACAAATTCATCGAACTCACTTGTGTCAACAAACTGACAGTTAGGAACTCGACTCAAAACTTTCTTAGAAATATCAATTGCTTTTTTAACCATCTCATGACGATTTGCACGTTCAGGGTCATAGAAATATTTTTCATAATGCTCTTTCTTATAACCTGGAAATTTTGACTTCATTAAATCGCATTCTGACTCACTATACATAAAATATAGTGACGTATATTTTCCTTGCTTATAGAAATAGTTTCTATAATGTGCAGCAATTCCAATTATGTCAGATGCAAGTTCTTCTATACTGTCCCTTGAAATACTCTCTTCACTAAGAATATCTGGACGATAAACTTTTCGGATGATTTCTTTCAGGTCAATAATAACGTTTACATTGTTAGAAAATCTTATATTGTTGAGCTTTTCCTCTAATATAATATCGAGGTGCTCATATTTGATTTTTATTTCTTTGAATACAATCATTATTTAGGATTACTATCTAAAACTTTCTGTTTTAATTCATCGACAGTGTCATGATAGTAGATCTTTACACCTCTTTCTTCGAGTATATCGTGAAGCACACTTTTTTTGATTCCGTCTAAATCACTTTCATTGTATCTGACTCTTTTTTGTTTGCTTAGAATCTTATCAATAAGTTCAGGGACGGTGTTTTTATAGAAATAACCAACTTTCATATCGTCAAGAATTTCTTGAAGTTCTGGTTTTTTCATATTTTCTAAATCTTTTTTCTTGTATTTAGGTTTTTCAGGCTCTTTTTTTGAAGCTGCTGATGTCAATATTTTAGTCTTTTTAGCAACAAACATGCTTTTTTCTTTATGTTGAGCCCAAAGATTGGTATATCTTTCTTCTTTTGACATTTTCAAATACATGTCATTTACCTTAGAATACTCTGGCATATTTCTTACACTTTCATTCTTTATAACCTTGTCCATTGAAAGACTTTCTTTATAAGCCTCAATAAATTTAAAAGTTAATACTTGAAATGCAGAAACAGAGTATAAATCAAGATATTCGAAATGCTTTTCCATGAATTTAATCGGCAGTTTATAAAACGTGCAGAGATACGACCAATTAATGTTTTCGATATGTTGTTCTGCAACATCTAAATTGAATGCTTCTGATTTTGTCACAAGCAGCCATTCATAATTGGTCATTTCATCTTTAAATTCGCTTATATAGTGTTCTAAATCACGTGTTTTTTTAATGGATTCCAGATCATATATTCGTTTATAATTTTGTTTTTCGCGCATTTTTACATCTCCTGCACAATTTCTAGTTCTTCGATTTTGAATTGGTCGAATACTGCACTATCTGTCATTGCAGTGAAAATAATATTGACTTGTTTACCTTGTTCAGGTAGATAATCACTGTAAATAAACGTTCTAAATGGTCTATTATCGATATATAAAATACGATTATATTCATCATATTTTGTGACTGTTCCAGTATAACTGAATTTTAGTTTCTCAAAACCTTTACCATACGGTGCAAGGTTATAATGAGCATCAAATATCTCAGTTGTATAATAATCCTCAAAAATGAATACATTCTCATCGACGTCATGTGCATTTTCTGCATAGTCTTTTTCGAAGTGTTCCTTCAATAATTGTAAATCTTTTTCTGGATTTCCAACACGAATTCCAATTGCTCCGTCATGTCCGCCACCATCAACTGTTGTATCTGGATTAGCTTTCAAGAAGCGGTTAAGGCCTTCATAAAGCGAATAACCAGGAACTGAACGACATGAAAATGATAGTGTTCCGTCTTTTTCTGTACCTACAAAAGCAGGTTTTTGTTCCTTATCTGAAATCCTATTTGCTACTAAACCAATAAGACCACCGATTGGATAGTCATATTTATCAGCATCGATAACCATGAAACCGATATTTTCTTCTGGATTAGCCACATGTTCTTTAAAGATGTCACGAGTTTTCTCTTGACGTTCTCTGTTAACTTCACGATAGCCATTGATGTAGGTTCCATATTCGTTTGAACCAATGATATCTGAGACGATATCTTCTGTTTCTCCATTTACACGTCCACTTGCATTGATTGTTGGTCCAACATAATATCCAAAAGTATCTTCTGTGATATAAGTATCTTTGTCATCCATAATCCAACGTCCAACACCAAATCCAGCTAAGAATTTAAGTGTTCGTCCAGCCCAAAGTTTACGTTCTTTATAATAATTGATATTATCGAGAACATATTTAACTAATAGTCGATTTTCACCAACTAATGGCATAACATCTGAAACAGTTGCAACAGCCGCAAATAATGCAGCATCTTTTAAAACATATTCATCTTCTTTTTTGCTTGGGTCTAATAATGCATTCCCAAGTTTAAGTGCAACAAATGCACCACAGATATGTTCATGTCTGTCATTTGTTACATGTGGATTGACAAGAATATCAGCATTTGGAAGATTTTCCATATCTGGAATATGATGGTCTGTTACAATCATCACAAGCCCATTGCTCTTTCCATAATCAATAACGTTGTTTGCAGATATTCCATTATCAACTGTGATAATAACTTCTGCGCCCATTTCTAGTGCTCTGTCAACGTGTTTTTCCTTAATTCCATAACCATCGTTAAGACGGTCTGGAATGATGTAGTCACATTGTTTCACACCATAATGCTCTAAGATAATCTTCATAGCAGTTGTTGCCATTATACCGTCAGCCTTAATTGGACTATATCTTCTATAAATTGTTTAATTTATAGCAGTGCACTTCGAGTGGTATCGATCTCCACCCTACTCCGCTACATTCATCACGGATAGTCTCTTGACCTTCCTATTTCTAGGCTTGGCACAGGATAATTAGGTAACTTCCCCTGTTAGCATAACTTTTAACTATCATTTCCTATAGTTCCAAAAGTAAGTTATACACCTCGCTGATCCACGAGTTCACACTGTTTTACTACGACACTGTTATCGGTATAATATTTTCTAGGTTTTATTTCTAAATCTGGTGATATTAATAAAATATTAAATTCTTTTAATGAATTATAATCTTTTTTATAAAATGTATCTAATATGATTTCTATATTATTTTCTTCACTGTAAGGTATTCTTAAAAGAGTTATCGAATTTTTTCTACAATAATCATTTTTCATCTTATCATGAATTAATGCTGTTTTGTATCCTCTTTTTGAAGAATTAAAATGTTGTTCGCCATCAAATTCTATTAATTGATTTAGTATATCTATATAATCAAATGGCATTTTCCTTTTATCTTTACAATCATCAAATCTATATTCACTATCTAAATAAAGATTTTTATCTTGTAGATATTTTGCAATATTTGATGAACCACTTCCTGGAATAGCACCAACTCTTTTAAGGTTTGCACATTCAGGACATCTTTTTCCTTGTTGAAAATTATTTGGAGTAGTATAAAAATATGTTTCACAAATCTTATGCTTAACCCTTACTCTCATTTTGTTATTCCCAGAGTAAACAGGAGCATCTAATAATTCATAATCTGGATCATTAAATATACCTTCTAAATAATTTTCTTTCACGAGATATTGCCCTCTGCCTATTTTTTTCCGATTTTCATACTTTACTCTTCTTAAATTTTTTGTCTCGCAAGAACAGCGAATCTTTCCTTCTTGAAATAATTTTCAGGAAGTGTTTATAACTTCACCACAGTCATGTTCTATCATAATAATAGATTTATTATTTTTATAATTCTTGAAATCATATTTTTTACTTAAATTAAACCTAGAATCTAATTTTTTTATTTTCTTTTCTAATTCATTTCTTGTTAATCTCTTTGGCATAATTTTTCTCCTCCATATTATAAATTACATAATATATTGTTTAGATTATGAATCAGAAAAGTTATAAAAATTTAATTTCTTTTATCGTAGTCGCCAATAATACAATAATGTTTATCCTTATTATTAGCAATATAATCCACAAATTGTTCCTGATTTCCAATACCTGTGATTTCTGATTGTAAAAACTTTGTCAACCAGCTCTTCTTGTACAAATCTTGGAAATCCTCAAAAATCTTTTGAGGGTCAGAATAGCCGCTTTCTTGAAAGATTACAGACTCAACTTGTGAGTAGCCTTCAATCATCGGGTAATCTGATAATCTTTTTTGTATGTATTTCCTCATTTATATCTTTCCTCCTTTAATTTCTTAACATTAATAGCACCTTCAATTCATCTGATTGGTTTTCTTCTTTAACCCACTGATTAAGCCGTGGGCTTACGTTTGATATTTTTATTTTATCGATATTCTCTAAAAAGAATAATTCTGAGAATTTCTGAGTTGATTCGAATGTTCTCCAAAACATATAGATTTCATATTTTAAATCTTTGTCACCTACGATACTATTAAAGAGGTCCATTACTATATTTAATGAAAATGTATTCAAAACTTTATGTCTCATTACAATGCATAATGCGTTCACTTTCATATAAGTTCCTCTTTGAGAATCAATTATTTTAGGTAAATATACTTTGTAGAAGCTATTTGGTAATGTATCATATCTTTCAAGCACATAACGATAACCTTTTGCTCGTATATCTTCTTTCAAATGCTTTCTTTTTGCTCTTTGATTTTTACTCATAAAATACTCCTTTCTAATTGATTGTTGATATGGGTTTTAATATTAAAAAAATAGCGGGAATAATCCCGCTATTTATCATAATATTTATTTTAGATACTCGTCTAACACTGTATTTAAACGGTCTAGCTTAGCAACCTCTAAAACAGGGTGCTCAATGTATCTTTCTGGATGTTTCGCAAAGCGAATAACTTCTTTCACATCTTTTTTCGGATATTGAGTCCAATCAAAGACTTTTCTCCCTAGAAGTTTTCCAGAAATGGTGAGTTCTTCTAACCAGTCATAATATTGATCGCGGCCAATTCTATGTTTTTTAAGAACTTCAAATACTTTCGCATCTGTATTCTTAACTTCAAGAATGACCTTTGCAGCAGTTTTGAAATAAACTGTGCGGTTGGTTAAAATGAGATTTTGTTGTTGCCATACATTTTGAGATTGTTTGTATTTTCCAGCTTTTGTGCCATCTTTGTAGCGTCTGGAAAATTTCTCATTTTGTACGTCTAGCTGGGAATAATTTTTCCAAGCTCTTTTTGCTTTTTGGCGGTCAACTTGAAGTTGGTCAGCCAAAGTGTTGATCATTTGATTCGTGATTTTCTTTTTCTTACTAGTCGCAAGAGTGAAAATCAAAGTTTCTAAAGCGTTCATGATTTCCTCCTTTTAATTTATTTTTTTGTTACTTAATACTCTTCTTAACTAAATATTCTGCAGTTCTAATAAGTTGTGCAGCATAACTCATTTCATTATCATACCAGGAAATGACCTTAACAAGCTGTTTCCCGTCTACTTCAATAAGTTGAGTTAATTGTCCGTCAACTAATGAACCGTAAGTCATACCGATTGTATCGCTTGAAACGATTGGGTCTTCTGTGTAACCAAGTGTTTCATTTGCAGCAGCTTTCATTGCGTCATTGATTTCTTGAACTGTAACATTTCTGCTAAGCTCAACTGTCAAGTCTACAACAGAACCTGTTGCTGTTGGTACACGTAAAGCAATACCATCCAATTTACCTTTTAGTTGAGGTAATACAAGTCCAACTGCTGATGCAGCGCCTGTAGATGTTGGAATAATATTTGATGCAGCTGTTCTGCCGCGTCTTGAATTTACACCTTTTGGATGTGGTCGATCTAATGTCACTTGGTCATTTGTATAAGAGTGAACTGTTGTCACATAACCTTTAACAATACCAAATGAATCATCTAAAACTTTTGCAACTGGTGCTAAACAGTTTGTAGTACAAGATGCACCACTAATTACTGTTTCTGAACCATCAAGTGTTTCATGGTTTACACCAAATACGATCGTTTTTAAGTCACCTTTTGCTGGTGAATTGATAATAACTTTTTTGGCACCTGCTGTGATGTGCGCCATTGATTTTTCTTTTGACGCATAAAAGCCGGTACATTCTAAAACGACATCAACATTTAATTCTCCCCAAGGAAGTTGTGATGCATCTTTTTCAGCATAGATTCTAATCTTTCTCCCGTCAACTACTAAGTAGTCTCCCTCAACGGAAATCTTATCCGACATATAACGACCTTGTGTGGTGTCATATTTTAATAGGTGTGCTAATTCAGCAGGATTAGATAAATCGTTAATCGCTACCACTTCAAATGTTGGATTGTCATGTACAAGTCTGTACGCTAATCTCCCGATACGACCGAAGCCGTTAATTGCAATTTTTGCAGCCATAGTTTATTTCCTCCTTTTATATTTTATTTCACTTCTCGAACCAATATTATAATATATGTTTAAAGAGAAAGATAGACCATATTGGTCTATCTTTCATTTTATTCAGGAATTACTAATATACCATAATTTCCATCATTACGTTTGTAAATAGTCGAAATTAAGGCATTATTATCTTTATCTTTGAAAATAAAGAATGAGTGTCCAAGAAGTTCCATTTCTTCAATTGCTTGTTCACGAGTTATAGTTTCTAACGGAATAAACTTTTCCCTTGCAATCTTTCCTGTTTCTTCTTGTTCTTCATTATAAATTGCTTCTAATTCTTCTTGTAAATCAAGAATATTAAAAGCTAATTTATTTCCATTTCTATGCTTCATTCGCATAGTTTTATATTTTCTAATTTGTCCTTCTAATTGATTAACAACTTCAATAACAAGAGCATAAAAATCTGTACCAGAATGTGACGCTCGGATGTTGCCTGGAATTGCTATTTCTAATTTTAGTTGATGTCCTTCTTTCTTGAGCGTTGCTCTTCCATCTACACTATCAACAAACCTCTTTAACTTTTCTACCTTCTCAATAACATAAGTTTTCATTGCATCGGTAAATTCAATTTTTTTCTTGTCTGAGTAGAATTCCATAATTTTCATCCCTTCTTTTTTAATTATAATTTATTTCTTCTTCAGGTCATATTTATAATATATAAATAAAAGCATATTTACCCCCTTAAGTCTAGAGGTAAATATGCCTTATTTTTTATGCTAAGAACGCCTCTAGATCCTTTTTAGGTCTATAACCGACCATGGTTTGCATGTCATCTCCATCTAATTTAATTATAGTTGGGACTCCAGCAATTCCATACGACATAGCTTCTAATTGGCCTTCATCAGTGTCAATGTAATATTCTGTCATATCTAGGTTTTGTTCTTGTTTAATTTCTTCTAATATTGGTGTGATCATCTTGCAAGCGCCGCAATTTTGGGATTTGAATAATAATATTTTTGCCATTGTTAGTTCTCCTTATTGTTTTTGTACTTTTTTAATCTTTGCCCAATCGTTTGTTCAGAGCAGTTAAAAATTCTTGCAATTTCTCTTTTTTTAAGGCCTTGCTCCAGTAATTCTTTCATTTTTTTGTCATCTTTTTCTGAAAAATTTTTAGATACTGTATTCTTTTTAGCTTTACTGCTAGATTCTAAAAGTTTAATTGGAATTTTTATATGTTCTCATGCTTTTCTCTGTAATATTTTTGCAACATAACGATCGGATATTTTAAATTTCTTTCCGATTTCTATCATAGATATTCCATCTGAGAATAATTTGAATATTTCAATAATATTTTCTTTTTTTAACTTTGAATTCTGATGGTCTTCACCTTTTAAAGTGTTTATTAATCCATTTTTATAAGCATGAATAACATTTTTACTAATTGACATTATTTCTAAATTTCCAATTTTATTATTTAGTTTATTTCCATCTTTATGATTTACGATAAAATTTTTTGGAATTTCACCTATAAAATTTTCTGCAACTAATCTATTTATTCTAAAGGATTTATTCTTATTATTTTTATGAAGTTTTATAGTATAATATCCTCTTTCTAAAATTCTTTTTTTTATATAGCCATATTGATTTTTAACCCTGCCAAAATTTGAAATATAATAGTTATTATATCCTTTAATATTCTTTCAAATTTCGTCTAAGATAGGTTTTTGATCTTCAACGATAGGTTTATTAAAATTTGCTTTAAGTAAACCGGCTTTAACAGCATGTTTTATATTTTCAGATTGGGTAACTCATTCTAAATTGTTCATATGGTTATTGAGTTTGTTTCCATCTTTATGATTAACAAAAGATTTATTACTAGGATTATCAATAAACATTATAGCTACTAATCTATGGACCATGAATTGTCTTCTTTCCATATTTTTCTGTAAAGATACTCTATAGTATCCATTTTCAGATAATCCTAGTTTTTTCAATTGTCCCTTATATTTTTTGTTATTAATAACCCTATCTAATGATCTTATATTTCCTAGATTTGATACTTGATAGTAACTCTCGTATCCAATTATATCTTTCCATATTTCTGTCATATTACCTACCTCCAATTTTTAACTATAATTAATTGTTATAAAAAATTAAAAGTAAAATATATGATGTATGCTATAGGGCTACAATCTATCAGAAGCACAACTACCAGTAGCACAATCTGGATCTTCATCTGCTTCTTCTTTATAGTATTCATCAAGTTCTAAATATTTTGTTAGTAATTCGTGGGAAAGGTCATCTAATCCTTCAATAGCTTCTTCATATTCTTCTTTAGTAATAGTTTGATATGGAGCTTGTGCATATTGATGGTCAGTCAATGGTAAGAATGAAACCGCTGTGAAAGATTTCCAGTTTTCATATAACCATTCTGTTGCTGCTTCCCACTCATCATTTTGAACAGATACTGTAATCGATGTATTTTGGTCAGTATAGTGTTCTTGGAATCTCTTATATCTGTCTAGTTGTTCAATAACTGAGACGTCAAATTTAGTTCTCTTTGCTTCTGATTTAACTGGGAAATATATTACAGCTGTTGTATCAGGTCTTGTAATATCATCTTCAATTCTCCAGTTAAGCTTACTAATCACTTTGAACATTGGGTTTGTTTTATCAATGCGAATAGTTCTATAATAATATGGACTGTGGCTCATATGTCGTTTTATTCTATCAAGGTCGTTAATCTTGATACGTTCTCTTATGAACTGCTTATATTTTCATATAAGACTAGACTATATCACGATCCTTCTAAGGATCCTTTCCATTTCGATTTAAGGGATTTTCACCCACCACTTGGCCCTACTCCTGTTGACAAATTTATATTAGCGCTTGTCCTTGGGATAGTCGTTGCACATCTAATTTAATTTTAACTTTTCTTTTAAGGTTTCTTCTATTTTTAATTTGATTTTTTTCTTAGAGAGACTAGATACATCAATCCTCAAGAGCTGCTCGCCTGCAAAGTTATTTCTAATATTATCCCTTTGTTTAATAATTTCAAGTTCCTTTGCTAGACTATCTCTATTAAATGATTCTTTATGAAATCTTCCATCAATTTCTATAAATTTAATATCATCATGTTCTATTTTAAAATCAAATTCAAATTTATCATTACCTATTTGTTGATAGTAGTTTTGTTGAAATATTATGTTATTTTTTTCTAAAAATAAACGAGTTATTTTTTCTCCATAAGGTTCTCTTTCACAGGTACATTGTAAATTTTGGTTTATCATATTTACAGTAGTATACCATTCTCTTGGTTTATCATATTTACAATTAATATGTTTTACCTTTATTTTAGAATGAGCATTTTTGTAGTTAGATGAATCTAATAATTCAAAACCTTTCTGTTCTAAGAGTTTTTTAACATCTTCAATAGATCTTGTCCTAGATTTAACTCGTTTTTCCTGGCCACAAATAGGACACCCAAAGCCGCGAGTTAAATTATTTGGAGAAACTTTTCACTCATGACCACAAATATTATGTCTATGTAATATCTTAGTATCTTTATTAATATATTCTTCTAAAGCAATATATTCATTATTATAAATATCATATAGATTCTTTTTATACTCTTGGTTCGTAAGCTTAAATGTACCATTGCAAATAGGACATCCATGTTTACCAGATAAAATAGAATTAGGCGTTGTTTTTCACTCATGACCACAAATATTATGTCTAATAGTGATAGCTGTACGAGTTCCTTTATATTCTTCTAATGCAGTATATTCATTCTCATAAATATGATGGAGTTTAAATCTAAAAGCTCTATCGTCAAGTATTCTTCCACTACAAATAGGACATCGCTGATTTGATGATAAAAATTTTACCAGTGGCATTTTTCATGTGAAACCACAATCTAGATGCTTAAATTCCATCAGTGATTTATTATTAGTATAATCTGATTCATTAGAAATTAAAATATATTTTCCATGCCCTTTTTCAAAAACCTCATTTTTTATATCAACAAATTGTTTTCGTTTCATACAATACACTCTCCCTCTTATTAAAGAATAATATATTGTTTAGTTAAAATTAAATTATTTTGCTCAGGATTACCATATCTTTTGACTTAGGCTTCCCTGAATTAAAAAAGTTTTCTTATACTATTGCTAGTATAAGGCGCAATATTTTACGCCAGCGCTACTTGAATTAGCAACTAATCCAAGTGTTCCTGAAGGTTTAACAGCACTTACATTAAGTGAATGAGATAAACCAAGTTCATCAGCATACTCATCTGCAGACCTTCTAATTACTCCGTAAAGCCAATCCATAAATTTATTTTCTTCTTCAATATTCATACCTGTTGCTTCAATCATATCCATCCATGAAGATGGTGAAACACCGAGTAATCTATCTTCTTCTTGTGTTTTGTCCCACTCTTCTAATTCAAGCGTGTTCATGGTGACACGATAAGCAGAACGAGTTAAAACACGAAGGTCTTTTTCAAGTAAATCATAGTTGATAGTTTTATCTTCATTTAGGTAAAATACAACATTGAATGTAACTAAGTTACATGTCTGTTTTGAGCGTAACAAAATCTCGGCACAAGGATTGAGTCCTCTAGCTTGAGGGTGTCTCTTCTTGATTTCACTTTCATTCATAAATCCTGGTTCACCGAATGACTTGATATTCTCCATCCAAGCAGTTACTTCTTCCTTAGTTGGTTCATATCCTTCTTCGACAACCATTGTATTATTTGAAATCCAATAGTGAGAAATTTTTCTATCACTAAAATCCGTGAAGTTTGTTTTGGCTTTTGCCATTTCATCATCTGTTCTTGAGAATAGTGCAATCATAGCACTTCTTCTTACACCACCAACAACAATCGCTTCAGCAATTGAGTTTGCAATGTGCATCATATGAATTGGTCTTAGTTTTCCATCAATTGGCGCTTTTGTAAGAATGTTTCCGTGACTATCTAAATAATCTCCAGTAACAACTTCATGCATCTTTTTGATAGATTGAATGAATGGTTCGGCACCACTTGCATACATATGTTAGCTCATAGTTTCTTATGAGATCAGACTATATCTTCAACCCTAGAACTATCTAGGATTGCCTCGCACTTCGAACTATAAGTTCTACTCTACTCACTTCTTTACTTAGATTATGTTCTAAGCTATGTTTTCGATAGTCGTTGCACGTTCAAATATATCATCTAGAATTTCATGTATCTGACTAATTTGATTATATCTTATTCTTATTAAATTGATATTATTTTCTTTTGCTATTTCATTTTTTCTGAAGTCATTTTCTTTCAAAATTTTGAATGATTCTTCCCCACCCCAATTATCTTGAGGTATAAAATGTTGTATTCCGTCAAACTCAACTATTAAATTTTTTTCTTTAATCCAAAAATCCAATCTTAAATTTCCAAATAATTTATGCGTTTTATTATATTTATATTTAATATTTTTAGAATTCAAATAATCTATAATAATTCGTTCACCATTTGAAGCTTGACAAAATGGACATCTTTGACCTTGTTGAAAGTCATTAGGTCTCATAACAAAAGTATTTTTGCATTTTTTATGATAATGTTTTATTTTTGTATATGAATTAATATATTCCTCATTTACAGTATATTGATTAGAACCTAATTTCTTAACTAAATTTTTATACTGTTGATGTGTTTTTCTAATTCCGCCATTGCAAACCGGGCATCTTCTTCCAGCTGAGATGAATTTATTGGCTGTTGCATAGTAATCATTTCCACATTTTTTATGTGTAAATTTCAACTTACTGTGATTATTCTCATAATTACCTTCAACTATATACTCATCTTGTACTAGATCATATATTTGTTTTTGTATATCTTCTAGTGTGAATGCATGAAATTTTTTTCTTTTTTCATTAGCACATAACGGACAACGTCTTCCTTGTTTGAATTTATCAGGTGTTACTGAATAAATATTACCGCAAGCAAGATGTTCTACTTTTAATTTAGTTTTCGAAGTAGTATAAGTTTCTAACCATTTATACTCATTCGCATCATCAAATTTTTTATTAATATCATTTAAGAATTTTTTATGTTTAGTCATTTTAATACAGTCCCTTCTATAATAATATATAAGCTTCGCTCAGGATTGTCTCCATCATTACATGGTAAGAGTTTCCCTGAATTCACGAGGTTGCTATAATATATTGTTATATTAAGGTGGCTATGCTTTTGGGGCGTTAACCACCGAAGGTTTTGAGTGGCTCTCCAGCTGGTCGGATGTTATTAAACACCATTCTAATATTCTTATAATCATGGTCAATTTCATAACTCATGTATTTTAAGAATTCAGTTACAGCTTTACCCCAACCATCTCTGCTGTCTCCAACAATAATTGAAATAGTTCCATCAAGTTTTAGAACCTGAGTTTTGTCTTTTCTCATTGTCTTTGGAAGTGGGTTGTAAGGCACAACTTGTAATTTTACATCGCTTCTAAATCTTGGAAGTTTTTCTGCAACATCCCAAGTAATTCTGTATCCAACTCCAGCACCAACAGATAATAGATATAAAATATCATAGAATGAGTCTAATGTGTCTGGTTCAATAAATGAGCAGTTGAATAAACTTAAAGGATAACGTTCTGCAGCACTTGATCCACCTGTGAACATTGCACGTCCACTAAGGAAAGCTCTAAGATTAAACTGCATGTCAAATAATTGCTCAGCTTCTCTTTTAAGAAACTGCATAACTTTTTCTTCACGTTCACGAGTATCCATATTGATATTATGGTCTGTGGCACGTAAAATTGTTTCTTTAAATGTTTCTCGTCTACCTAATTCAACTACATCTCGACTATATGTTCTCAAATAAGTAAATTTACTTACAGGGCCCATATGTTTTGGGTAGCTGTCATAGTTCACAAGGAAACTCGGTGCTAAGTACTCAGAGCTATAAACAACATCTTTCAACGATTCTCTTCGTTTCGCTCTTGCATTTCTTCTTAATATATAATGCTCAACAGCTTCAGGATATTCCCTGATTGCATGTTGCACTTTGTTTTGAATCTCTTCTATTCCAATACCATCATAAACAACTACAGATTTAGCCATCTCTTGAATCTTTGAGTATAGTTCCTCTGCTCTTTCTTCTCCATAAGTCTCTCTGAACGCTTTGTAGATTGCCTGTTCGATTTTGGAGACATCGAATTTTTGCAATTCACCAGTTCTTTTACGAATATACATGACCCATCATCCTTTCCCTCAATTTCACAAAAAACGGGATATAAGGCTAATATGCTTAAGTGTATAACAACCTTATTTCTTCTAGACATGAAGTATAATTTTTTAGTAAGAAATTTTTATTGTTATTCATAAACATATCATCTTTTGTTTTTCAGAAATTGGACAGTAACCACTGTCAGAAGTATTTCTTAATTTATTGTTGTTAGGATTTTTCGTTTTTAAATTATATACTTTTTGTAAAAAATTTAATCAAAAAAAGAAGGATTCGAAAATCCTTCTTATATTAGTTATTCTACCCAGAATCTGGCAAATCCCTCAAGACCGCCAAGATCTAAATCAATATATACAGACTCATAGTTCTTAGTTTTGAGTTCTGCTTTAGCAATTTTAGGATTATTATTGAAGTCAATATGCTCAAAATATTTTTGAATTGCATCCAATGTTCTTACTGGAAGCTCATCTGAAAGTCGAACATAGAAGTCAAAGAATTCTTTGTCTTCATCTAAATCGCAATGCATTTTGAATAGATTTGCTTCTTTACTGTTATTGCATTTGATTCTTCCAACTCTTATAAAGTCACTGTTAAAAACAGATGGAGTTGGTGAAGCAAAGATTTCGCCAAAATCATGTGCTGATAGAAGCGGTTCTTTATCTTCATACAATAACAAATCCAAACTTCCTCTAACTCTGTCCACATCTAGTGGATGAGTAAGTTCTAGTGAAATATTGCCTTTGTCATCTTTTACTTCTCGATACATATCAGTATCAAGGACTTTGTTAATAGCGTCTCCACTTTCGATATTGAATGTATTTCCATATTCTGGAACTATGAAATCAAATACTTCTTCAGAGCTCTTAATCGCTGCAACAACGAAGTCTTCAATAGATTCGTCATTTGATTGAGCCAAGAATAGAATATATTTTTCATTATTGCCTATATATGTTAATGTATCCATAGTAGAAAATGCTGGTATCAAGTTGTAACCTTTGGTTGCAACAAAAGTTTGAAGATTGTATGGGCCTTCACCATAGATATCTTTGAATTCATCGTAAAGATGTTCACTAGGGATATAAACAATTGCGCCAAATGATTCGTTATCAGCAATGATATCAAAATCATAAGATGTCATTTGTTCTTCTCCATCATCAAAGAGTTCATCTTCTTCACCGCTAGCTATACCTAATAGTTTTTCCACATCCTCGTCAGATGCAGCTCCACCAGAAAGTAAGTTAATCAGTTTATTTACAAAATCTGTGGTTTCTTCCATTTCGTCATCAGGAATTCCTAAATCTTCTTGCATCTTCTCTAATAGTTCATCCATGTTACCAAAAGGGTTTTTACCAGCGTTAGGTGACATCTTTGACATATCAGGAGTATGATTACCTCCTAGAAATTTATCAAGAACCATTTTCAAACCAATGTTATCCAAAGAGAAGTGTTTTTCATTACCATTCCCAGAAGTCATCATATGTCCTGAGAGCTCTTCTAGAAAGTCAGGATCAGAATTGCTATTTAGCATTTGAGCGAATTTTTCCATTGCACTTTCTAATTCACTTTCTGTTACTCCAAACATTTCTGTTATTTCAGATGCAGCATCTCCAAAGGGTTTACCTCTGCCTGGATGATTATTTCTTTTAGGTTGAACATCTTCTTCGATGTCAATATTTTCTTCCATTCCAGAAATAGAGAAGTTTGTTTCTTTATCTTTGTCGTTATCATCAAAGAAATTCATATATTTTCCTCCTTTTGGAAAAGAGGGGGAAAGATTATTCCCCCAATTTTATTTTATTTATCAGATGGTTTCTTGATTTCGTCAATAATTCCATATTTTAATGCATCTTCTGCAAACATCCAACTGTCACGTTGTGTATCTTTTTTAAGTTGAGTAACTGTCTTGTTACATGATTTTGCAATCATCTTAAGCAATTTCTCATTTAATTGTTTTGTAAAGTCAAGAGAAACTTCCATATCTTGGATATTTCCTTGAGTTCCACTAGATACTTGATGAAGCATTACAGTTGCATTTGGTAGCGCAAAACGCTTGTCACCTTGAGACAGAATAGCTGCGCCCATAGATGCAGCAAGACCTTTAACACAAGTATAAACTGGTGCTTCAATATCTTTCATAACATCAATAATAGCCAATCCGTCAAGAACGGATCCTCCCGGACTGTTGATGTATAATTGAATAGGTTGTTTGCTAATTTTATTCAAATGTAACAATGTTTGTGTAATATAGCTAGCTTGTCTTTCATCAACAACACCTTCTAAATGGACAACACGGTCGTCAATTTGTGCACGTTGAATATCATATTTAGGTTCTGAGTAATAAGTCCCTGAACTAGTCATAGGCTTATTAATATTTTTCGGATCAAAATTCATATTTTCCTCCTTGATTTTTAGAATTGAGGGGAAGATTTCTCTTCCCCAATTTAATATTTTTTATTTATGGATTTATAATAATTCCGGATCCATCAGTAATAACTTGTGGCAACTCACCATTCCATGTATTTAAATACTCGATATATTGAATATAATCAAAGATTACCTTTAATTCTTCTGGAGTACTTCCTGAAGTATCAACTGTATATGTTGTAACCTCTGTAACTGGATCTGTGGTCGATGTAACTGGCATACCTAATGTTCTGGCAACATCAACGACCTTAGCTGACAATGCAGCTGCTTCAGCCTGAGCGATTGCAAGAATAGCGTTTGCTTCACCTTTAGCTTCTTCTAGAGCCGATTCTGCTTCAAGAATAGTTGTTGCTAATTGTTGTTCAGCCTGAATGATGGCAATTTGTTTTTCAGTTTCAGCTTTTAATCTTTGTTGATCTGCAATCATCTTAGCTTCAACAGCTGCTTCAAAAGCATCTGAAAATGCAAAATCTGTAAGATAAATCGCAACAATTTCAACAGGCATTCCTCTACCATTAATTTCCTCAACAATTAAGGTTTCTATAGAAACAGATAATGCGGATCTTTGTGAAATTAAATCCTCAGCGGTATATTGTGATAAAGACGATTTAGTTCTTTCCATAACAAGCGAACCTAATCTATCTCTAACATTTTGAACATCTCCACCATATTTTTCATAGATTGTTTGAGCTTGTTCTCTCTTAATTCTCCACTGAACTGTAAGCATTGCGTCTACAGGCTGGGAATCGTTAGAATAGAATGATATTCCCATATCTTCAAGATTGTCATATCTGATTTCTTGAACTTTTAATGTATATTTGTGATATTTTTCTAATGGGCTTTTAACCTTTAAACCAGGTTCATATACAACTCCTTGAATATCTCCTAATTGAGTAACAACCACTACTTCGGTTGCATCAATAGTTTGAAACATTCCAAATAATACAATTAATGCGCCAAGTGGAGCAAGTAACACAAGTTTACGGAATTTCCATCCGAACTTATATTGTTCTTCTGTATATTTTTCAACAGTTCCATCATATTTTACTTTTTGTTTCTCAACAATATATGAATGTTCTCCTAGGCCAAGACCAATGAATAAACCAATAACTAAAATAAATGCAAAAATAATTAAAAACATAATTTGTACCTCCCAATTTTCTTAAAATTTTTTACTCAAAGTTTAAAAGAAGGGAATCCGAAGATTCCCTTATACTGATACTACTTCTTTTTCTTTTTGCTTGGACTCGATACGATCAATAGCCACAAGCATTTGTTTTCTTACAGCGCGCTTCAATCCACGTGCACCATAAGTTTCGATATCAGCTGTCTTAATGATATCATCGATATCAGATTTAATGAATTTAACATCTTTTTCCATTTCCATGTACTCTTGATATTCTTTCTTGTATCTGTCGATTAGTGTTTCAGCGATATCTTTTTCAAGACCGTTGAACACAATGATTTCATCTAAACGGTTGATGAATTCTGGACGGAAATGCTTTTCAACATTTTCTCTAATTTCGCTTGACTCAGTTTTATGAGTTACGAATCCAGAACTTCTAGGTTTAGCAAAGTCTTTACCATAACCTAAGTTCGTTGTGAAAATAATAATCGCATTTCTAAATGAAACACGATTTTTATGGTTATCAGTCATTTCACCTGTATCTAAGATATTCAATAATGTATCGAATACTTTTGGATGAGCTTTTTCAATTTCATCAAATAGAACGACTGAGTTTGGATACTGTTTGATTTTTGCAACTAAACCTGATTCATCATCATGGCCTATATCTTTTGTGTTACGATAGTTCGCTAAACTATCTCTTTATATTTCTATAAAGAACTGACTATATCTTCACCCGATAAACGGGGTACTGCATTTCGAGTTCGCTTGAACCCTACTCCCATAAGGGATAGTCGATGAACCTTCATCTCATTGAGATGTTTGGCTGCGGATTGCCCAATCTCTTGCCTTTTTACCATCTCTCCGACGTTACTCTTCGATTAACAGGTAGCTAAGAGCTCTAAGGGGTTTCCCGCAATTAACAGTATTTTCTTTTGTATATCACTATACAATGGGGCGTATAATCCACCCAGGGGCACTACCAGTAATTTTTGTTACATCCATTTCAGTACCATATTCACCCATATTTAATTTGATTAAGTTTCGTTCAGCACCACAGAATTGCTTTGCAACAATTTTACAAGTTTCGGTTTTACCGACCGTTTATATTCCATCGAAATCGTTAATTTCAATGCGTTCTCTTATGAACTGCTTATACTTTCATATAAGACTAGACTATATCATCACCTTTTTCAGGTGGTTTACATTTCGACTCACTTGAGTCTACTCCTTACGGATAGTCGTTGAACTTTTCTCTTATTAAGAGACTTAGCTGCTGATTGCCCAATCTACACACTTTTCAAGCCTTGGCTTTTCCTCACGGATCGCAGTGGCAGTGTAGCTCTAAGGGGTTTCCAGCAATTAGTAAACTTTGCTTATGTAAATTTCTTTACATAGGGGCTAAATTTAACCCGTAGGACCTGCAAATACCATTGATGTCAATGGTTTCTCTGGATCGACTAATCCTCTTTCAATGTATCTTAGGTTCTCAATAACACGGTTCAATGGTCTTTCTTGACCTAATAGAACACGTTTCAACTCTTTTGCAGTTGCTTCTGTTTTGTTGTCAGCAATATTGATATCATATTTGACTTTAATCGCTGTGCGAACATCATCTGTGAAAACAATTTCACCGTCTTCATTGAAAACAGTTGAACTGGCAAATGCAAGTTCCAACATATTAATTGCTTTTGCTGGATTTGCTTGGTCAAGGGTGTATTTTTCAGAATAGTCTAAGACTTTTCTTACTAAATCGTCCTCAGCCTTCTTACCAAAATATTCTTCGATATCAGGTTGTACACCTTTAAGAATTTGATAAGTTTGTTGTTTTGTAGGCTCACTAATGTTTACCTTATGGAAACGTCTTTCTAATGCTTTGTCTTTGCTGATGTGTTTTTGATATTCATCATCAGTTGTAGTCCAAATCATTTGAATTTCACCACGAGTGATATATGGTTTAAGAATATTACCACCACTTGCAGCTCCTTCTGCGTCTCCTAATTTCACCATCATATGTGCTTCATCAATGAACAGAATTACTTCTGGATTTTCTTTGACAAGTTTAATGATGTTCATAAGTTTTTCTTCAAAATCACCACGATATCTAGTTCCAGCAACTAATGCACCTGGATCTAATTGGTATACAATTTTGTTTCTGAACTTTTTAATAACATTTTTATTATTAATACGATTTACGAATTCATATACTGCAACAGTCTTACCTGTACCAGCAGGTCCAACGAGAATCGCATTTCTAATTGATTTTCCTGACAAAGCCATTTGAATTTGATTAACAGCATTGTCTGCACCGATTACAACTGGTTTCGCTTGTTTCACATATCTGTTAAGATTTGTTAACTCACGGATTTTTTCCAATGCATCGATTTCTTGTTTAGTTGCAACAATATTAAATGCTTCAACAATTTTCTCAGACATTTGGTCAACTTTTTGAGTTGAACCGCCGAGAACAAATTCAAGAATACTTCTAAGTTTATAACTTGGGTCTGAAAATAACACTTTAATAAGGTCTTCAACTTGCATTTGTCTGCGTTGTGCAAGAGCATCTCTTTTAAGTTGATTTCTTACAGCATTACCTTCTTCATGCCAAGTAACTTCAAAACGTTCTCCGCCTACATCCAATCCAGGATATAGTTCCAAGAATACCTTTTCAAAATCTTCTCCCTTAACTTCGTATTCTTGTAAGATATTCGTTAGAGTTTCATACGTCTCAGCAAATCTTTCAGTATCTTTATTCTTCTTCAAGAAGATTGTTGTACCTAAGAATAGATGAGGTGTACCAACCCAATTTTGATAGTTCTTAATTGCAATTTGTCCCGCTTTTTGCGAAATCATTTCGACTTCTTGTGATAGTGCCTTCATTCTTTTCCTCCTTTAGAATCCAAAATCATCATCATCATCGTCTTCATGAGGATTGACTTGAACGGTATTTTGTTTGTTTTCATATTCTTTAAGATCTGTAAATGACATTTCCTTAACAGTTGCCATAATTTCATCGATTTTGTCGAGAATTTGTTCATCTGTAAGTGCTTCTGGTCTTTCACCAGTCATTTGTTCCATTATATCTGCAAAATCTGGATCTGATAAAGCTTCTAGATCCGTCATCGCACCAACATATCGTGATATTACCATAAAGTTAGCTCTGAAGTCAGCGCTTTCTTTATACTCAATATTTCTTTTTGCTTCTTTTACAGTAGCTTCTATTTTTTCAATAACTTCTAATTTTGCTTTCTCAACGGGTCCAAGACTCGCTTCTTCTTCTAGACCATCATCATCTAAGAAGAAATCATCAAAATCAGCCATATTAGTTCCTCCCTGTTTCTATAATTTTGTTGGGAACATAGAAAAATAAAGACGGATCCTAGAAGAATCCGTCTTGTTGTTTTTTCATTTTAACCCAATCAGCGTCTTTTTTCAACGCTTTAACTTCACCATATGGTTCTTTCAGTGATAAATGTTTTTCATCTGCAAGAACGATCCAAAGATTTCTTAGTGTTCTTGGTTTTGGAATTTCAGAATCACCAAAGCCATCAGTAAAGTATACCATTAGCGCATTTTTATATGCACCAGTTTCATTGATATGATTGATTACAGGAATGAAAGAAGTTCCTCCACGACCTGTAACTTTTGTATTTACATCACGAGGATATTTTGCATCATAAATTCTTCCAATTTCAGCATCACATTCGATGATAGTAACTTTTGTATCATAATCTTTAACGATATTGAAAATTTCGTTGATTACATACTCAATATCACTATTTGACATAGAACCTGATGTGTCAATTGCAACAACAAGTTGTATATGTCTCTTTGGAAGTTTACCAGATAAGTCAGCACGATATGGTTGACGTCTGTTTAGACGTGTTTTAGTTCTTCTGTATGGAACAGGAACTGTACCCATATACTTTTTAAGAATCTGTTTCCAACTAATTTCTGGTTTTCTAAGAAGATGTTTAATCTGTTCGATTACACCTGCAGGCATAAGTCCACGAGATTTTTCATCCATCTTATTATAAACATCTGCAATTAAACCTTTAACTCTGTCTTTCGCATCTTCACTATCAACTTTTTCCCATTGATGTGGTGCTTGACCATTTTGATTATTTTGAGTTGCAGGTGCATTAGGATCTGGTTCACCTTCTCCTTGACCTTGTCCTGGCATAGCAAACTTGCTAGGTTTACTTTTCTTATTACTATCACCATCTTGTGGCTTAGGACCAAAGTTCTTCAAGAACTTATAATAATAGTCAATCGAACTGTTTTCTTTCGGTGTTCTATTACTTTCTTGATTCATTTTTGCGGTTGTGTAAGCGTCAGGTGGAAGACGTAATGTCTTCGATCTGTCGTTTTTATCTAATCTTATATCTTGTTGAACCATTGATGAAACAGATGCACTTGAAGCTTTTTCAAGGTTCACATGTTGTTCTGGATCATTTGCACCATTTAACTCACCAAATACTGATGGATGATTATAAACTAATCTCAAAATCTCAGAAATAACCAATGCTGTAAATTCAGCATATGGATATTTAGCTAAGAATAATGGATTGAAATGCAATTCAAGTGGTTCTTTACTTACATCAATATCAAGTGGGCCTCGAATATTGAAGTTAACTTTTGTTGTCATGTTAACTAGAACTGAGCCCCAGAAAACATCGTGTGCCATGATTAAGTGAATTTTTTCAAATTCAATTACTTGCTCAAAAGCCTCTCTAAGAGGAGGGAGGATCTTTTCATCGACCTTCCCTTCATTTATCAAAGCAGAAGCCTCAGCTTGATCTACAAGTTCACGGCAGATATTATATACTTCTAAAATATTAGTCTTTCCTGCCATAATGGCCTCCTTATTCTTCTTTCATTAAGTTTTTAAGCGTACTGTCGAATTCAGAAAGTTGCAATAAGACCTCACGTGCAAAGCATTTAGAAATCTTAGAGAATACATTCTTTCCATCTTTTGCAATAACTTTCTCTACATTTGAAAGACCTTTTGCGAAGGTGATTCTTGTAGAATCGTCAAGCATTTGAACGAATTCTGTGATTTGATCCTTATAGTTATTGTATTCTTTTGCAATCTTCAAATCAGATGATTTTTTCTTATTTTCAAAGTCAACAATTGTTTCAGCGATGTAGTAAATAACTGTGTCAGCAGTAATCTTTCTACGAAGTGCACCTTGTTTGTTGAATTTAACTTTAAGTTCATTACTGATTGTTGCGGTTTTACCATTGATAAGTTCTTCTGGTTTAATAAGTGTGCTTGTATCTTTTAAGTTACGGATAAATGCACGACCTGCTGTTTGACCAACTTTACCAATGATCATTCTTTGCATATCGCCATCTTCGTCTGATCTATCTTGACGACTTAGAAGAGGGGTTTTAGCAAATACTTGGAAACTTTCATAAATATATGCAACAATTTCCCAAGAACGTGGTGATGGATGTTGCTCATCAGTATCCTTATGAGAGTTGTCTTTTGTCATAAATTGACTTTCATCAACAGCAATTGCGTTGATAACGTCTGTATTAATTCCTTTATCAAGAGCATAATCTACCCAGTCGCTTAACTTAGCATCAACAACGATTTTAAGGAAGCGGTCTTTTTGAGCGTCATCCATTTCGTTAGTTGCATAAGTTGAGTTTTGAGATGATGGATTGACTGCGCCTACAATCGTAACCCACCAAGGTAAGTCATAACCATTGATATTTTTGTTAAGAACGATGTTCATTAATTCTTTCATTGTTTGTGGTTCTGTACGGTTAAGCTCATCAATAAATAGTAAGAAAGGTTTAATTTCTCCACTTTCGATTAATGCAATTTTAAGTTCTGCTGGTAATTCTTCACCGAATTTAAATTCGTTGATTTCTCCATCAACAAGACGTTCCATTTGAGAACGTGTTGCTAATACTTTTGCTTTCTTAGTTTTAGGGTCTGTATAAACCATACCTTCATCAGTAAGTTTAAGAGCTCCACCTAAGAAACCTTCTTCTTTTGCAATTCTGTAATATTCTTTTTCAAGTTTCATAATATTACTTGTTACATAATAAGGAACGAAACGAACTTCTGTTCCTCCATCTTTAGTTGGGCTTGCAAATGGTAAACCAGTTACTTCCCCTTCTTTTAGAGATCCACCTTCAACTACGTTACTGAACCCTCCAAGTTCTTTTGCAGCTTGGTGAATAATTTCTGTTTTACCGATACCATGAGGACCTGATAAAAGCATTGTAATACCTTTACCTCTTGGTGTAATAAGATTTGCTAAATATGCGCGCTTAACTAAGCGCTTTGACACTTCAATTGTTGCCATAATTTTGTTTCCTCCCTGTTATTTGTTTTGTCGAGTTATAATTTTCCAGTAACTCGCATTTATAATATATAGTTTAAAACTTATTTAAAAATACAACTTAGTTTTCACTAAGTTGTATGTTTTCATAATCTAGCTCCTCATGGAAGATAACTTTCTTCGATTGAGGTTGTTGATTTTTTATCATTTCAATTATTTCTAAGAATTTGTCAAAATTATTATCGTACATTTTAAGATAATTAAAGTTTGACTTCTTAACTGCTTCATCTTGTGCTCGTTCATCATCAATATCTCTTAGTCTGTAATGTGTATTGTCAGATGCTTTAATGTTCACGATAAGATTAAGGCTTGTAATATAAAAATCTGGAATGTGAAATCTTTGATTACCTTCTGCATCTATATACGGAAAAGTCATTGGAGCTGGCCCCATAACATCACCTGGGTTGTCCCAATCAAGATAAACATCGAGATATTCTAAAAATTTTCTTTCATAACTTCCAGTATATGGAGTTGTAGTTCCATCTTCCCATTTGTATTCTCCAGATATGCTTCTATTTGAAAGCATTTTCTTTTGTTGTTCTGGTTCATCAAGTAAATGGACTTTTCCATATTTTTGTTTCATTCTTCTCTTAAACATTTCACGATATGCTTCTCTTGCTCGTTCATCAGCAAAGCGTTCATATCGGCCAGTTGTAACGTTAAACTTAGTTGGCTTGCCAGTCATAACACACTTTCCATGCTCTTTTGTCAAAGCATATTTATTTCTTCAATTGAAAACAATTTGCATTGCTGGTAATCCGTGCAGTTCATCCTTATGTTCTTTCTCCATATGGTTGTATAATGCATCTTCAACTATATAGTTTTTCTTACAAAATGGACATTTATGCATTTGTGCCATATTCTCACCTCGATCTTCTCACATATAATTAATTGTTCTTATTCTAACACCTCTTAGAATTAAAAGGTGTCAAAATAGACCGAAGAGAGGATCTATTTTGACGTTCAAAGAGAAATGAAGAAAGAAACTATGAAGAGATATCTTTGTGGGGTCTCTAGTCCCACTAATAATTTGTTCTGAATTTTCTCATGAAATTTCTAAGGTTTATGTTTGTAGTTTCACGAAAAGTTTAACAGAATCTGAGTCTTCCATCTCTTCAATTTTTTTAGCAAATTTCTTCTCTTTTAATAGTCTTAATATTGATTCTTTTTCCTCTGTATTACTTATTTTACCAAATACTTTATAAAAGATTTCCTCGTCAGCTGCGTCCTGATGTTTCAATAATCTGTATTTATTTGCCTTAGCAATACTTTCGCCAGACATTGGAATAGATCTTTTAGTTTCAAAACTTGGGTAATCAATAATTTGATCGAGTTCTGATTTAGTAAACTGAACTTGTGCTGCGCCTACTAATAGATAACAAATCTCAATCTTTTCTCTTTCTAGATATGAAAGAATCATGCTTCTTGAAGAATTATTAAAATCAATATATTTTAGAATTGAAAATACCATCGACTTAGTAGGCTTAGAATCAAACATAAAATCAATTTCGTCTAACGTGAATTTCTTATTAAATAAAATGAAATATTTTTCAAGCTTGTCATCTTCAATAATGATTTCAGGTGAGATCCATGCTCCATCACTAGTGACATAAATACTCGGTAATAACTTTGTTAAAAATGATTTATTTATTTTCTCTTTAATTTTATCTAAGAATTCTTTCATTTTAGCTGGTGATATTTCATTTACTATTATACATTTCTCTATATTATTGTATTGGCTCCAGAATCTAAATTCGCTTGAATTAATAATCTCATAGTTTTCACTATCAAAATATTCTCCAAATTTTATCTCTGGGTCGCCATAAATAGGAGTAGCTCCACTCCAATTTTTTGTAGTTTGTAGAATTTTTATTTTAATCTCCTCCTATAATAAAACTCTAAATAATGGAATCAAATAATTAACATAGTTATAAACAATATCGACATCATCAATCAAACGGTCAGGTAAGCTGTCCATTTTATAATCGCCACGGACAACAAAGTTCCCTGTATCTAATTGTCTGTATATATTCTTGTCTAACTGTCTCGCTAAATATTTAGTTCTGTATCTTTGCAAATATGCAAAAATCTGGTCTGGCATAAGTTTCTCTGACATTTCAAATATCTTTTTCATATCTGCAATTAGATAATCTTTTTGTTTTTCTTGAAATTCTTTACTTATACCTTTTATTTCTAACACATCTTCGCTAGCACTGTAATAGAATTCTTTACCATTTATATAAGCATAACTTGTATACTTTTTCTTTGGTCTGAACTCAAACATTTCTTTTACTAGAAGATGTTGCGGTTCTTTCTTAATTATAAATAATGCGTCTTTCTTAATAGACAAAATATCGTCTTCCATGATTTGATTCAGTACAACAAAATCTTTTCGAACATCAATAAGTGTGTTGATTAATTCTTCACCTATTTTAGGATGTTTACGAATTTGTTTACCAATATAAACATTTCTGATATCGTTTGCCATATCTTCTAATTTTTTGATTTCATCACTCGGAAGAAGCTTCTTATACTTCAGAGTAGTGAAACCTGCCGAGCGAATATCATACTCACTGATATTGACATTTTTAAGATATTCAATATCTTTGTTGAGATAATTCGTTCGTTCAACTAATTCTTTTGCTAATCTATCCAAGTGACTCCCTCCTTAAATATTATTATTCTCCATAAATTCCAATAATAAATCTTTGTTATTTCTAATTTCTTTAAGATTATCATGTGTGATTTCAATTATATTGTAGTTTCCATGAAATATTTGTTTAACCTTTTTTAATACAATCTTGTTGTATTTTTCCTCATCATGATAATTTCTTTCTGCTCTTTCTACTTCTGGTTCAACATCTTTAATAAATAAGACATTGACTTTATCTGATTTATCTACTTTTGTTACAGCATCAAGAAATCCTTCAATTGATGCGACTATGATATTTGTTTTGTCCTCATCCAGTTTTGCCACTGGTGTTCCATAACGATATGGAGCGAATTCGTCCTTAACTTGCGCTATTAAAGCTCCGATATTATCGTAGTTATCATATTGCTCATCTGTTAAGAAATAATATTCTCTTCCTTCTTTTTCGTTATCTCTTGGAGGTCGTGTTGTAGTTTGGGTTAGCCAGTTATACTTCTCCGGTTCAAATAGTTCTAATTTCTTTGCCAGAGATGTTTTTCCACTACCTGATGGACCCATTATAAATAAGTAATTCATATTTCCTCCTGTTAGTATAGTTTTCTATTTACCCTTTTTATAATCATATCCAGAAGTAATTGTACCCAACTATCAGTAAACTCATATGGATACCATTTTTTACCACTAGGGAATGTTATTATAATTGGATAAGCATCATTTGTATGAATATCTACATCTTTAAAAGGTGTTCCTTTTACCTTTGTATAATAATCAAATACATCTGCTTCTAAATCTGTTCCAAAATTTGAGTCAAAGTCTTTTAGAATGTCTAAAACGATAAATATACCATATGCTTCCATGCTCATATTAACATACTTTTTTAAATCATTCAGTATCTTTGATTTGGCAGTGCTGCCTACATTGTATAAGTTCATTTAATCCTCCTCTTTAAGAATATCCTTTGCTAAGATGTCACATATTTCATTAAAATTATTGTCATCGTGACCTCTTGTCCATTTAAACAGAATAACATGGTCTGTTTGTTTTGATAAATTGTAAATCTCTTGAATCAATTCTTTATTAGCTATATCTTTCTTTGCATAGTTTTTGAAGTTATTATTCTTCCAAGTATAATACCATTCCCTGAATACTTTAACGCCATATTCAGAATCTGATATAACAACTTGGTACTTCTTCTTTCCAAAGTTTTCTATAGCTACTTTAATACCAGTTAGTTCACCGATATTATTAGTTCCGTCTTGAACTTTTCCAGATAATCCTAAATAACTAAATTTCTTATCTGTGAATTCATCTAGAACGCCATTTGAATCTTCTTGCAGCAATTTCGCTACACCATAACTCGCTTCGTTAGTATCTTTTTTAAAGCTACCATCTGTATAAGTGACATCAATCTTTTCATCACTTATTTCGGCAAGTATAGATATTTCAAGGAATATCTTTTCTAATACAATATGATTACCTTGATTAAAAATTGTAGCTAGTGAATATATGATATTATTTGTTACCTCAATCACACTATTAATTTTCTGAAATAATGTTTCTTGCAACAATATCATCTGCTCTGTAAGATTTACTGGTGCGTCTAATATTGGAACCAACACATAATTATAATTTAATTCTTTTGCCTTTCCTGGCAGCTGTGTTTTTATCTTTGATGTGTAAGCCAGTTCTTTCAAAACTTTCTGATCCAGAAAGTTCTCCATACTAGTGCTATCATTAACAAAGATGTTGCAAATTATATATTTCAATATATTTCTCCTCCTGTAAATAAATTTATATTGCTCACATCTCATAAATATAATATATAAATGAAAAAAATATTAAGAAAAGACAAACCAGATGGTTTGTCTTAAATATTAACTAATTATGTTGTTTTAACTGTTTTCTTTGGAGTTACACTACTACCTTTAGAGCTGCTATTATTACTTTGATTTCCGTATACTACTTTTTTCGCAGCTTCAACATTGGCAGGTTTAGTGCTTGGAGTTGAAACTTTATTTTTAACTTTATTAAAGGCTTTCTTGATACCAGTAGCAGCTCGTCCTACACCACTAGTTTGTTGCCAGTTTTGTTTTTTAGCTGTACTATAATCAGCCTGTGCCTTAGCACGTTTAGCGCCTACATCAGTTTTTATTTTATTAACATTTTGTTTTTTATTTAGTTTATATTGTTTTTTATTTTGTACTTTTTGAGAAGCTAGTTTAGCAACTTTGTTGTAATCACTTTCAGCTGTAGCTTGTTTCATTTTACCCTTTAAGGCTTTTTTACTTTCTTTGTATTTTGCTTTTGCAGTTGCTTTTGCATCAGATACAAGTGCTTTTCCAGCTTGTGAAAGAGTACGATTGTTTGCTTTATGAGCTTTCTTAAGGTCACCAGCAGCATTTCCTCTGAAAAGACCCTCATTTAGTGATATAAAGTTTTCAGACTCATTGATGATTCCCTCAATAACCACAATTTCTTCATATGACATTGCAGATAGAGCTTCAGAAAGTTGATCTAGTGATACAGAAGTAATATCATTATAAATATCTAAAGCTTCTATAATAGAGACTTTATTTTCTGAAATAATGTCTTCTTCATTAATTTCACTAGCTTCTACTAGTTCGAAACCAAGCTGTTCAGCAAGATAATTGAATGTGTATTTTTCAGTATCTAACTCTAGTTCTTCAAATAATTGTAATAATTCGTCTTCATCATAAACTTCGCCTTCTACAACAACTTCTTCAACTTCTTCGTTTTCATCATGTTCGTCAGTTGGATAAACATCTTCATTGTCAGTATCAGGTTCAGCAGTTTCAGCATCGCCTTCATCAGTTGCTTCGTTGTCTGTTTTAGCAATGTCACCCTTAGAAGTTAATTCTTCTTCATCTAATACTTCAAAACCAAGTTGCTCAGCAAGATAATTGAAAGTATATTTGTCAGTATCTAATCCTAAATTTTCAAATAGCTCTGCTAATTCTTCTTCAGAATATGATTCAACAATAACTTCTTTTATTTCTTCTACTTCTTTGTGTGAATCTTTAGTATAAATTTCTTTGTTTCCTAATTGAACCTTATAAAGTTCAGGTTGATTTTCTTTAGTAGCTTCATTATCTGTCTTAGCAATGTCACCCTTAGAAGTTAATTCTTCTAATAATGATTGTAATTTTTTATTTAACATAATTATTCCTCCTTATCCTTTTTATTGTTATTATACTCTACTTCTATATTATCTACGTCTAATTCTTCTAAAATAGTACCAAAAATAATTTCTTGCTCTAATGCTCTTTTTTCTTTCTCAGAAAGGTTAAAAGCATCTTGTTTAACTTCGGATTTTTTAATCTCCTCATTTAACTTTTTAAATAAAGCCATAATATTCCTCCTTATACGTCTTTCATATAATATTTTGTTCATACTAAATACTATTAAAATGGCAAAAAAAAAAGATAACCGAAGTTATCTTTTATAAGTTATCGATAATAAACTCAATTAATTCAGCTTTTTTCATTCTAGAATAACCATGAAGGTCATTTTCCTTAGCCATCTCTTTAAGCTCAACTAGAGTCATTTTTCTTAAATTATCTCTAGTAAGAGTTTCAGAAGGTTCTTCGATTTCCTCTTCTTCAAATTCCTTTGTAAGTTCTTCTTCATGATCTGCTAAAGTTTTTATACCTTTGATCTCTTCATTATAATTCTCATGAAACATACTTAACTGAATCGCATTGTCTTTTTCTTCTTTAATTTCTTCCTCTTGAATAGTCTCTTCTTCAATTGGTTGTTGTACTCTTGTTATTGTTTCTGGCTCACGTTTTGGATCCATTTTAAACATTGATTCATATTTTTCATATGATTTGTTAATATCATTTTCTTTAGTTTTTCTTGGTCTAATTGTTATAATTAAAAATATAATAACTAAGAGGCCAATCACACCATAAATAATGTATTCCTGTGGCATTGTCTGGTTCTCCTCTCTAAATAGTTGCGAATATCTGGTTAATTTTTACAAAACCACTCTGGCTTGTTATATTAACATATCTTTTGTTATTGTCATCTCTATCGCTATAATAGAGCATATAACTAACACCATCTTCAGATTCATCTAAGTTTATAGCTTTTTTAGCTTTTTTAGATAAAAACTGATATGATAGTATTCTTTTGATTGGAAATTCAATAATTTTTTCCGCAGTCTTTGTTTTAACTGCCTCATTATTTTCATCCTCATATAACACAAGATTGTCCTCAAAATTTGAGAAATCAAGCTCATATGAATAGACCAATTTCTTTTCAATATCATCAATACTGTTTATTATATCATGATGCTTTGGATTGTCAATGTTGGAACATACAAAATTCTGTTCATTTCCATCACGATCATCATATACAATCTTAAATTCATCATCTGTAACGATCATATCTTTAAGATTCTTTTTGATAGCCGCTTTCTTAAACTCATTGATATATTCTAATTCAAGAGTTAGATTCTTGTCCTTAATCCATTTAAGAAATTCATTATCATCATTATTAATAAGCTCTCCATATAAAATAAAGAACTGATCTTTCTTATAGAAAAATTTATTCCCAACAAAATAAATCTTTTGTACAATATTGTTATTTATGAGTGTATAAATATTATCAAAATATTTAACTACTTCAAATATCTCTTTCTGTTCAAAATTATTCATAAAAACGAGGATGAGGATTATTCATCCTCGTCCTCTTCATCTTCCTTTCTCTCTACGAGTAAAACATCGATTTCTAAAAAGTCACACAACATCGAGAAAGTTGTATCTAACATAGAACGTCTATGTCTAAGCCCGCTAATTATATTATAACCTAATTTTTGTCCTTCAGCGGTGTCTCCGCCTTTGATATCACTACAATAATCATATAAATCAGAATATACTAAGTCTTTAGCATTGATCCTCTCTACAATTGCTGCTTTTAGTGGTGAGTCATCTGGATGTGGGTCAAATGTTAAAGGTTTAACAGATGTACTAGGTTTTTTACTCTTCTTAGCTTTTGCTCTTTTAACTTTATCGACATTAGCGACTATGGTTGTTAGATCCATATCTATTTTTCTATTTTTTGCCATAATCGTTGTCCTTTCTTACTGCTACTCTTCGTCGTTGAAGATATCATCGACAGCAGACGAATCGTTAAAATTAACAGAAGCTACCGGTGTTTCCTCTACATTTCTCATGTTTACGATGCTTTTTTCATTTTTGCGAGGTGGAAGATTACCCCTTGTTGGTTGTGCTTGTAATTCCTCATCCATGTAGTCTTGTGGACTAACTTCATCTGGTTGAGGTCTCAAAGCTGGTTGTTGTCTTGTTTTAAATGTATTTCTAGTTGCAGTATTTCCATATCTTGGTTGTGTTGCAGCTTGTTGTTGTCTTGGTTGATATGTGTTATTTCCATAGGCAGGTTGTTGAGGTGTTTGTTGTTGATATTGACTTTGCCTTGGTGCTTGTTGTTGATAACCTTGTTGAGGTGCTTGATATGATGGAGCATTATAAGTTGGAGATCCATCATTATCATTTAGCATTGCTAACATAGTTAATTGAACTTGAATTCCGCTTAAGTCAATGTCTTTAACAATTGTATAAACTGTTAAGAATTCTTCAGCAGTCATTGGCGATGCAAAGTTTGAACTTGAAATTTGAATTGTCGCACCAGGAACTTTATTTCTGATGTTAGATTCTGGGTCAATATTTTCAACTGTTGCCACACCGAATGAAATCCAATTGTTATCTCTACCAATTCCATCAATAATGAAAGGTTCTTGAAACTGACTCTTAACTTCTAGAACTCCTTCAATTTCTTCAAAAGTGTTAGGGTCTAACAATAAGTCCTTAACGATTTCCATTTGCTCTCTTATTGCAAATAATTGTGGAAATGAAGTATAGAGTGTTTCATTTGTTTCGTAAGTTTCCCCACGATATCCAAACACTAAATAGATATTTGGATTGATGTTTAAAGTTGTAACAGGTTTGTTTGTACGGTTGTTAGTATAAGTGCTTTTATATACTAGATTTGCTGTAGAGCCGTCATTACGTTCTCTTGTAAATGTTCCTTTTACGGAAAGTTTGAATTGTGCGATTGTGCTATCGAATAGCACCATTTCTACTTGATTAAAATTCATATTCATTTTTATTTTCTCTCCTTGTTATTCGTAGTTGTCTATTTCAATGATTTTTTTAGCATTTTTCTTATAGAATCTTTTTCTGGTTTTCATCTGATTAACGGTCGATGGATACCCAATGTCTGTTACGTCAATTAATATTGAGGATTTATTTTCCCCTTGTCTCAATCTTCCCATTATTTGTTCAGTCTTTACTAAACTTCCGAATGGAACAAAATTTATCAAAATTTCTAAATCTTGGACATCAATTCCTTTATCAAACATCTTGTCATTCGTTAGAATAACGTCTTGCTTTAGTGCTTCTTCTCGTTCTGATTTTTTGACTTCACCAATAAATAAACCTGTACTTAAATTTATGTTCTCATCTAAATCAGCTTTAAGTTTTTTTATTAAACTTATTGTTGGAAGCATTATAGCTACTTTCTTTTTCCGTTCTTCTAGTTTAAACTTCTCAAAGATATCCAATACAACTTTGAGAAATATCTCATAACTTTCATTCTCTAGGTTGGAAGCCCATTTACCTGCATTGAAACCATACTTCGTTTTAGAAGCAAGTTGTTCGTCAAGGGATGGTTTACTATCCATTTTGAAGAGAACTACAGTGTGATATTTTTCACCATATATTCCTTTACCATTAAAATATGGAATTCGTCTTAAAACTTTTCCATATAAATGGTCATCCGTATAGCTACTACGACTTGGTGTCGCAGTTAAGAAGATTGTATACTCAACATTGCTCAGAGAGTTAATCATACACACATTTTTAAAATTAACGTGTGCTTCATCAAAAACTCTGATTCCAATTTTGAGCTTATTCATCAATAAATTTATTGAATTATAATCTTCATCTAGCATATTAGTCAGTGTCCTGTGTATAGCAATATATACTTTTCCACTAGGACTCTTCTTTTCTTTTTCTACAATCTCTGTCCCTGAAAGGATTACAACGTCACCTTGCTTTAGATTTGTGTGTTTAAGAAATTCTCTCTCCCACTGCAAGGCAAGTTCGACAGTATCAACAATAACTAAAGGTCTTTTTTTATACTTAGATATCACGTTTATAGTAACATAAGTTTTACCTTTACCTGTTCTTAATGATAATAATCTCTCTCTCATATAGTTATCATTTTTCATTTTCATTAGAAAATTGATACTATCTTTTTGCAAGTCGTCTCTGGGACCATAATTCATAGTATATACTACTTGAGATGATTTGGATGTTGTTTTGTAGTTATATGATACATCTTTGTTAGGAAAGTGCTTTTGTATCTGGTCTAATCCAATACTTGATGGGAAATACAGATCATTGTCTATTAATGTAAATGCTGAAAGTGTATATTTATGTTGAACTTTATCCCACAGGGAATATTGATAGTTTACATTCTTATACGCTTGTGATTCTAAATCAACATTTCGTACAATAATAGAGTTTCTTCCCACTTCTATCATCCGCTCTCACCTCTCTTAATAGTATAAATAATCCATTAGACTTTCTTCATCTTTTTCATACGTTTTTAAGTTTATGAATTGCTCAGGTAGTCTTTCAAATGCTAATGCTTTTGCGATTGGACCATTCAATACTGTATTCGATACTCTTAGTATCTCATAATTATTTAATCTCTTCTTAGAGAAATCTAATTTGTTTCCTGTCTCTTTGTCCACGATTAATACAGAACTAATCATTTCAGCATGAACTGACATAATATCTAGTCCATTTTCTAAGATAAGATCATCAAAGTTATTTACTAATTCATCATAGTTTTTGACATCAAGATGCCCACTAGATTCAATAAGGTCAAGAATTTGTTGCAATGATTTTGTTAGTTCATTGTTTTTAGCCATGAACGTAAATACAGCTTCATTATCGTCAAAATCGCTTCCTTTAAGTTTTATAACTTTAGTACTTTCTTCTTCCCCATCAAAATCATATTCTTCGTCAAACTCATCTTTAATATTATTCATATTATAATATAATTTGACTTCTGGTGTCTTGTATGTAAAGACTTTCTTTCCTTGATGAATGATTTCAATCTTTTCTGTATATTCACCAATTTCATCTTCATCTTGGTCTTCGATAGGAACTTTGTAAACAAGTACATCCGTATCTGGGTCTTTGATGAAAATAGAATTCATATTGATTGAGAAATAGTCTAAGAATGGTTTCTTATCGTTGTAATTCCAATCAATTTTTTCTGAATTTGTGGTCAATAAATGTTTTGCGGAAAGCAATTTCTGTGTAAGTGGATTTGTTAGAAGTAATACAGATAATAATCCAGTATTTAAATCCTCATTGATTTCAGATAATTCTGAACCATAACAAGTTCTACAAACATGTCCTTCAGCCGCACATGTAACTGGCGAGCGCAGACCAATAATTTTTCCAATCAAATCTTTATTCTTGTTGGAATCTACTGTTAACAATTCGGACTCTTTCTTTCCATCTTTGTCAATAATGTAGTAATGTCTTCCATGGATTTGATCTAATTTCTTCTGAGTTTCTATATTATATTTAATATAATGCTCAGTTCCGCAGTCAACATGACTATGGTCATGATAACGGTCAATTAATGCTAATGATAATTTTCTTGTAAGATAGCCAGATTTTCTTACTTGTCTAGCGTTTGTTATGAGCGCCTTTCTTGTACCTTTTGCATTAATGAAATAGTTTTGAATAGTCTTTAAACCATTTAGATAATTCTCATCAATAGCATGGGGTATAATACTGCCATCAATATCAGGTTTCAGACCAATGAACCCAATTGCTTGTGTAAGCTGTTTCTTGTTAATTCCTGTATCCGCAGTCATAAATGGATAAAGTTCTGTCTCTGGACGGTCTAAGAAGAATTTCTCTATCTCATGTCCAAGTTTACTAAACTCATCTTCAATATCATTAAACTGCATTCTATCTTCTAACTTGTAGTTGAATATTGCTTCTGCTTCTGGATCTTCCACATATAAGCGAACAAAGTCATGGAATGATATACTATTTCCAGCAAGTACATTTAACTCACCAGATAAGTCTGACATTTCATTAATTGTTTCAGCTATAGTTTTTCGAAGATTATCAAAGTCAACTACAGTCTTTCCTTTGGCGATTATACTATTAAAATATTCATTAAGATTGTCCGCTGTGACAGATGCGAATCCGAAGATAAAATCTTCAGTCAAGACGACATCTTTTTCAACAAACGGTTTCATAATAAGTAAATTAATCAGCACTCTACCAAGTGTTGCGTCAATAATCTGAGCTCCAATTTGTATCTTTGCAGGATTCTTTCTGGCGCTATAATCTTGCAAAATCAAATTCTTCAGATCGTTCTTCGTGTACTCATATTCTTCGTATTTACTGAAGATATTCGTGAAATTAAATAGTCTTTCTGAGCTCATACATACCTCCTATGAAGCTTAAATTCTCATGGTGCTTCAAGTATATAATATATTTTTATATTAATTTTAAACGTTTAAATTTTTTTGACTATGATAAATAAGGACTAACTTTTGTTAGTCCTTTTAATTAAAATAATATTATTTACTTTCTTTTAAGTTAACTAATTCTTGTGATTTTGCTTTTGCAGCCTCACCATATCTATCATGAAGCTGTTCTTGTAGTTTCTTAGCAAGAATAGTTGTTCTTACAAGTTCTTCATAAAGAGGATCTTGCGATTCACGAGCGATAAGAAGAGACATTTGATTTTCCAATTTGTTTCTCTTTTCATCAGCAGTTAATACAACTTTACTATCTTTAGAGAAATAATCTGCTTCTAATAGGAAAGCTTCTTTAATAGATTTATAACCTTCAGTTACATCTTCAGGTTGAGCTTTTTCATCTTCTTTTTCATCAGCAGGATCTTCTAATTCACCATCATTATTGATAGTGTCAGATCCAGCATCATTAAGTTCTTCAGTTGATTTAGGTTCTTTTTCTTCGGCTTCTTCAATGATTTCAGCACGAACTTTTTTACCTTCTTCGTCAGCAGCATCATGAGGTTTAACAGAAACTTCATCATTTTTAACTTCTGGTTCAACTTCGCAATCAGAGTCTTTCTTAGTTTTTTCTTTTTCCTCAGCTGGATTTAGAACTTCTTCTTCATTAACAACAGAATCTTCAGATTCTTCCTTTTCATCATCATCTGATTCTTCATCATGATCTTCATCTTTAGAATCGTCTTCTAATTTTTCAGGAACTTTGTCTTCGTCATCTTTGTCGCCTTTAGTATTCTTTTCAAGTTCTTCTGGAAGTTCTTTCTTTTCTTCAGCTTCTACAACAACTTCTTTAACTTCTTCAACTTCTTTATGTTCATCACTTGGATAAACATCAGCATTGTCATCTTTAGGAGCGTCTGCAGAACCATCATTTTCTTTAGTAGCTTCATTGTCAGAATGAGCAGCATCACCTTTAGATGTTACTTCTTCAACAACAACTTCTTCTACATCATCTTCTTGCTTATGTTCATCAGCATAAAGATCTTCATTATCTACTTGGTCAGCATTTTCAGGATCATCTTTACCTTTAACTGCATCTTTTGTAGGATTATTAACTACATCAATAGCAGCAATTCCAGCTGTAGACATTTCTTTAAGAACAGCGTCAAGAACTTCTAAAGCTTCTTGTAATCTTGCAGCGTCAGATTCAGTAATTTGTTCTGATGGATTAGAAACAGGAAGTTCGATTTCGATTTTTTCTTTATATACTTTAAGATCCGCTTCGCTATCAGCAGGAACTTCAAAGTCTTCATTTAATTTTTTACCAGTAAATACACCATAAACTTCTTTTAGAGCTTCAGTAACGATTTCTTGTTCTTTATCACTAAGTTCTTTAGCAAATTTTTCGTTTTCTCTAATTGGAAGTGTGATAAATACTGCATTTTCAGAAACTTGAATAGCGTCTTCAACGACTACTTCTTCAACTTCTTCAACTTCTTTATGTTCATCAGCTGGGAAGACATCTTCATTATCATCTTTAGGTTCTTCTGATTCTGGTTTTCCTTCATCAGTAGCTTCATTATCTGTCTTAGCAACTTCACCTTTAGATGTAACTTCTTCTTCAATAAGTTCTTTTTGAACTTTCTCAGGGTCAACTTCATCTGGTTGTGTTACTAATTCACCTTTAGAGTCTAATGTATCAGACTTAACATCATTAAGTTTATCTGCTTTTCCAGCATTTTCAACTTCTTTATTTGCTTTATCTAATTGCTCACCTTCTACAACAACTTCTTCGACTTCTTCTTTTTCCTCATGTTCATCTTTTGGATAAACATCTTCGTTATCGTCTTTAGGCTCTTCTGAAGTTCCTTCACCGTCTTTAGTAGCTTCAGGTTTAGCTGCTGCATCACCTTTATCAGTTACTTCTTCAACGACTACTTCTTCGACTTCTTCTGCTTCTTTATGTTCATCACTTGGATAAACATCTTCGTTATCGTCTTTAGGTTGTTCAGATTTTCCATCTTCTTCTTTAGTTGCTTCGTTATCTGTCTTAGCAACTTCACCTTTAGATGTAACTTCTTCTACAACAACTTCTTCGACTTCTTCGTCTTCATTATGTTCTTCTTTTGAATAAACATCTTCATTATCTGTATCTGGTTCTTTAGTTTCTGCGTCAGCGTCATCAGTAGCTACAGGTTCAGCTGCTGCATCACCTTTGTCAGTCACTTCTTCTTCACGTAGAGGTTTCATATCCCTAAGGATATCAAAGATACTTTCTAATGATTCGTTTACGCTTTCGATGTTTTCATCTTTAGTTAGCGCTTTTTTATCTTGTTTGATAGTATCATCTCCTTCTTTATCTTTTGTATCATTAACATCTTTATCATTTGCTTGAACTTCTGGTTCTAATTCTTTTTCTTCAGCATCGATCTCATCATTTTCAGGAGATTCTACTTCTGCATTGACCTTTTGTCCACTAACTCTAGCACTTTCTGGTCCGTTATTTTGCATAGCTAGACGTTTTTGTTTCATCATTTCTGCATTTGCATTAGTTTCCCTAGCTTTTGCATTAGTTTCTTGAGGTGTATCAGCTTCTAATAAAACGTCAGCTTTAACAAATTTAGTATTAGGGTCATTAAGCTCTTTTAAGAATTTTGCACGTTCTTCAACAGCAAGTTCTCTCATAGAACTTACACCATACTTCTCAAGAAGAAGATTCATTTTTTCTTTAGCAGAAAGGTCCTTGCTTTCAACAATTACTTCTTTTACTTCCTCAACTGCACTATGAGAATCCTTAGTGTATACATCGGAATTTTTTAATTCTGGGTTACTTAATTCTGGGTTTGCCTTCTTAGTTGCTTTAGTTTCTAATTCTTCTAGAAGATTATCCAAAGCATTTTGTGTTTTTCCCTCATTAAGAAGACTACGTAGTTTATTTTTATCCATAGTAGAATTCCTCCTTTTTTATTCATAATTCATCTATATAATTTATTGTTTAATTAAATAAGGTGCAAATTCTAAATTTTTAAAATTTTTATCTTATTCTAATATGATTTTCTTGATATTGCTTGTTAATTGAACTTCATGACAATATAGTTTAGAAGCATTTTGGATATGTCCTGTGCCCTGAGCTATAACAACATTTTCATTTTTGTATAGAATTGTTAACGAAGCCAATGGTGTTATAATATGACTAGAAAGAGTAGTGCTATCTGGAGCATGTAGGACTTTATAATAGTCTATTTGATTTTCGCATTCTAATTCGTAATATTTATCTGCAAATAAATCCATGATATCACTCCCTTAATTTATAATTATATATCCATTATTTTCTGTTGCAAAAGATATTTGAAAATTGACAAACTTATCTCCCTCTGCAATAGACAGAAATTTTAGTGTGCGTATATTTCCTAATTCTTCCTTTACAACAACTTCTTCATTATTTAATAATGCAACTGTTATTGTATCCGAACCCTCAATTTTAAAGTATGTTTTTTTATAAAATTGAAAATTAGAAGTTTCAGAGTATAAGTTAGTCCAATCAGTTAAATCTGTAATATAGTATCCGTAATCATCTAATGGCAAATCATAATCGAATTCAGAATTGAAATGATATTCACCATTAATTATAAATTGTAATTTGTTCTTAGTCCACATTACATTGTCGCTATTTTTGTCATAAACTGTAAGAACTCTCTTATTGATTGGATTGACAGTTTCATCATATCCAGATAGTTGTTCGTAACCATTTGGGTCAATATCTTCATAAATGTCAGAATCTTGGTCAAATAAATCAACAAATTCGATATAATTAATTCCTCTAATAACAGCAATTATTCCATCATTAGTAATTAATGTATTTTCATCAGTTGAGCCAGATATTCCTGATACTTCCCTATTATAGATATAAAAAGCATGATTATTATAGTCAGCTGGCAGAGTTCTTAAACTCCAATCAGAAATCTCATAATGAATTCCATTTAGTAATAAGCCATTATTTGCACCATTATTATTTCGTTTCAGTTCAAGCACATCTGTTGGTTGGTCTATCATTGGGCTACTATTATTAATAGTATTTATAATATATCTTTTCATTAGAACGCCACCCCAATCACTAAATCTATATCCTTACTACAAGTTATTTCAATTGGGTCATCTTGTATTGCAATCAAAATATATCCCTCTTTATATGGAAATACTGTATACTCATCTGAATTGCCATTGATTGTAATTGCTCCATCACCAGATGATTCGTCCATAAGAATTAAAAACATTCCACGATAAAACGGAGTGACTATATTAGTATTGGCGATGATATTATATCTATAAAAAAATAAATCTTTGAAAACGCCATTAACAGGCACTATATCATTGTCATGATAGTATTTCTCTACCATATCAAATACACTAAAATCTGGTGCAAGTTTAATAAAATAGTCCTGCAGATTTTTGTTTATACTCTTCATAATATCACTCCTTTGACTCATATAATTAATTGTTCAACTTTACCACTTTTTAAGAATCAAAAAAAAGGATACTTAATATCCTTTTAATTCATCTCGTACTTTCATTATTGTTTTTCCAAGCATGTTCAAGCCATTTCCATCACAGACTCCCCAAAATTTATCTCCCCAAGTGTTGCCTTCTATTAAAACAGCATCACCAGTATCGAGAAGCATATCTTGTAAATCTGGCTCTGAGAATTTTGCTCTTATCACATGTTCCATCACTTCAACCTTGATTTCTTCCCAGTCTTCCCTTAACTTTACTTGTCTTCCTAATCTTTTTGCTTCATTAGGTGGAAGATTCTGGAATTGACTTTTTATTGAAAGGTCAAATGTTTTCTGTGCATGGAATGCAGCTTCTGCATTTTGATAAGTTCTACCATATAAAGTTAGTTCATGAGGGTAAAAATTACTTAGAAAGTAATAGCCGCCCTTGAACTCTGCAATTTTATTGTTCATAATAATTATAAACAGCGCCTTTACCTTTAATCAGTACATCTAAAATATCAGGCATTTCATTGTATCCAAATTTTGGAATTAGAAACTCCTTACCTTCTATATCTAGATTTTCTGCAAAGTCTGCAATATTCTTAATTTCATCATCTACAAAGATATTCCAATCTATATTCAATTTCTTGATATAATCTGATTTCTTTTCATGCAAAGGAACTGCAATCAATTCAATCTTAGAGTGATTGAAGTACTTTTTAATGAATTTCTTTTTAGATTTTAGCATTTCTTCATCCACATATCGTGTCAAGATATAAACCTTTTTAACACGAATATGCTCCATGAAAGCCTTATTCATAAGAGTCTTCTTGGCAAAATCTGTTGGCTCCATGTTGGCGTACAAATCTGTTGAGAAGTAATCTTTTCGAATCATTTGATGTATAAATTCTTTAATTGACAGTAGATTCTCCAGATTTTTGTACTCATCTTTAAGCAACCAGTCAGTAAGTTTGAATGTTGGTCGATTAAGCACGTCTTTATCTTTCAATGGCCCAAGGTCGTTAAAGAATCTATTATATCTTAGCCAATTTTCTCGAATTGCTCTGTATTGGCCTGGACTAATATTTACTAGAACTTCGTCCATATCTATGATAAAGTTTCCAGATAGATTGCTTACATTCATGGTGTTCCTCCTTAGTTTTCGTTAAGTTTTAATAATACTAATAAATCCATATAATCTTTAAATCTTGCATATTTGACCAACTCGTCAAACAATGCGTTTTTCAAGAATAAATCTGAGTTCTCAATAAGGAAATCTTCTGTAAGATAATCCTTCATATTTAGAATATAACCCAATAAGTCATAAGTGAATGCTGCTGGATTGTTTGTTCTTAATATGTCAAATAGATAACCAATTTGATTTTCAGAAATTCTGTTTATGAAGTTTTTAAGCTCCACATTGAAAGTTTCGTTTGTTGGTTCATATTTAAATGAAGAATCTTTAAGCACTTTTTCAATGAAGAAAATATTCTTGACATTTGTAAGCGCTGAAAGAACGAATCTTACAGTTAATACTTTGTTTGCAAAGATTTTTTCAATTAAATCTTCTGACCATTCAATATTTAAGTTTCTATTCTTAAATACATCAGCTGTTAAATACTCCACATTGTCAAGCAAGAATTGTTCATCTTCAATAAGTTTTGAGTTATTGATGATTTGAACTCTTGTGTCGTATGGAATAGTGTCTTTGAAATTTTCGAATATTTCTTTGCTAACTCTCATTGGATTTGTATTCTTGATCGCCTCATCAACTTTGTCTCCAAGAGAATTAATAAATACTGGAACTAAGAGCGGGTCTAATGATTTTTCTTGACTTTCAATCCAAAAATTCAAGTCAAAATACTCATCTTCATACATAGATATAAGTTCAAAACTCAACTCTGGTGATGTAGAAAACGCCTCCTTTGTTAAGTATCTTCCAAATTCTTGTACGAATTCCATTGTTAGTTTATATTTTTTACACTGCATATTGATAAGATTTTCTTTGTCTTCATATGCATTTAGTATAAGTTTAATCGCTTTAATATCTGATTCTTTAACTTCTCGTATTTTAATCATATATTTCTCCCTTCTAATTTCTTAATCGTATAAATAGTTTTAATTCATCTGATAGTCCGCCAGGAAGTATTCTATGAAGTAATGTAGGAACAACTTCACGGAGTTCTAACTCAGTTTCAAATAACACGTCTTTATGAAATCCTCTTCCCTCAGAGTCTATTCCAGTTAAATAAACTATACGGACATGTGTATATACTGATTTATTTACAAAATTCATCAATTTAAATGTCTCATCCATATCTTCCTCAGAGTTCATTATATCGACTATCATTGATAAAGGAATTGTTATATTTCCTACTTTTCGTTCCATGCTTATAGGGCACCTCCTTCTTTCTCATCATACTTCATTTTTTTCTTAATACGCTTTTCTTCTTTTACAATAGATTTAGGAAAGTTATAAACAGTTACAAGCACTATATCTTTTTCTGTCATAGAAAATATAAATACAAAGCTTCCGTAAACTTTGACAATTTGGTTTTTTCCCTTATAACGTTCAAAATACTTTTTACCTTTTTCACTATTGAAATCATCTATTTCCATTCCAAAAATAAATGCTTTCTCTGCAAAACGTCTCAGCTTTCCTATTGTTATTCTTTTACCTGTTTCTAGGATTCTTTCCTTACCACGTTGTAATGCGTGGTCACTAACAACAATCATTGTACATCTTTTCCTTCTTTATCTTCCCAATGACTGTATACTTTTCCGTCAGCTCTGAAAATTTCATATCTTCCGTGGCTGTCTTGACAACTTGCATCTAGTCTTACACTAACTTTCTTATTGCCATTGAATTTATCAACGATTGCATATATATTGGAAAGATCTTTCATTTCATTTGCATCAATCCATTTATTCGTATCTTCATCTTCTGTTGTTTGAAGAACTTTAAACGTGATTTGTTCAAACCCCATTGGACTGAAATTCTTTGCTGTAAGGAAATCAAATTCGTTAGTTAATAGAATGACTAATCGATTTTTTGCATTTGGAAGTCTTCTCAAACTCCATGCTTGAAGATATTCCTTACTATTTGTAATACTGTATGCTAATACAGACAATTCGTGAAAATCATAATTCTTGACGCTGTAATTCTTTGTTTGTAATTCAGTATGATAACCCTTTAAGGTTTCCAATACATCACTTAACCAATGACTATTTAAAGTCGGATCGGATGCTCCTGTAATCACAAAATCTTTATATTTACCAGATTCAGTTAATGCTTTTAATTTATTCAGATACTCCTCCCGATTCTCTGAATACATATCTGGAAATCTTTTTCTTCCACTTGCGATGCACATTGGGCACTTAAATGGACATGGTTCATAAGGCATGCTTACTTGTAAGTTCATGATAAACCTCCTCTTTCTATTGCAGTAATGCAAATAATTTGCATGAATCTGACAATGTTTTGTTTTGACCTGTAATTACTCTGGCCGTGTCTCTAAAAACGTGGTGTTTTAAATCACGATTCAATATTTTGAATAAATCTTCTTCGGTCCAATTGAATTTATACAAAGCATAAAAATATAATGGAATTGCATAAGTTCTAAAAACTTTCTTCCCGACTTTGTAATGTGATGTATTTATAAGATAATCTAATTCTGTTACTTTATATACGTAACAGTGGGCATTGCTCACAGATACTATAGTTGCTAGTTCATCCCAATAATAATTTATTAAGAGCGATTCTCTTCTCTTAATAAAATAGTCATAGTCTTCTCTTTCATCGTCAGTCATATTCTCTTTTTTAAATTCAATATCTTTAACGCCTTCTAATTTGTAGTCAATAGTTGAGAAATGTACAAATCCTTCTGTAACAAATGCTCTTGATTTTCCATATTTTGGGAACTGCTCTTGACCTCTTATTTTGAAGACTGCCTTCATAAAGTCTTTCAACTCTGGTCGACCAATGACTCTGTGACCTTCGATATAAGGTTTGACTTTTGCGTTTATTGTAGTTGAATACAATGCGTAGGTTTCTCCTCTCATAATATCGCCTACATTAACTCAAATCTTAATTTCAAAGATTCTGGGAATTTCTTTTCATATATTTTAAATTCCCAATATATGTCTCTAAAATTATTTCTAAACAATCTTCCGCCAGTAGAATAATAACCAGTAAGAACTCTGTAACAAGTTTCACTGACATTGTCACCCTTTTTATAGTCAATATCATAATAGCGAGAATCATCGCTAAATGTATAAAAAGTTGAAACGTGTTGTAATTTAGTTGGTCCAATTGAACCGAAAAATACTTGAAGATTAGCAGCTCGACCAGTATAATCATTGGTTAAAGCATGGTCATCCTCTCTCATTGCTTCGTCAATTATTGTAATTTTTTCAACTATTTCATCATACAAGTCACTAATGTCTTTACCTTCAAAGAAGTCATCCTTCTCTTTTTGTAGTTGTAACTTTCGTTCTTCTTTTTCTATACGTTGTCTTTCAATTTCTTCCTGCTCTCTAATTTTAGTAGCTTTCTGTTCTTTCCATTTTTTAAACATAGAATAACCTCCCTTTAATAAAATAAAGAGAACCCGAAGGTTCTCTTTTTATTTTTAGTCTAAATATTCTTCATCATCAAAATCATCGTATTCTTCACCTTCGAATACTTCGTCAAGTTCTTCCTCAGTGATTGCTAATTCTTCAATTAGTTCATCATCTGAATAACCGTGTTCTTGAAGTAAAACGATTGCGTTGTAAAGTAATACCATTGCTCTTTCTTTGTTCATGATGTATCCTTTATAGTTCTATAATATTTTCTAAAATTTGTTCAATCTTATTAAAATTCCAATAGGGTATCCTAATAAGTTTTATACCTTTTTGCTTACAATATTCATCTTTTAAATGGTCATTGTATTTTTGTTCAGACAACTTATCTAAACCGAAAATAGGTTCATAATGAAATTCACCATCATATTCTATTAAGGTATTACTATCAGATAGAAAAAAGTCAAATCTTAGTGGATTGATAAATTTCAAATCTTCAAACGAAAACTCTCTTTCAAACTGTATCTTTCTATTTTCTAGCCATTCTGATATTTTATTTTCACCCTTTGATGACTTACAAATAGGGCACCTATCACCAGATAGGAATCTTGTTGGACTAACGTCATATATATTACCACACTTATTATGTTTTATTCCTATTTTTGTATGTGTGTTTGTATAATCTTCTAAAACACTATATTCGTCGCCTATTAGATTAAAAACTTCTTCCTTAAATTCTTTGGTGGATTTCTTAAATTTTCCATTACAAATAGGACACCTATCACCAGATAGGAATCTTGTTGGACTTACTTTATATTCACTATCACACACAAGATGACGCATTTTTATCTTTGAGTCGCAATTAACATAATCACTTAAAACACTATATTCGTCACCTACTAGATTAAAAACTTCTGCTTTAAAGTCCTCGGTAGATTTTTTTATCAGTCCTGCACATTTTGGACAACCATGTCCTTTTAAGATATTTACAGGTGTTGGTTCATATTCAAAACCACATTTTTTGTGCCTCATAAGTATAGGAGTTTTGTTATTTTTATAATCACCCAATACTTCATATTCAGGTCCTAATATATCCATAACATCGTCTTTAAAGGTATCAATAGTTTTTCTTAGACCGTTTCCAACTTTTATAATAGCACATTTTGGACAACCATGTCCCCGATTTATCATTCGGCTAGGATGTGCTTCAAATATATTTCCACACTTCTTGTGCTTCATGGTTATTTTTGTATTGGTGTTTGTATACTCTCCTAAAACTTCATACTCATCACCAAATTTTACTTCAACTTCTTTAATAAATGATTCAGTAGTTCTTTTCATAAAAACCTCCCTATACCTAGAATGTATAAATAAATTATTTGTTCTAAGTAAAGGGATTATTTTTACAGTTCAATTATGTTACTCTTATATTTTGTTTGGTCGATGTCCTCAATATAGACACCCAAGCTTTCTAAAAGAATATATCCATTTTGCATATTTTTACTTACCATTGTTCGGTAGTCAATAAGTGGTCGTAGATATTCAGGAATTCTTTCCACACCTTTTGGAACAGCAACAACGCTCATTCCAAATCGTGAAATATCAATTTCAGGTTCATCTACGTTTCGATTAAATACTGTGCGACTAATTGCGCCATATTTTTTCGGATAAGTATCTTTTAGTTTCTCTAATTCTGGATGATTTTCATCTACTGTTTTTAACTTAAGTAGATTTACTTTTTCTGGTGGAACTATTTGATTTTCAGGTTCTAGCGCATTCCATATAATTGCTCCTCTAACCTGTTCAAGCGTAGATGGATCTTTATATTGCTCAAATTGCTCTATACTCTTTGGAAGTGAATATAATAATTCTCCGCCTCTTAGTGATTCTTCAATTTCTAAACCTAATTCATCAAATTTATTAATAATAGTTCTAATATTAATATCTTCCGCTGACAGAATATCTTCCTGTAAAATTGTCGTAAATTGTTCACGTAATTTCTTAGGAACGTTTGTTTTCCTTATGGCTAACATATATCTTCCATTGAGTTCGTTAACTCTCAATGCGTTCTCTTATGAACTGCTCATACTTTCATATGAGATGAGACTATATCTTCATCTTTCGATGTTTCCTGTTTCGGACCACTTGGTCCTACTCCTTACGGATAGTCGTTGAACCTTCATCTCATTGAGATGTTTGGCTGCGGATTGCCCAATCTACACACTTTTCAAGCCTTGGCTTTTCCTCACGGATCGCAGTGGCAGTGTAGCTCTAAGGGGTTTCCCGCAATTAAGGAAATTTTATAAGAGCATAACTGTTTACCCTTAATATCAAGAACTGGTTTGTCTAATAGACGCCCAAGTTCACCTGTAATTAAACCGGCATACATAATTTTCAATTAAACTCGCTAAGTTTAATTCGCTTTCGCTGCTCATATTTTCATATGAGATAAGACTATATCTTCAGATATTTATTGAACGTAAATATCTGTCTTCCTTTTCCAATAGGCTTCTATTGTACTCGCATTGCGATAGTCGTTGAACTTTTTTCTTAAAATTAATTCTTCAAGTATATTTTCAAGTTGTTTATAATTTTTATATGATAATCTTAATAGTGTATACTTAGATAATTGTATAATATTATTTTTTCTATTGTCTCGTTCTCTAATAACATCAATAGATTCAAATAATGATTTTTCTTTAAAATGTTGTATTCCATCATATTCAATTATTAGATTTAAAGAGTCAATAATAATATCTACTCTTAAATCCGTATTGAATAATTTAGAATCAAATTCAAATAAAATATTATTTTTTTCTAAGAACTGAATTATTTTTCTTTCACCTTTAGAAACTTTCTTAGAACAAATAGGACATCTACTAGCAACAGATTTTGATATGAAATTGTTCGCTTTTACGTCCCATTCATGACCACATTTATTATGTCTTAGTTTAATTTTTGTTCTAGTGTTTGTATATGGTGATATTAATGAATACTCATCCCCAACAGTTTCCTCTAGTTTTCTTTTAAACATTTCTTCAGTCCAAGTTCCTTTCCCAGAACAATACGGACAAGAATTTTTTTGATTCAAAAGATTATTTGCTCTCATTTTGAATTCATGACCACATTTATTATGCTTAAAAATTGATGATTTATTTGCATAACCTGAATAATCTAATACTGAATACTCATTATCTAATTCTATTTCTAGTCTTTTTATAAGATTTTTTTCAGTTAATCTTATAGAACCTGAACATTTAGGACACCTTCTTCCATTATTAAACGTATTAGGTGCTACTAAATACTCATGGCCACATTTATTATGTCTTATTAAGATTTTAGTTTTTGAATTTATATAATCATTCCCAAGAACTGTATATTCCATTCCAACTTGATTTTTTACTTTGTGTTTAAAACTTTCTAGTGTATCTTTTTTCATAATATCACTCCTTAATAATTTGTTCAATGAGTGACAACATGAAATAAAAAGTTCTTAATTTTAAGAAACTTAGCTGCTGATTGCCCAATCTTTCAGATTTTCAAACATTCACGCTCACTTTTGCAAGTCACGTTGTAGTTCTGAAAGCTCTAAGGGGTTTCCAGCAATTAAAAAGATTTTATAGAAGAACAATGCCACTTATTCTTCTTGTTTCTGGTCGCGAGAATTCTCTTATAAAGGAATTCAGACTTCATCGCAATAATAGGTTTATACTCATCTAACAGACCCATATTTCCAGTCATTTTCCAGAATATCTGTTTTAAAACTTCTGTTACAACATCGACATAGATGTTCATAACTGTCATTTGTTGAGTTTTATTTTCTTTGTCAAGTCCAAGTTCAGCTGTAGTGTCAATAACATAATTATTAAGATTTATAAACACTGAATCTGTATCACTTGCCACAACTGTTTTTCTCATATCTTTCATTACTCTTCTATATCTATCTTCAAATATAACGTTTGAGAAACAGAATTCTACAATAATATTTCTGAACTCTTCAAGTCCTTCTTTCATTGCTTCTTCTGGTGATTCTTCATATTTATATTGAGATAAATCTTTGAATTTCTTTCTAAGATATGTACTGTCAAAGATAAACTCCATAACTTTATTTTTATAATAAAGTCTATTAATTTCTTCTGTACCTAAACTCTTAGTGAACTTCAATAGCTGTTCCTTAGCTGTTGCCGACATTCTTTGTGTTTTACTAACGAAATAATCATATAATTCTTGACTATTCTTAGGAATATCAACATATCTAAGTATTGTATCATCAATTTTTTCACTAAGTGTTTGTTCAACAAAGACCATAATATCGTCAAAATCTTTAAACTTAGTATTATCTGCCAGAAAGTTTTCTAGCGAAATAATTGCAGTTGTTGTTAAATCTTGACCTGTCATTGTAATACTATTTTGAACGTGTGGGTTATAAAATACTGAATTTCTTTCTCCTAATCCTTAAATACCCTCGGTTTCCCGATATTTTCAGGGAGTAGACTATATCATACATCTTTCGATGTCGCTCCGTTTCGAATTGATCTAATCAATTCTACTCTACTAACTTCTAGACATTTCTTTAATAATTTTTCCATCTTTTATTAAAGTAATATCCATGCTTTCGATAGTCGTTGAACTTTCATTGAAAAATTCGTTTAAAATATTATCTAAATTATCTTTTTCCCAATAAGGGATTCTAAGAAGTGTGGTATTTTTATCTTTACAATAGTTATTCTTTATACCATCATTTCTTTTAGTTGCTAAATATTTTTCTTTTGTATATATACCTCTGAAGTTTCCATAAAAATGAAAATTTCCATCATATTCTATTAATGATATCACATTATTATCTGAATCTAAAATTGCAATATCAAATGGTAAATATTTTTGATATTTACAATCTTTAAATATATACTGTGTTTCAAATCTAATATTATTATCATTCAAATATTTAGCAATAGATCTTTCACCAGTAGATCTAATTTTTCTTTTCTTATCACAAACAGGACACTTACCATCTTTAAGAAATTTTACAGGTTTAACATTAAACTCATATCCACATTTATTATGTTTCATTTTTATATATGTTAAATTTGTTTTATATTCTCCTAATACAGTAAAAGAATTTTTATATTTTTCAACAACTTCTTTTTTAAATTGAGATGTTGTTTTTTTAGGAGTTCCGTAACAATGTGGACATCCTGTACCTTTTTTCGTTCCTGTGCCTGCAAAATTTAAAGCATTTGTAGAAAATGTTTTTCCACAAATATTATGTCTAATAGTTATTTCTTTTCCTAAACCTCTATACTCAGAAATAACATCATAATCTGTACCATGTTCTTTTAAAATTCTTTCTTCATATTCCTTATGAGTAAGTTTTCTATTTCCAGTACAGTTCGGACATGTTTGAAATCTTAGAAAAACATCTGGTGTTGTTTTTCATTTATAACCACATTCTAGACACTCAAACTCAATTTTAGTTTTAGTGTTTTTATATGGTTCATTTGTTTTAATTTTATTAGATAATATTCTTTTTTGAAATTCTTTTTCTGTCATCTTTTTTGGCATAAGAATTTCCTCCTTTTTCAATGCTTAGCTGCTGATTGCCCAATCTTTCAAATTTTTAAACATTCACGCTTATCTTTACAGATTACGTTGTAGTTTTGAAAGCTCTAAGGGGTTTCCAGCAATTAGAAGCGTTTTTCATTAGAACTTTAATTAATTGTTCTAAATCAGGGACTATATTTTTTTAATCCCATAATAGGAGTTAGCTAGCACTTTATATGTTAACTGTAGAATCTTGTAGTATATATACTGGTCTGAGCCGTATGGACTCGCTTCCATTTTCTTTTTATATACTTTACGAGAGTCTAGTAGAAATTTAAGTGCCATCGAACCGATATTTACCGAGTTCTTTTGGTCTTTGTATAATACTGCGTATCCAGATAAGATATATTCAGTATTTAGGAATAAGTCGATAAACTGTTCCTGTGTCATCACAAGATTTTCGTTACTGGTATTTGAATATAAACGTCCGTTAGCTAAACGGCGTTGCTCATATTTTGACAAGAGTAATTGTTTAAGTTCTTCGTTGCTTACTTCTTCTTTTGTATATATCTTCCTCAATCGTGAGAACTGTTCTTTGAGCCATAACTGTTTGAAGGTTATATGTTTAGAATAGTCTCTATTTTTTCTAATTTCCAAATTCATCGTGTCACTCCTCGTTGTCAATTTTTATTTCAGCATAAGCCATAGATAAATATCTTCTGGTAGATTTGGATTCATTCTTAAATCTGTGTAACAACATTCCATTTCTTTGATTCTATCTTCTGTATTCATATCTCTAATTCCATACAGAAAATCTTCAAAACCAGTGAGTAATTTTGCTACATCGTCTAAGTCAAGTTGGTCGTAGTCAGTGAATACTAGTTCATATACTCTCATATCTAGCATATACACTAATCCGTAAACTTCTCCCTCTACTTCTACCTCTTCATATTCATAGTCACTTTCTGTTAAAATACGTCTTTCTTTAAATAATATATTAAGTCGTCTATCATAATCAATAGTTCCTTTTTTCTTAAAGAATGAAATATAAAGTTTTTGTATTTCGTACATAGGTGAAATATATTTATCAATTTGAAAATAAACAGAATCATCTTTAAGATAGTTATCTATAAGCGGAGAATTATTAATATAATCCGAAACTACTCTTTCCAACAACTCATCATCATTAAAATACATGTCAATAACTTCTTGCATAGCTAGTTTCATATAATTCTCCTTTCTTATTAAATATTTTCTATAACTTTTTTCATTTCCTTAATAAATCTTCCTCTATTTTTGAGGAAATTTCTTTCTTCTCTTCCTAAATCACCAATATAATGTCCTTGCATTATTAATAGTGGATTATATCCAAAAGTTTCTGCATCTGGATTGACGTGCTCTTCATAACCGATTTGATATTCATTTCTAACTTTTGCATGTGCTATAATCTCTCCTTGTGGAGTAGCAAGTGCAAAGTTATTGATTAGATAAGCATTTCTATCGGTTTTACCTTCCATTAGTTTCAATACTTCCATTCTCTTTTCGTGCCATGTTCCTTCCATCCATCTATTAGCGTGGACTCCTGGGAAATAATCTAATGCACGAATAAAGAAGCCTGTATCTTCGCCAAGGGCAATCATTCCTGTTTGTTTAGCTCCACATATTGCTTTTGATTCTGCATTCTTTTCTAGAATTGGCGAGTCTTCTATGAGGTCTAACTCACCATGAAATACTAAATCAATTCCATGTTCAGCAAACATGTCGACTAATTCATCATATTTTCCTCTGTTATTTGAGGCTAGTAATACTTGTATCATTATGCACTCTCCTGTTGTTATTCTTGATCTTCTATTACTGCTTTCATTAATTCTAGCATTTCTTGTGGATCTTTACACTTTACAAATTCGTTTATAACAAAATTTTTGTATTTAAGTGCTTGATCGCTTTCCTGATAATTGTTATATGCTCTAAACGTATTAACAATTGCAGGAACTGCTTGAAGATTACTTGGAATATTATTAAATTTTTTTCCATCTAGATGGTCTACATGGTGTGTGTTAGGAAACTCTCCATTCCAAGCCCAACAAACTAATCTGTGAGCTGAGTCTGAAACTTTTCCAGCTCCTCTTAATTGAACTAATACATAACCCTTTATAGTTACACTACTCTGGGCTAGTTCCATTTCAACTTCGAGGTCACTAATAAATTTAAAATAATAAATATCCAGTTCTTCACCTGGTCCTGTACTACATTTTCCGACAAATAGATTTCTATTTACATTATGCCTGTATTGTCTAATATTCCCATCAGGGAATTGTATAGTGTATGTTTTAGTAAGGACGTCATTATCAAGTATTTTACATATCATTGTCATTCTCCTTTTCAAAAGCATAAGCTACCAGTTCACTCATACTCAATGTTATAATATATTATTCTAAACCATTTTAAAGACTAAATTCTTAATAATAAACTAAAAAGAAAAAGATAACCTTTCAGTTATCTTTTAAATTTTCTTATTATAATTATTATCTAAATAAAGACTTTTTGAAAAGGTCCTTACTTCTGCTATTGATTGAGTTAGCATTCAAGATTGCTTCTTTAACATCTTTCATTTCCCTAATATACATTCCAAGAGCTGTAAGACGAAGAGTAATAGTTTGACTTACGTATCTAGATGCTTCAAATAAGTCATTGATTTTCTTTTGATAAACTGGAGTATAAACTACATCACCAAAATTAGCAATTGACCTACGTTGTTTACCTAATTCGATAACAACCTTATTGAATTTATCGCCCATACGTTTTAAGCCTTTTTCTAATTTGCCAGCATCTTTAATTCTTGGTTCTAAAACATCAAGAATATTAATCATACGAGTATATGTTGCTGCACTATAGAATTTGAACATCTCACCTAAACCTTGAGAAGCAAGTAATTGTTTTTGAGTAATCCATTGAAGTGTATTAATTGCATTCTTTTGAGTTTCTGTATATGCACGTTTTAGTTGTTCAACATTAATCTTAGTTCTAATTAGATTGTCTCTAAGTTTTTCTTTATTGATAACATCAAGTTCAGTAAGTTTTCCTTGGAGAGCATAGGTTGGAACTTTTCCAGTTGCAATAGTTCCCATTGTTTCTCTGAACAGTTCTAATAACAATTCTAAGTCCTCAGTTTCAAATAGATGCTCTTGATTTGAACCATAAGCATTATCGAATAGATTTAAGAAATGGTCTAAAATTTGTTCTAGTTCTTGCATTTCTTTACTTACATCAACCATGATACCTTTAACTGTACTTGAATCTACTGTTCCAAATTCAGCTTCTGCAAGGAAATCTCCACTTGCTTCATATTGTAAGTTATCATTGAAAATTGTGCTAATAGATTCAAATTGTTTTGGGTCCATAAGAACTTGAGTAATTGGATTTGGTTTTCTACTTGTGTCGATTGGAGTACTAAAACTTTCGATACTCTTAGCTCTAGCAAGATTTAATTTTAAATCACCCTTGAAATCGCTCTTTGGATCAACTCCAAATAATCTTTGAATTCCATCAGTGAATGCTTGAATGAATTTTTTAACAATATTAGTTAACCACTCAATAAGTGCTTGTAAGAAGAAAATAATATTTTGTGGGAACTTCATATCAGTAATTTTAGTAAGTGTTACATTACCAACTTCTGGTTTATAAACTGGAGCTCCTTTACCAATCATTCCAATAAGATTCTTAATAGCATCAAGATTTCCAGAAAGACTAAAATCGCTGTCAATTTCTTTCTCTACGTCTCTTTTACCAACTCTATCAGTCATAGCCTCATTTAATAGACCTTCTGATAAAGCATATAAACGGAAATATTCTTGAACTACTTGAAATGATTTTTCAGCTTCTTTTTGGCTTTCTTGAAGGGCTTCAAATGCATCCACAAAATTCTTTTCAGCTTCTTCTTTTAGATATTCTTCATATCCTTGTTTGAACGCTTCATTTAAATTAAACATGTGAATCCCTCCTTATAAGTTTCTAATTCTGTATCTGATATCTTTTAAGATGTAATCTTCTAATACCACTTTTTTATTTTCATTTCCATTTTCTAATAATCCGAATTTGCCATCAACAGTAAGTTTATCTGCAGGATCATACAAATATGCTTCGTTAAGAGGTTTAATTTTCTTGTGGAAGTGTTGTGCATAGTCTACAAATACTTTTTCTTCTTCATTAATTGGTGTTAATTTTCCTTCTTCAAATAATGAAACTGATTCTGTTAATGCCATTTGTTGTGGACCTTGTCCGAAGAATGCATATTGTGTTGCTTCACAAATTGATTCTAAGAATGCTTTATCATGAGATGGATTAACTACCCAGTCATAAGTTGCGATTTGGATTGGTGCTTCAACAATTGTCGCATTAAGTTGTGGGTCTCTATGAACATTTCCTTGAGCTCTTAATGAGAATGCAACTCTTGAACCTTGTTCGATAAGACCTTTCATATCTCTGCCGATCGCCGTGTTCGCTGTTTCAAGTCTAGCTTTTAGAAGATTACCTTCCCACCAGAATTCTTTAACGATTGCAGCAATGTTACGTTGGTCGATTGTCATTTGTCTTTGTACAGATGGATCAGAAGGATGTCCAGCTTCGCAGAAAAATGATTTTGTTCTTAGTCTTTCTTGTACATATGGACTATTTAATGCTTGTTCTAATACAGATTTATAGTAAATGCGTCCATTACGATTTGGTCTATCTGCTTCCTGCATTACAGCAACGAATTCGATTGTGTCTTTATTTTTTCTAGAGATTTGAGGTTCAGCTGAAATTGCAGATTCTTGAATTAAAAAGTTATACATATTTATTCCTCCTTTGAATTCTATTATTCATTTTTAATTTCATATAATTTATTGTTTAATAATTACAATATTTTTAATTTAAATACTCTCATTTATGACCTTTACATGAGGGTCTTTTGCCCCTGCAACATTCTATAATGTGTGAATTATTAAATAAACCAAAATACTTAGCTGCTTGATTTGCAGATTCGAATTCAACTATTTCCCCTGTCTTAAGATTAATACCTTTAACACCTCTAGATGCTGGATTATCGCTCCCAAACATAGCATTTTCAGTATTAATTTTTCTTAATTTTTCAATAGTTTCTTCTTTATGTTTTTTTCCATACATTGGATTACCTTCTCCGCTTACCATTTCACTATATCTTTTTCTCTCTTCGTCTGATACTTTAAAATTTCCACCTTTTCCAACTTTATTATTATATCCAAATTTTCTATTGGTTGTATTATACTCCTTAGATATATTAAATTCACTCTTTAATGCCTCATTTAAGGATAGATCTTCTAATAATATTTCATGTTCAAAATTTTCTCATCCGTACTTTTGTATAGAGTTTCAAAAGTGTGTATCTCTACTATATTTATACCCATTCCCATCTTTCCCCCACCTAGCCTCAGGCTTCTTAGATGTAATTCCAATATACTTTTTACCATTAATCTTATTAGTGTGCATATAAACCACAAATCTTTTATCTTTTTGATGTCTCCCTTTCATATGGGTGCCCTCCTTCATATATATTAATTAATTGTTTATACTTAGCACCAAAAAAAAAAGAATCTATTCAGATTCTTTTAATATATCGTCTATTTCACTTTCAATTTCACTAACCTGTTCTGAAGTCAGTGTATTCGTTATATCCGACAGAACATTATCTATCTTCTCAACTTCATTAGTCAGATTCTCTGTACTATATGTTATTCCGTTGTAAGTAAACGTCCCACCAGTTTCATCAAGATTTTGAAGTTGTCCCTGCAAATCATATAGCTTAGCTGCTTCTATTTCAGCCAAGTCTTCAGCCTCATACATCAGAACTTCTAATCCCTCCAACTTTTCACCAATATAATTTCCAACAACAGTTAGTTTATTACTAACATAAGATTGTTGATCTGAACTTAATTGGTCATATAAAAAGAAGGATAGTATTAAAATAATAAGTATCTGTATTATCTTTTTCATATTTACCTCCATTAAAAAAAGAAACCCGAAGGTTCCTTTTTATTTATTCCAATCTTTTAGTAAATCCTCAAGTGGTTTATGAGTATACATTCCATCGAAAGGATCTTTTTCTCGAACTTTTTCTTTGCGTCTGATCGGCATAACTTTATGCACTACACTGGAAACAGTTCTAAATTTTAGAGGCTGGTCACTGTTTTTAACCTCTACAATTTTTTCAATGATAGTTGGAAGTGCTCCATCAATACCATTGTCAATGTATTTGTGACCTAAACGATAGCCGATAATTACCGCTTGTTCATCACTAATACCCTTTTCTTTTAATAGGCTCTTAACCTCTTCATTCAATAAATATTCGTCTTTTCTATTCATAATAAATTCCTCCCTATTTTCTTTTTTCTGTTGTAAATAGTTCTACAGTTTTATTTACATACAGTGTTTCATCGCCTGCTGCTTCTACAGCCTTTCTAATACGTTTTTCAGGTTCTTCCCCTTTTGTAGTATTTAATGAACCGGCAGCAACCTCAGCACCTGATCCAATAAAGAAATGTTTTCCTTCTTGAAGTTCTTCCATATAACCGGATCTATCAATTAAAAAGCAATTATCTTTATACGCAATAATAATTGTTGAAGGTAATGATTCATCATCCATACCTGTATGCTTGTATTTCTTAAAATATTCTAGCATTTCAAGATACCAATCATTTACTAGATATTTCATATTTACCCTACCTGCAAGAACATGCATTTCATCAAATAACTTTTCTTTGTATTTCAATAGTACTGCGGTTCTTGCATAACCTACTACTCCTACAACTAGGTCTTCATCTTGTGGATGCTTAAATAATTTAGCCTCAGCTGTACTGAGTTTTAGATTTCCATAAGAAATCTGTGTGTCGGCACCTATATAGATTTTACCCTTTTCTTTAATTGCAACTACTACGCTCATATTTAATCCTCCTTATTTTTCTCTCTTATTTTATTTTTTGCATACGTTTCAATATACAATTCTGGATCTTGATTATATTCATACATATCTGCAGTATCATTACGCAATTCCATTTGATGCGTTACTTTCCCACAATGCACACAATATAAATCTTTAACGTGACCTTTTTCTCTTGATCTTTTTCGATGGATAGGTATTCCCATTTTACCACATTCAAGGCATATAAAATTACTTGCCTCTGTTTTAACTTTTTTTCCCATATGGTAAACCTCCTAACTATCCTTAGCTTTTCGCATCTTTACTTGAATATCTCTAAACATTGACTTGATGCTTCTTTTTAAATTGTATCTTAATGGCGAAATTGAACTAGATGCATATAATCCTTTAACTAGGTCAATGTACATTGTAAAACGTCCGTCTTCTCCCATAAAATAGGTAGTCCAATCCTTAGTTGAAAAGAATCTGTGCATACTTAGTTGACTTATAGCAAGGTTATCGAAGCTTGTTATAAAGAAATGCTTAGAAACTTCTTCTATATTGTCATATAGCCATTGCATATTTCTCTTAACTTCTTCGCCATAATGAACGACTCCTCGTCCAACTTGCTTATAACCTAATATCAATAAGGTTATATTTTGATCTTTTAGATTGTTATAGTCATCTTCTGTAAATAAACCATTGATTACGTGCAAAACTGTATTCTTATATGATTTAACGTATTCAATAAAGTCCCTATCTCCCGATTTCATTAGGGAAACGCCCAATGATGTAATATATCCTTCTTGAAGATATTTTACTATACGAGTAGATTCAATCATAAAATGATTTTGGTTAACAGTCATGTTACAGATAACACCACGCATTTTCATTTTCGCTAGAAACTCTTCAAGATTTGGATGACTCAGAGGATTTCCTCCACCTATAGCTAATTCTGTACCTGGTTTAAGGGTATTTAAGAAAGGTGAATTTAAATCTCCATGTTTTCCTCGTGTTGTGCTATTTTCATGGCACATAGGGCAACCCATATCACAATAATTAGTGATTTTAAGGTCAATACTTTCAGGGAATTTCGGTTTTAGGACTTTCCCTTTTTCTACATATCGGTGTTTTGTGCCGTCTTTAAAGATAACCACCTCATAGTTACCATTTTTATACTCTTTTAACTTATTCATATTTTCAACTCCTTTTTTTAGTTTTTTATGGAACGAACAATATTTTGTCAGTATTTAGCCGAATTCTGTACCTTAAACCATATTAATAATATATGATTATAATTAAAATTAAAGAATTTTATATATAGATTAAATTTTTTCTTTTTAAGAATAAACAAAATATTATAAGGTATAGTATTTGAGACCTTAAATATGTTTTTGGAGGTGACTATGTGGAAAAGAATAAATACTACAAAAACCTAGTTGCCTTATTTGAGAGCACTAAGGAAAAAGAAGTTTTACAAGAAGCTATTCCAATGCAACAGCCAGTTCAGCAAGAGCCTGCTGTAAGACAGATTCCTAATCAAATTGATGCTCCTGTGCAACAACAACCTATTCCAGCTGAGGACCCTATGATGGACCCAGGACTAAGTGATGCCGACTATTTGCAAGGTTACGATCCAATGATGATGGAGCCAGAACTTTCCCCAATAGAAGATGCAATAGAGGTATCAGAACAGAAGAAATTGATAAAATTACTTGGACTATACAGAGAGTTGATGAATTACACTACTGTTTTTTATGATAGCCTTGAAAATGTTGATACTAGTACATTGGAAAAAGAAGATAATGACGAAATAAGAGGATTGAAAAAGAAAATTTTGGCTTTGAAGGATAAATTGAGAGACTATATCATTGATCGTTATGCAGATGAAAAATATGAGAAATCATTATATGTTTACATTTTACTTAGAACTGAACTACTTACTATCATAACGCTGCTCAGAAAAGTATTAGGCGTTGACAAAAACACAAAAGAAGATACTAAAAATAACAAAAGTACATAAAGTTGATGAAATAGATTAAAAGAAAAAAATTTTTTAATTTAATTCTAAGAACAAAAAATTAATATAATAAAAGGAGGAATCGTACTTTATGAAAGATTTAAATGCAAAGACTTATAACGCAGTCTTAAACGAAACATTCGATTACTTCAAATCTCAAGGTATCTCTATTATTGGAGAGGGATTTAAAGAAATCGCAACAAACCCTGCATTACTAGAAAGCTATGTAGAAAGCTTAGTAGAAGGTTCAAGCTCAAATAATGCAGCTGTAATGGCTCAATTGATGGCTAACGCTAATACTCAAATTTTACAAGAAGGTGCTTTAGCTGGTATCGCACCAATCGCATCATTAAGCATGCCTGTAATTAGAAAATTATGGCCAAAATTCGCTTTAAAAGATGTATTAAAAACAGAAGTTGCTAAAACTCCACGTTTTGTTATCTCATACATGAGACCTTATATGTGGAAAGGTGATTCAGAAAGAATTTATATTCCTTATGGATTAAAGAATGGAGCTGCTCCTTCAAGTGCAATTCAAAAAGAATATATCGTTGGTACTGCTATCGTTGCTGATGGTACAGTCGTTGCTGGTGACTTCAATGCTGCTAGTGCAACATTCGTACTTGATGGTGATGATGGCCAATTAACAGTAAGTGGTGCTTCAAGAACTACTAAACAACCTTTAGACTCAGATTTCAGATTAGTAAATGCTTATTTAAGAGCTACTGTAACTGATGAAGCTGTTGCTAAATATGTTAAAGTTCCTCTAGTTATCAATGAAAGATTAACTGTAAACAACACAATCGTTTATAGTGCATCATTCCCTGCAACTACTTTTGCAATTGGTGCTAATGCTTATACTGTTGCTGCTGACGCTCTTGATCCTCTAGCTGCTGAATTTACTTCATCTGCTGTAAGTGGACAAATTATCGTTCGTGCTGATCTTCAAAATGGTACAGCTACTGTTGCTGCAGTAGGATTCGGATTAACTCTTGAAGTTAACTTAAGAGCTGGTATCTCTGAAGAATTCAACGAACAAGGTTGGTCAGTATCTTTCGATATCGCTCGTAAAGACGTTGATATCCCATCTGGTAGACATTTAAATGCTCCACTTCCAATCGAAGCTTTAACAGATATGATGGCGCTATACCAAATCGATGGTACAAAAGAAACTGTTGACTTAATGACTAATACATTTGCTATGCAATTAGACTTAGAAGTTCTTGACTTCTTGACTGATTCATTCTTCAACCAACCAGGTGTTAAAGAGTTCCAAACTGAACAATATAAAGATTCTGATACTTACAGCTTAACATTTGATGTTCGTCCAGCTGCTGGTTTCGCTGGTGCTCCAAAAGCATGGCGTGAAGAATTGAAACCACAAATTGATCACTTAGCTCAACGTATTAAAAATAACACTTACTTACAAAGTGGTATGTTTACAATCGTTGGTAACCCACTAGACATCCAATTATTAACTAACGTTGATTGGCAATTCCGTGGTGGACAAGGTGTATCTATGGATGGTGTAGATGTAGATTACTCAGTTGGTACTTATGTTGGAGCTAACGCTTATCGTGTTATTGCTTCTGTAAACGTCCCTGAACAAGCAATGTTCCTAGTATTCACTCCAAACAGTAATTCACAAATGACATATAAATATTATCCTTACAGTTTTAATACTGAAATGGGTTATATCGATCCAAACAGATCAAGAGTTCCTAGTATCATGATGACTAAACGTCATACATTCCAAGAATTCTTACCTGCAATCGGTATGATTAATATCCTTAACAATGATGGTTCAAGTCAATTCTCTCCAGGATATGCTCCTTGGACTAATGACACTGGCGCTGCTGGAAACTAAGATTTATAATTAAAATAATTAAAAGACTAATCTTATGATTAGTCTTTTTCTTTCGTCATTTCGTATACTAAATTTCCGCAATCCCAAATTCTACTCCAGTTATTATTCTTCATATTTTCAATCTCTGTTAATTTAGGATCAAATGTTCCTAATTTCTCATGTAATACATTTTTTCTAAATGAGTATCTATGGTGTCTTATTAAATCTCTTTGAAAATACCAATAATTAGGTTCAGATATATGTTTCTTAACAAATCCATTTATATTATATAAATTACTGTCTAATGATGACCACCTAATATCCGCAAAAGTTTTTATACCAGTGTATTCATAGTTTCTAGTGAAGTATTTCAATAACTTACTAAATCCGCCAACTATTATATATTCACTTTTTCCAGCATATCTAACTAGCTCATGACTCATTTGTTCATTTTTGTTGCTGGTACTTTTTCTTACTTTACTGAAAGTCATAACTGCAACTAATTCGTCTACATAGAACAACCCAAGTCTTGTAGATGAAATATCTTTGCCTTGAATATGGTATTTTTCTAAAAACTCATCTTTTTCAGTGGTATTTATTTCTTTTATTGAGCATTTTCTTGCATATATCCTATCTCCGTTGTTAAACCCCAAGATATGTTTTATTTTATTTTTCACAATATCTTTTTTATATAGCCATTCATCTTCAAATATATGTATTAATCGTACATCTTTTTTATATGCTTCCATAGTTTTATTGATATGATATTTTTTATCTTTATACTCATCATTATGCCAGTATAAACCATCATATTCAATTGCAATACTTTTATCTGGAAGGTATATATCAAGTTCTTTAGTGCTTAGTAACGTTCTATCATTTTTCAATATTTCTCCATCATATACTTCTTCGATATATTCCGAAATTTCAGTTTCAGGAGCAGATACTCCATTATTTGCACATACAGGACATCTTCTACCGTATAGAAACTTATTAGGTGTAACAGAATAGATATTTCCGCATGTTGTATGTTTATGCAGTATTTTTGTATGTGTATTTACATAATCTTCTATAACCTCATATTCACCATTAGTTATCATTTTTACTTGATCGGAATATTCTATTTTACTTTTAATAATTCCAGCCTTTTTGACATATGTTTTCATTTTTTTACTTTTCTCTTTTTTAGAACATTCTGGGCACTTTCGTCTATCTGATAAGAACGTATCTGGTCTAACCTCATATTCGTGTTCACAACTTTCAATATTATGCTTCATTAGGATTTTAGTTTTATTATTAACATATTCTCCTAAAACTACGTATTCATCTCCAACTAAATCTTTGACTTCTTCTTTAAAAGATTCAGTAGTCTTTTTTAATTTACCTGAGCACTTTGGACATGAGTGTCGTTGAATTATTCTATTTGGAGTGATTTCCCATTCATAACCGCATATAGTATGACAGTGAAGAGTAGGTGTTGTAGAATTAGTATATTCACCTAATAATTCAAATTCTCCATTTAATTCATTTTTTAACTTCTCAATATATTCTTTTTTATAATCTTTCATAATATCTCCTTTCAATACACAAATGACATTTATATAGTATTGTTACCTAAAAACTAAATAAAAAAAGAAAGGTTACTTACCCTTTCTTGAGCCAGATTTTACTGGCTTCGTGACAATTTCGCCAGTAAATAGTCCTTTCAAAATCATTCCAATACCTGATCCACCCACCAAAGGTCCTTTAATTTTTCTTCCCATGCTATCATCCTCCTCATATATTATATCATTAGTCTAATTTATAATATATATTTAAAATGATACCATATTTAAAAATTTATATTTATATAATATATGAACAAATAATTAATCTACATATAGTAGATGGGCTTAAAAGTATGTCATTTTTATACCTCCTTTCTATTGATACAGAAAAAGATATAACCACTAAGGTTATATCTTTTTTATTATGCTATAAATATACGTTTTGCATGACTGTCTTTCAAGAAGTTTCTTTCCCAACGTTCTAATAGTTCTCTGCGATCGTCGGCAGCTCTGTCTACCATTTCCATAAATGGTTGCATAGTTCCATATGGAGTATTAAAACTCTCGAAACGATGTCTCAATGGATAGATTGAAATTAAAACATCATACAAACATAACCTCAAGAAATCATCTCTCATACTCATAGGAATAGATTTCATATGATATGGATGCACCGCTTTAACTTCTAAAGTTGCATGTTGGTAGTTTATAATCTTAGGAAAAATTGTTATTTCATAAGGTGGCAGATATCTGAAAGTAACAGGGGTAACTGTCATACTTATATAATCATTAAACACTTGATTCTCAAAAGGGTTATGACTTAGTGGAATCATAGTTGACCCAAATTGCACCATATTACTAACAAATACTTTATGAATACCAATAAATTCTAACCTGTCTTTTTTTGGTAGTCTATATGTGTTTAGTGTAGTTCCAACATGGTCGTCTGGTGTGATGTTTATATTGTATTTGTAAGGATAGAATTTACTATAAGTATTCAAACTCTCTTGAAATACAACTCTCATCATTTCTTCTTCACTAAGTTCTAAATCTTGTAAAACTGTACCTAACATTCTATTTAGATATCTTAAGACAGCCGTTGGCGTTAATCCGCTATACATAAATATCAACTCCTATTCTCCGATGTCGCCGTCGCCGTCAACATCCTGTTCTATTATCGTTTCTATTGCTTCGTCACTATATTTTCCCATTAAATAACGATATATACTTCTAAAAGTTGCAACTATTGGTGTGGCGATAATCAACCCCACAAAGCCAAATAACGCACCAAAGAATAATAATCCTGAGAAAATGGTTAGTGGATGTATCTCTATTTCCTTACTCATAACCATAGGTTCTATGATTATTTTCTGTAAATTTTGTCCTAGAATATCAATTGCGATAAATATAAGACCAAATACTAAAAATTCTGTCGTAGTAGTTGCTGCTATTAGAATGTATAACAATGGTAATAAAATACCAATACCTGGCCCAATGTAAGGAATTAAGTCTAGAATAGATATAATCATTCCGAATAATAGACCATATAAAATCGCACTTCCAATAGTTATCGGTGTGAAAAATAATAGTGCAACTGTAAATGATATTGAAAAAAATACTGTTAAAAAGCCTATTGATATAATTTTTCCTCGCATATACTTTTCAGTTGAAGTATGCGCAAGTTGAAACATGATATCAAAATCGTCTCTGTGAAATTTCTTAGGTATAGCACGAATTATTGATTTCATGATGGTATCTCCTTCTCTTAAAAAGAAGAATAAGAATACAGGCATCATGATTATAACAATTAACCAATATATAAGTCCAACAACACTATTAACAGTTGCTGTGAATATATCTGGCCATACAATAATCTCACCTGTAGAAGTTAAATACTCAAACGCTTTTGAAACGTCTAATTGTCCCAAATCATTTGTTATACCAGCAACCATTTCTGGTGGCATCATATTGAATAACCAATCAAGGTTTACTTCGACAATAGACCAGCCAGTTCCAATTATTTCATTAACTTGCGTTGATATTAGAACTACAATTAAAGTAATAAATCCTCCTACTACTATTGCAAATACTAACATCGATAAAAGTGCTGCTATTGTTTTGTTGAGGCCCTTTTTATACATGCCTCGATACATAGGTCTTATTAAATAAGATACAAATAATGCAAGCGCAGCAGGAATTGCTACAGATTTAAATGCATCCCAGATTTGTGCTAAATAGTCACCAAAGTTTAACTGTATCATATAGATAACAACTAAAACTGCTAGTGTTACTACAGCAGAAAGACCATATTTATTCCATTTTTCTCTTCTCATAGTCGTTCCCCCTTCTAAGTTTCTCTTCATATAATATATTGTTAAACTAAGACGAACAATTTATTATATGAAAATAAAATATGAGGGAGTGATTTTATCATGTTAGAAAAGAAAATTGATAAACTTTTAGGGGAAGCAATCCCTGCAGGTATAGTTGCAGCTGGCAAAGCACTGGCTCCTGTTGCAAAGGCATACGCCAAAAAGAAAGTTGTAGGTATGGCAAAAGATATGATTAATAAGCAAACTACTGAAGGAACTAACGAAGCAGTTAAACCTGGTAAAAGATTATCTCAAGAAGAAATTGACAATCTCAAAAAGAGACCAGAAGTTCAAGCCGTAATGAAAGGTCAAAAAAGATATGCTGACGAACAATTAGGAAGAACTAAACCAAAACCAACAACTAGCGGAGTAGTTAGCGACCCAGGTCAACTTGATAGACTGAAAGATTTTAGAAAGAAATAGGAGGACGATAATATGAATGCAATCGAACTAGCACAAACTATCGAATTATATAAAAATGACAAACTTACAAAATATGTAGTAGAAAAGGAATTAGCAGCAGCTGCTAAACTTCTTATTCTCACAGATGTTGGAATTACTGTTAAGATTGAATCTGATGAGGGTTCAAACACAAGTTCAACATATTTAAGCGCAACAATGCCTGGTGTTATGAACACAACTAGTATGACTATTCTATTAGATGAAGATGCTGTTAGAAATATTTTATCACCACAAGAAGTAGTTCAAGTGTTCACAACTGAGTGCATGAACAACCAAGCGATTCTAAAAGAATACTCAAGATTCTTATTAAGTTATTCTAATGAAGATATAACTGTTTCAGATGCATTAGAAACATTCTTGCGTTTATATAAGATATCTGTAGACGCTGCTGAAGAAAAAGTTCCCGCAATTGTTAAGAAATTACGTGAGAAAAAAATGTATACAACAACAGAAGCAATTGTTAAAGAATTAGACTGTCTAAATTCTGGTGAAGAAAAGTTAGACCTTATTCTTGAAAGATTAATTGTTAGTGATACACTTCCTACAGCTTTGGTTAAAAGAAGTCAAGAAGTAGCACAAAAAATCAGAGAACACTATAAGAAAGTAGAAACTATTGATGTGAAGTATTCTGACAAAAATCCACACATGAACAATTTCCAAAAGCAACGTATTGCTGCAACTGATGGAAAATATGCTAATATGAAGGGCAAAGATATTGCTCATGATTATAAGCCAAATACTAACCAGTAGGTGATAGGATGAAAAAGAAAGTAAATGTTCTAAAAACAGAATCTGACAAAAGAAGGAAACTTCAAAAAATTAATAATGGAATAAAAACATCTCAAGACAAACTGTTGGCAGGAGACGTAGTGCAAAACTCTATAAAGAATACAATAGAGGGACCAAAGAAAAAAATTAAAGTTGAAAAAACTATTAAATTAAAAAAGAAAGATAAATCCAAATAGGATTTATCTTTTTTATTAGTATTTTAAAACTTTTTCAATAGGCGAAACTCGGTCAGGTTTTCCTTCTCTGTTTCTTAAAATTGATGAAATTAATTGTTGCTTTAAGTCCTCGCCGATAAGGGATGTAAATGTTGAATTAGTTTCTGGAACTTTTGTAATTCTTAACATCTTATAGCCATAAGGACTCTTTTTTCCATCATAACCAATTCTAAATGGTTTACTAGTATTTCCCCTAATTCTGAAAAGTTCACTTAGAATGAACTCGATAGTCAAGAAAGGCACACCTAATCTGTCATTAATATTTGTAATCTGTAGAGCTCTTGAAAATAAGTTAAAAACTTCATCATATGCAATTGTAGGAGGAAGTTTAGCACCTTCTATAAGCTTTCCAACAAACCAGTTAAAGTCGTCAGAGTCTTGCTTGTGATTAACGTCGTATACAAAGGCAATGCCAGTCTTCAATACAAATACTGTATAATCTTCACTTGGCATTCCAGGCATTAATTTCATTTTCTTTTTATATGTTTCAGTAAATTCGAATTGAATCTTAACTGGAAGTTGAAGTTCATAAAAACTCTCCCCAACCTTAAACCAAAACAACCCAATACTTTCTACACGATTACCCATATAGTCTGCCATGGTTTCATTCTTATCAAGGAAATAAGATGGTATAAATACTTCCATAGATGACCCAGTAAAAGTCATTTGTGTTCTGAGGCCTTTAGTCTCTTCTCTTAAAAATGGAAAATTCATATTATCTACCTACCTTCGCTGACATATCTTCTTTTTTAAATCTGAATACAAATTTTTTAACATGAAGAGTGTCACGTTTTATCATTACAATAACCGGCACACCATAGTCAAGTCTTGTTGATTCTATATGGTATATAATGCCGACATTGTTATCTTGTTCATTATATTTCATCATTTTTTCTAATTCTTTTCTAATATCACGTTCGCTCATAACTTCTCCTATTTTGTCTTTAAGACGCATAAGGTCTGCTTTAAGTTCAGTTTGTTCTCTCATGAACGAAAGAAGTTCCCTTGTCATTGTATTTTTAATTCTACTATAAAAGATAGAATTTTCTAAATCTGCTGGGAGTGGATCTTCAACTTTGATAAACATTTCATGAAGAGTTTCTAGTTCTTTTGATTCTTCAATATTAACCTTCATCTTTATCGCCATATACTTCATTTTTTCCGAAAACTATAAAGTCTAATTCTCGTATAATTTCAAAATAAGAAGGTTCTCACATTTGTCCATATATATCACTTTCAAATACTACTTCTGAATTGATTATAATTTGTCCAAATGAAGCTCCTCCACCAGTATCATCAACTATAACATCTATAGTACTTCCTGGATTATCAGATAAATACATTTCTTTATATTCTTCTATAATACTGTTAACATATGGATGAAATCCAAATGGATGCAAACTTCTAAAAAGTTCAACTGATATGCCTTTTATATTACGGTATTTTTTGTTTTTATCCTTCATCTTTATCCCCCATCAATTTTAAGTATCTCTCTTTTCGAGCATCTTTTGCTTCTTCTAACGGAATTCCACCAATATTAACATCATCTAATCCCATAGTTGCTTTAGATTTACGGAATCTGAATATGAACTTTTTCATATGAATTTCTGCACGTTTAATAACAACCCATACAGCAACCCCATAGTCAAAACGAGTTACTTCAATATGATAATCGATGGCAATATTATTGTCTTCATTATTATACTTTGTTTTAAGAGCATCAAGATACTCACGGATTTCAGTTTCAGAAAGTTTTTCCCCGACATTTAGTCGTAATAAATTGAGATCATCTTTAAGTTCTTTATGCGCAGTTTCTGAACTTTTCATAAAGAATCTCAATATTTCTTGATGAAGAAGAACTTTAAGTTTTGGATAGAAAATAGAGTTCTCAATTTTACTTGGAAGGCTATCTCCTACGTTAATAAACATTTCGTTAAGTTTTCTCATATCATCTGATTGTTCTTCTAAAAACATAATTTCACCAACTTTCTAAGAAAAAGAGAGACTAGCTCTCTTATTTTAATATGTTTGAAATTTTATTTAATAAAGCTAATTTTCCAAGAGCTTCATTAATTGAATCTAAATTACTTTCATTAATTCCTTCTCTGTATGCTTCTTCAAGAGTTTTAGTTGTAATAGAACGAAGTTTAGTATAGTTGTCAATTGCAGCTCTTTTTCCTTCCTCTGTAACGACAACCTTGAAATGATTAACATCACTGTCAGGAATATTGATATTGTCTTTTCCACCAAAGAATACACCTAATTCGTCAACTTCATCTTCAGTTTCAGTTAAATCGAATTCTCTAAGTGTTCTTGATAAAATCGCAGCTTCTTCTAAACTAAAGATTTCTTTAGTCTTTAATTGTTTAACACTCTCTGTAATATTAGTTAATGTTGAATCAATATTTGTATAACTTTCAACTAATTCGTCATTTCTATAACTAATATAGTTTACGCTTTCAGAAAGTTTTGTATTTTCTTCTAAATCTGAAAAATACTCTTTTGTTACCAGTACAGCTTCTTCTTTAGATTCTCTCACAATTTCTTCTGCAGTATCTAAAGCTTGTGCAATACTTTGTTCTAATGCCATATAGTTTTCATCTAATATACTAAATTTTCTCATAATATACCTCCTAAATTATTTGCTTTCATATAATTTATTGTTCTTATCGATGATTGAGTTTATATTAGAGAGGAACTCTTTATTACTATCTGAAGTAAGTTCTTTATCTGCAATCAAGACTTCAATTCGCTTAAATAAATGGTCAAGAAATATGCTGTAATCTTCCTTGCGTTTGTGACAATACTTAATAACATTAATAAGAAAAGCTGCAGGTTTAAGCCCTAATTCCTTAAGACCATCCTCCACAACTTTCATTTGTTTATTTGTCAGTGTACTATTGTCTAAGAATAATTTTCTATGAAGAACATAATTATCATACTTCATAGCCTCCATATTCTTTAAACAAGCAAGTGTTCTAGCATTGTAAACTTGAGTGTTTACTTTGTTATAACTTCTGTCCATAAATCGATTAGCTTCTAAATCTTGAATTGCTAAGTCATATATAGAGTTTAGAGAATTTTCTGTAAGTTGCCAGTATTGTTTTTCATCTGGTATGCTCTGACCTGTCGGGTCAATCTCTAAATCTGGGTAACTTTCTCTAAATAACTCAAACGCTTTCTCATCTCTATTCTTAACTATATAAGACAATTCTAATTGTTGAACTGCGTTAAGATGAGGAAAAAAGTTTTGTATTTTCTCTTCAACAAAGACTTCTGTCTCTTCAGGTATATCGCTCTCTGATAAACTCTCCAAATAATTTAGAAGTTCAATAAGATTATTGTATTCTAAATTTTGAAGTTTTTCCATAACTAATCTTCCTTCTGTTTTTCTAGATTGTAATTCCAGGCCATACTATACCCAAGTTTGTACTTCTCTGTATAGTGTTCATTTTTAGAATCTACTCCATCATTATATGGATTTTCATTCTCAAAATCGCTTAAGGACTTGATATACCCTTCGCTAAAACCTGCATTACCTTGTTGTGTTGCATATATTTCTAATAGACGACTATTATCTAGACCCTCAAGTGGTAGAATTTCCATTTCCGTTCCTAAATGTTGAGGAATAAAAAGAGCCTTTATATTTAATTCATCTAATACTTTCTTTACATCACTTACAACTTTTTCAATTTGTGTGAAAGGGTGTTCACCGCTAATGGTGTCAATGTTTATTTTAAAAACTAACAGGTCTTTTTCTGTTACTTTTTCAACATCGATATAGTTTTTAATGTCTTCATTTCTTTTTATTTCCATCTAAATCTCCTCGATTTCTACGCCTTCTAAATATTTCATTAGAAGTACATTTCTAAGTTCAATACGAGTTTGACCTTCTTTTAGAACTGACATATATTTGTCATAGCATAAAGTGTCACCTTCGAACAGAATTCCTTTTCCATAGTCCAATAGAAGCTCTCCAGCTCTTGCACTGAATTCTTCAAATGGGTCTAAGGCAATCATGCTATCAAATAAAACGTAAGCTGAGTTAGAACCTGCAATAATATCATCAATGATTTCATTCATGAAATGAACGATTACTAAATCATCATTATTAACAAATTTTTTCTTTCCCCCAACTACGAAAATGTCCTTACTATGAGTGTCATTTTGTAATTGTGCTGAGTAATTTTCTATGAATTTTCATCTATTTTGTTGTAATTGTGTATAAAAGTATTCTCTGAGATTTTCAAAGTGTCTAATATAAAAGAACTCATATAGAGTTTCCATATCTTTAAGATAGTCATCTGGGAAATAAAAGTCTAAATCATTTCCTAGGCTAATTCCATATCGCATTTTCATAAGATCACCAACCAATGTGGTAACCTTTTCAAGTGCGGTGCGCACATATTCTTTATCATAAAATGTGACATCAGAAGTAATCTCTGTATACTTTCTTCTAAATAGTGAGACGTAGTTTGTTTTCTCAGTAAATATCTCTAACTTCCCTGACAGTTGGTCAGCGATATTTGTTAACACAATTTCTTCTGACAGTTCATCACTCAGTTCTAAAATTTTCTCTGAAATATCGTAATACTCGTTATTGTAATCTTTATAAGTCATTTTTTAGACCTCCTTATTGTATCTGTAATAAAAATTTGTTGAAAATTTTTTAAATATTAAAAAAAGTAATTCCTTGAAGGAATTACTTAATTAGTGAAATAAGGTCATTGTAATCTTTAATTTCTCTGTTCTTAGTAGCTAATTTAGAATTAAATTGTGCCACTTGACCAGCTTTGCTTGCATATGCTGAAAGTTTCGATTGAAGTGTATTAAGACTTCCCATTAATTCAGCAAATTTAGCAGACTGACTTTCACCTGTTAAGATAAATTCAGGGTATTTGTTTTTTAAGATTTCTTGTGTTTTCAACTCTGCGTATATATCGAAGAAATTAAATGCTTCTAGATTAATAGCAGCAGCTGCAACACCCTTATTATATTTTTGTTGAAGTGAAGTTAAAGCATCTTTTTTGACAGCTGGAGATGCAATAATACTCAAATCGTGTTGAATCATATTTTTTACTGCATTGAAGTTTTCTTCTGAATAAAACACTGCCATTTCCTTAATTGCAGATTTTAATAGAACTTGTCTTTTCAAGCCTTTAAGTAATTTCTTACCTTGTTTAAGTGCATCATCTGCACTAGCTATCTCAACTAGCTTTTTACTTTTAGCTTGTAAATCTTTTAGAAATTTATCCATATTTACACACTCCTTATAGTCGTATTCACATATAATTAATTGTTCTACTTGTTCAAATCGAGAATCTGATTAATCAATGCTGAACGAGATTTGTTTTCTTGGAGCTTTTCAGTTCTTTCTCTAATATAATCAAATGCCTGGGTATTAACGCTTGCTAAATCGTCCATCTTATTTGCTTGTCCAATAATAGACTCAATTCTTCGTATATCTTCTGAAGATGAAACTGTTTTGACATTGCTTGTCGATGGCATAGGGCTTATTTTGAACTTTTTCTGTAAATTGGTTCCAAAGTGAAGCGCCCATCTGAAAATTAAATATGACATCAAGTTATCATCGTGTTCGCCTTCAGCATGTTCGATCTTACCATTTGGTTTCTTTTCTAGTGTTTGAATATCTTTATATAATCTTCTTGAAACGATTTTGTCATATTCATAATCAACGATTTCAGGAAGTACATCAAACATCTGGTTACGTGTTACTCTATTTGTCTCTACACCATAAACGATAGCTTTCGTATTTTTCTTAACAGTAAACCCATCTTTTTGAGTTTTTTCACCTTTTTTGACACGTTCTTCTCTATACATACGCGGTTCTATGATTCTATCTTTCATAAGATTATGAACGATATTTAGACCATAACTGTTGCGCTCTACAATTAGAATAGCGTTTCTAAACCAAGTGTGCATAAGCTCTTTTATTAGTTCTCTGAAGCTGTCTGTGTCAATAACATTACTTACAAACTCACCAACAACTCGGAAGTCATCAGGAGCAATGATTGTAATAACCGACCTGTCTCGGCTCAGACCACCTGCAACGTCACAACTTAGTATATAGTTTACTTTTAAGTCAGGTGTCTCAAAGAAATCAACTGCATAACCATTAACAAAGATAGATGTGACTGGATCCTTAAGGAACTCGAATATCTTGTCTAATTGTTTTTCGTCAAATACTGAGGTCTCAGTTGAACGAGGTCATTCAAGTAGTATCTCACGTTTAATTTTAGCCTCATTTCCTTGCATAAGCCTAAGCTGAGTTTTAAGTCACTTATCACTATGACCAAGTTCTTTATATGTAAATTCAACATGAAGGAAACTGTTTTCTGAATTCTTTTCAATATATTCCTCTAATTCTGGGTCTGTCATGTCAAAACACTCTAAACGCCATCTTGCAGCGTTATCAATGAATAGTTTTGCATATGCTCCTTGTTTTGTATCTACGTTATTTGGTGTTGTTGTAATAGTAATGCCATATGGAACACCGTTAGCCTTAGCATTCTTAGACGCTGCTGACCATGCAGGAAGGGCTGCTTCATATATAATATTATTTCTTGAGAGGAAGGCAAACTCATCAAAGTATATGTTAGAGGTTGTCATACCACGGCCAAGTTTATCAGCAGCTTCATCACTATTTGCAGCAGGCATTGCTTTTAATGTATTATTTCTATTAAATATAAGTTTTTCTTCAATGTTATCACGATCTTTATGATTTGCAACCATACCAACTAACCATTGAGGGAGTCTCTCTTTAAGGTCTTTAAATTTCTTTAATGCGTCTTTACTATCTTTAAATTCTTTATTTGAGTATATAATATTAGTATTGGTACCAGCAAATAATAGAATCCAACTGTCATAGGCAATCTCTCCAATTGTTTTACCATGCTGACGTGGAAGAATAGTAATCTGATTCTTATTTTTTGTTTTAATATATGTTAGAGACATATTTCCAAGATTTAGTTTATATGGAATACCGTCAATTTGACCATCAACAGGAATTCTTACAACTTCTCTTAAATAATACCATATATTAACTGTACACTCTTCAAATATTTCCAGTTTTTGTTTGTTTGTTAGATTCTTAGAATGAGGGTCCACTCCAACTAAACTCTCATTATGCAGCACTAGCATAAATTTGTTATTCTTTACATTACGCTTTCTTAGGTCTACTGAGGTTTTCAGAAAAGACCTATTACGTGTGCTTATATCATAAATCATAGATTTCACCTTCTTTTCTTCATATAATGATTTGTTTAAATTATTACGTGAATTATTAAACAATAAATTATATATGAAAGATTAGAAAGCTTAATTAAAAAGGAGGAAGTTTATATGGCAACTATCAATAAAATATATCCTCACGTTAACGTGACTACTCGTGC